CTAAAAACATTGTATCTGCAATCAAAGATATTATGGACAAAGTAGACAAGCACATAGATATGATAGAGAAGAAGTTGGTAAACAAAGATGATATTAGTGTTGAAGAACTTGAAAAACTAACAAGTGAGAATAAACATCTCTTTGATACGATTAGTCTTAGTGCTAGCGAAGAGTCTATGCTGTTGTTTAGTGGATTAAAAGAGGTTTCTAGTACTATTGGCATTATCTTAAAAGAGATGGCTGATATGCAAGATAAGAAAGCAAAACTACTTGAACTACTCAAAAAGGAAGACTAAAAATGTACGCAGATATTATTAAGAAACAATACGAAGCAGGTAAACTGGACATCAATGACTTTATGCGAAGAATCGATAGATTGTCACATGCTATCGATGGCTGTGCTTTAGACAATGAAAGAGCACAGTATGTGATGGATGACTTGGACTTTATTGCCACGCTGGATGCAGAGAATGCATCTATGTATAAAGATGTCATCTCATCTATTGCATATACACATGGTGTAAATAGAGAGACGCTTATGCTTATGGAGATGGATAGAGAGGGTGTCTTTAGTGCTATCATTGGTGCCATTAAAGCACTCATCGACTTTACGATAGATTTAATTAAGACAATCTTCGGTATTGGTAGCTCTAGTGGTGGTGGTGGTAGTCACACATCTAAAGTCGAAGAGATTGTTAAAATGAAGAAGTTCTCTGATTTAACAGATAAAGAAAAAAGAAAGGTTTCTAAAGTAGGGTTGTATTATTTAACACTACTCATATTTGATAAAGTTGAAAATGGGGTGCTATCAAAGAGTAAAATTTATGATAATGCTAAACCGATTATAAACGAAGTTGAAAAATTGGTCGATGGTATATTTGATACCAACTTCAATATAACAAATAATGGTAGAATAATCATCGATTATAGAGTCGATATAGATATTAATAAACTTACCTATACACAAAGAGTTAAAACGTTTACTCCTGAGTTATCGAAAACTGGTAAAGTAATTTCTCTTACACATGCAACAGGTACTATTGAAGATAAACTAGAGCCATTTACACTTGATGAGGAATTTTATATGTCATTACCAAGACTTGTAAAGGATAATAAGATTGACGAACACTTAAAGATGAAAGAGTACTTTATTAAAAAATTGGGAGAAGCAAGAAAGTTATTAGATAAAGTTGAGAAGTACGACATTACTGGAGATGAGATTTATGATTACCATAAAAAAATATACGCGGCATATGGTAAGTCACCACTTGATAGAAGTTGTAAAAGGTATAATAAACGAGCCACCGATGCCAAGAAAATAATGGTAAAAAATGTACAAGCTTATGTATTCTCACTGAATGACTTTGCATCTTCGTTAACAGATGAGGTTAGATTATTACGAGAGTTTGAATCTTTAAAAGAATAGGTAGATACACATGCGGTTATCCGCATGTGTATAAACTTTATTTGTATATAATTTTAATACAAAGGAGAGCTAATGAATGACAATGATAGATTAGAGAAATATAGAAACGCATATGAGAAAGGAAAACCAGTTGTATCCGATGCTGAATATGATGTGTTGTATAACAAACTACTAGATGACGAAAACAGCACTTGTCTAACCATAGGTACTTCAGATGGAAAGGTGGTGCATAAAGTACAAATGACCTCTATTAAGAATGTATACAATAAACAAGACTTGCGGATGTGGGTAGATAAACATGGAGATTCACTCATCTCTAAAAAGATAGATGGCATTGCTGTTGAATTAGTCTACGATAATAGATTACAAGACGCTATCCTAAGAGGAGATGGTGCGAAAGGAAAATCTGTCTATAACCATATCAGATATATACGTAATCTTGTTACTAAATTTGACGGAATGCACTCTGTTCGGGGTGAATTGGTTATCTCAATTGAACACTTCAAGATGCTTAAAGAGAAAGGAATGACAGAGTATGTCAACGAATGTTCATTTGTTGCTGGTCTCTTTAACACAGATAAACCAGATGAAACACTCTTGTCGTATGTTGAGTTCATTGCATATGGGTCTGACACACAAACGGATAAGCTTAAACGTATTGATGAACTTCAACGCAATGGGTTCTCCGTACTCACATACCTTCCTTATAATGACGAGAACATTATGAAGATGGAACGTATAACGTGTACATACCCCACTGACGGTCTTGTGATAGAAGTCAATGACTACATACTATCCAATACATTTAAAGACACAAAGAAGTACAGTGGTAGTAAGATAGCACTCAAACCAAAACCTATCTCTATTGATACAGATGTCTTAGAGATTACATACACACACAACAAACGTGGTATGCTCATACCGAAAGCAACGATACAACCTGTCACTTTGAAAGGGAAGCGTATCACAAAAGTCAACTTATACAACACTGGAAACTTAATGAATGTTGGTGTATGCACTGGTGCAACCGTGACAGTTATTTTATCTGGTGAAGTGATACCAAAGATTGTATTCTCTAAGCATAATGGTAATGCTGTCATTGTACCTACGCAGTGTCCTAGATGCCATCATAATCTCACCGAGAAGAATGGAAACCTATTCTGTTTGAATAAAGAATGTGTATCTATCTCCTAGGAGATAGATACATTCTGATTGTGTTTTTTATTTTTAGCGAGTGTCATACTATCTCCACTGAGGTTAATGACATTGTTATCTAGTGAGTAGAGTACGTCATCATAATGAGAGATGATAAAGACTTGTGGGTAGTCATCTTGTATTCTCTTAATGAGTTCAATGGTCTTTCTTCTATGCTCTACATCGAATGAACTACCAAACTCATCTAGGTAGATAGGAAAGTCATTCATCTTTAGAAATGACATAGAAGCTAACTTAAATGCTAAGTTAATGATAGCCCTCATTCCAGTAGATGTTTGACTAATGTCTTTTCGTATCTTTCCTTCTACATAGACAGGGAACTTATAGTCTAAGTCAGACTCAGTGACTTCTGGCACTAAGACACGCATATCATATGACCACGTTGTACGAATAATCTCATTGACGTGGTTGATAAAGACGTTCAAGAATCCAATGATAGACTTTGCTATGAGTCCTTTGTTTGGACTGAGTGCTTTCTCTATATCTGCAAAGATAACTATCTGTTTGTTTGTGTCTTCTACTTCTGCAGACATTCTTTTATAAATAAGATAGTCATTGTCTACCCTTCGTAGTTGCTCTTCGCACTTTGTAAGTTCACTTTCTAGTAGACGAATGAGTGTTTGTATATATTCATTCTTTACTCTATTATACGCATACCGCTCGAACTGAGTGAACTGAGCTGTCAGTAACGTTAGGTCCTCTTCTAATTCAGAGATTCTCTTCCTTAAATTTTCTTGTTCTAGTGATGTCTTGATATTACGTTTTAATAGGTACTCTTTTCGAAAGAGCCTCTTCTCTTTTTGTAAGAGTTCCTCTCGTTGTGAGAGTGCTATCTTTTGTAATTGTTCGTCTGTTGACTCAGATACTTTTATCTTCTCTTCTAATTCAGATATTCTCTTCTTTAGATATACAAGTTTTGATAACATCTCTTTCTCTTGGAGTATGTTTGTAAACCTATCATATACCTCTTTACTATCTGTGTAGTCTACCACACCATCTGTTAAGTATGCTAACTCTTTTAGAGCATTCTCTATATCCATAAAGATTGTTATCTCTGATACTCTTGCATTTAGTTTAGAGAGTTCTAATGTTAACTCGTCAACAATAACAGTATGCTTATTCAACTCTACCTTTATAGACACTTCATCATTCTCATTATAACCTACTTTAAACTCTGTATGACAACTAGGGCAAGAGATTGACTCCTTTGATTTTCTATCTATTAGCGTCGTGTATTTATACCTGAGTTCATCTAACGTCTTCGTGTGTGTCTGAAGTCTCGTAGTGATGAGTGTGATATCTTTCAGGTGCTTCTCTAGTTCATTCTCTTGATAAACTACTTGTTTCTCAAAATACTGATTGAGTAGCGTGCGTATCTTATCTTCTTCTCGTTGTACGAGTTCATCTATCTTCTCTATCTTCTCTAGCGGAATAGCTAATGTGTTTGTATGTGTGATTGCATCAACTACTTCTTGTTTCTCTTTATAGAGTATCTCTTTATCTGTTAGTTCAATCTTTCCAACAGTAGTCAATGACTTCTTTATCTCTTCTAATGCTCTTGTATTTGCATTCAACTTCTCATTGATTATAGGTGATGGTTGGTAATAACATTGCTTTCTCTTTAGTGTTCTTATTGTTTGTATAGTAGAGTGACACTGTTTTATCACATCATCTACTTCTTCAAGGTTTGACATATCTGTATGTAATGAAGAGAGTGTCTCTTTCAGTGTATCGATATAAGATTTTAAACGAGTGTATACTTCTTCATCTTCTAGGTTCTCTTCTATCTTCTTGAGTCTAGTTGCATATTCTCGCTTAAGTCCTTGTAGGTCTCTAAGCTTTGTCTTTGTGTTTTGGTAGACGGATAGGACATAGGTATAGTCTGATGGAGATATGAGCGTTAGCCACTCTTTACGTTCCTTTACAGACATTGTTACAAACTGTTTTCTATTTAGAAACATATCATTCATCATTGGTGTGAGTTGTAGGTGTTCTACTATCAATTTGTTTTGGACTTTCATTGTATGCCCATCATTGAGTTCTTTACCATTCTTTATGAAAGAGTATTTGTTGTTTGTAAATGATAATGTGTAGTCGCTGTCTCTATGTGAGAAGACGATGACTTTCTCGCCACCTGACTTAAAGTCTTTTCCGTCTATATATGGTGTGAGTTGTTCTAGTAGGGAAGTCTTCCCACTCCCGTTTCCACCGATAATTGTCTCTGACTTTGATGGTTTGTATTCAAATGTTTTAATATTATTTAGAGACATTCTCTCAAAATTTATAAGTGTTATTTTATGGATTAACATAGTATCTCCTTTTATCAAGTAAGCGTGTTTGTTCCCATATTTGTATGGCTTTTTTTTTACTGGTATATTATTGTAATGTATTGAATTGCTGTTCCTAGATAGTAGGTTTGATTATCTTAAATAAGTAGTAAGGAGAAAGATATGAAATTTAATGGATGGGTATTCGTGATGTTCACGAACGTGTCACCGAAGGGTAAACTTACAACTGTGAAACGTTGTATCGCAAGCTGTCCAGTATGTGGACAGAAGAAAAATAAAGTGTACTCAGACAAGGCATTTGCACAACCATGTGCGAGATGTCGTGGTGCAAAATCCGTGGTAGTAGGTGCAAAGTTCTCTACACTAAACGTGTTAGAGAACAATTTAAAACGATTCGACAAAGAGTCGTACAGTTATCACTGGTTTGCGAAAGTGCTGTGTACAAAGTGTGAGAACACAATGGTACTGAATTACCAAACACTTCGTAAAGAAGTGTGTCCTATCTGTACACATATAGATAGGCTAAACAAAGATATTTATAGAAAGGTAGAGTAGTGTGGCACTTGCCACACTACTCTAATGGTTCTTTTTTTACCCCTGTTTTACTCAACATATTAAATTTACACTTACTTTTAAAGTCAACACTCTTCTTGACTGTCGTTGTGGCGTAGACTATCATTGACCTTGATTTATTCAAGAACTTACTAGCAACGAGTGTGAAAGTATTTGATAAGTTGGCTAATAAGGTACTACCATTTAATATCGTATCTTTGACATTAATTGTTAGCTTATCAGATACACCATCTAACACTATCTTCTCTTTTCCGTTTACTAAGATAGAGAGCTTCCCTTTACCACTATCTAACAGTATCTCCCATAGCACTGGCTCACCATCATTTGTAGCAGTCTTGAAACGGCTCAGTTTATTCACGGTATCTACCATAAAGTGGTAACTCGTGGATTCATCAAACGACTGTCCAAAGTTTTTCTCTTTGTCTAAGTTACTGAATGCATGTATGACGACTTCTTTACGTCTTAGGTCTTTCTCTAGATGATGTGGTTTAAAGTAGAACCTATCTGTACCATCATAGTTATAGACTTTTACTAGCTCACCCATACTCATCATGGGTATATTGATACGTGTACTCCCCTCATTGAGCCAGAGTGCTTCTACTGTCATCTCTCTTTTGACGTGTTTTGTTGTTTTAAATCCGGTAGCGTCAGAGACTACACCTGATTTCTCATCGATTGTGGTATCACTGTTATCAAATGTTTCATTTCCACTTACTGCTTCATAGATAGCAATAGTTGCGTACTTATCATTGACCTCGATGTCTTTTGTTACAACACCATATCCGTATAGTTTATATCCACGCATATCTAGTCCATTAAGTATGGTAACATATAATTGTGTCGTACGATTGATAGTAGATACCAATTAGCAGCAATAGCATCAATCTCGTGTTCAGACTCATCACCATTAGCAATACCTAACTTTACCGTAGCGACTGTCATATCCCCTTTGTTCTTACTCCCTCCAGAAACACCCACTGCATTTTTAATATTACTTGGACTAGGTCTCAGTACTGGCGTATTCGGAGAAGCACGCACCATTGCACCAATAATAGCTTGTAGTGAGCGTGCGAGTGGTATAACTGCTTGTGGTCTACTATTGTTCATAAATGGCATTTCTACCACCATAGCGAATGGTTTATAGATATGAATGAGTTCAGATACCCTACGTTCGATACGTTCAAGTTTATAGTCTGTTTTGTTATTTAGCCTATTTACATATCCTACACGTTTCATATCCAATAACTCAGAGTATCTATCAACAATCTCTAAGTTATCGTTTAAGATAAAAATAGAGACACCAACTGTTGTCGTCCCTGGGTCTATTCCCATAATCGTCATAGTTTTACCTTTGGTGTTAGTGAACCGATACTCACCCTCGTGGAGTATGCTTCTTCATTCTCGGTGTTGAGTTCAATATACTTAAAGAATAGTGCCTGTGCAACCACAATATCATCAGGTACACGTATACCAGAGTAGAGTGCAATTTCACGTACACTGTGTCTAACATCTTCATCTATTTCTGGGTAGAGTAAGTCTGATGCTTCTAAGAGCTTTCCTACATCATACTCTGAGAGTTCAACCACTGCATTTGTTGAAGTAATCATTCCTCTGTTTGATTCATCGCCACTCAGTTTTGGTGTGGGAGGGTTCTCTTGTACGTGTTCAACAGTATTGTACCTACCATCTTCATCCCTTTCTACTTCTGATATCTTCACTGTTGACTCTAATGCATCTATCTTTCTTAAATAGCATAGTATGTAATCTGTATCATCGATTGTCTTCTCTACAAAAATTCCATATCGGTCTTTCTCATCCTGCGTTAATCCAACCGATTTATCTCTTACAATAAATGGGAGTGGTAAGAATGTATCAAAGTCTGCTACACTATGAACGTAATCTTTCAAGTCTGCTTCATCGTCATCAATGAGAGGACTAAAGTCTATCCCTAGACCATACCAACCTAGTTGCGGAAGTTCTTCTGTATCGTATGTGTATTCTATATCATACTTCTCATTGAGTGTTGTGTATGGCATTGGTGAGTATGTAGCATCTTTTATAAAAGATGCTCCTTGTAGTGCCATACTATGTATTGTTCGTGTTACCATATCCTAATCCTCTACAAAGTCTGCTAAATCTAATGTCTCTTTCTCTTGGTTCAGTTCAGTCTCCAGGTACTTTATCTTACTGGCTATCTCATCTGGTATCTTCTCAATTACTTCTACATCTTTTCGTTTCCTCTTTGTCTCTCGAAGTACCTCTAGGATAGTCGCTTTGTACTCGTCGTCAGACTCATTTCTGGATTCTTCTGCACGTTGTTTCTTCATCTCTAACATCGTGGCTTCTTCATCCCTCGTTACATCCAAGTAAAGTCTTATCTCTTTTGGGTCTGTTGGCACACCACCTTTACAGAGTGCATCGCCTATCCTTGCTTTTCTACTCAAGTTTACAGCTAACCTACGGTTGAGTTCCTCATCTGACATAGTGTCAATGATTTCTTGTTCTTCTACTTTGTTTTCCATTTATCTATCCTTTCATTGGTCATTTCACTAAAAGATTTATCAGCCTTTTTTAATGTTAATGAAAGATATAAAAGGAGAGACAGTGTTTAACTTTATGAACTGGTTTCGTAGAGGGAATAAGATAGAGATTGATGACAAGCTATTCGAAGAGATAACCACATTCTTCAGTACAGTCACTGATGAGATAGAATACTACGAGAATAAAAACAAGGTACAGAATGGAATCAATCATCTCACCCTCTCGACCTACCTCTCCACAGGGGGTAAACTCATACCAAATGTATTGGATAAAATAAATAGATTAAAAAGACTCTACTTAGAAGATGACTATGAAGAGCGGTTTAAAGGAAGGGTCACCATAGAAAGGAGAATGCATATGATGATAAGAAAACATACCAAAGAGGTACTAGAGACAATCGGAGTACTTTAATATATCTATATATTATTAGAGTAGATACTATAAGGAGAAAATATGGTACAGGAAGACAAAAGAATCTTGCCAGAGGGCAGGACTTCGTATAATGGTGTGCTAGCGAATATGTGGAGACTTCTCCTCAATAAGGCTGGCGTAGATACAGAGGGAAAGTTAGAGTTACTCATTGCTATGGAAGTAAGTAAACTTGCTATTCTCAAAAAGATGAATAGCAAAGATGTCAAGACGTTCAGTCCCAGTGCTTTGAAACAGAGTGCTTTATCGACTGACATGACATTCAAGTCATTCATTCATCATATCGTGACATTGCTACAAGCAAAGAAACTCACGATTAAAGTGACTATTACAGACAAACAAGATAAAGAGACAGAGGTAGAGTATGAGGTGGACTTATAAGTCCACCTCAGTACTTTTTGTACGCATAAATAAGAAATGAAAAAAAGGATTTCAAATGGTAAGAGTAAACGGAAGAGAGTATAGAAAAGAGGATTTCACCACAGTAGATGGTGTAACAGTATTAAAAGATGAACTAAGAGACTATCAAGAGATAGAACAAGAGGAAGATGATAAGAGAGCAGAGGAGTTATACAACCGAGTAAGTGAGAGTGTAGATAGATATTATCAAGAACAAGAATTAAAAGGAAGAAGCATTGATGAGATTACTGCTGACTTTGTGAACTTATCTTTTAGAGATATTGCTACTGTACAGAGTCAAGATGCATCATGTCCAAAGACAAAGAGATACTTTACACTCATTACTGGAAAGTCACTCGTTGCTTCTCTTACACATAGATTTAAAGCAGGTGCTGAGAATGTGGTTGCACACTCTATTGGATACCAGAAGACGATGATTGATGATATCTTCTCAATTGGGGATATTGATAGAGAAATCTACAAGAATGGAACGAGACTCCTGATTAAAGAACTGGAGTTTAATACGTTCAAGAGGCAAGGGGAGCTACACACTGATAATATGTTAGTGACTAAGATATTAATGGCTAGAGGGGAGTCTTGTGAATATAGACCATACAACTCTAATGTTGATGAGGGTATTGAGAGACCCTCGTACTTAGATGGGTTATATAGAGTAAGGGAGATGAGTATCCGAAAGCTCTTACAAGACTATAACTTAGACTTAGATAAGATACGTTCTATTGCAAAGGAGCTAGACCATAACGATATCTACTCTAGAGGTACAGCAGCGATAGAACGAATGAAGAAGCTCAAGAATATTATCATTAAGATTTGTGATGTCATAGAGGAACACGTCATTCCAAGAGATGGGTTCTATGTTGTACAGATACCAGGAACTGAAGATTATGAGGAGCATAGACTCGTAGAGGGTAGAATTCTAGATAAACTCATTGACCACGCAGTAGAAGAGTTATCTCATATCTACTCTGTTGTAGACACAGAAGAGGTGATTGTAGAGGTAGAGTTTATTAAGAAGCGTGATATAGAAGATGGTAATCTCTATTGGTCTGATACATACCAAGTAGGGAAACTCTCTGATGACACACTCTACGTACAAGATAGTGTCTATCACGTCATCACAAGTGGTAAGAACTTGAATGTCACTGTCTTTACAAAGGAGAAGAAAGACTACTATATAAACATCTGTAACACGCTACATAAAGTAGATACTGTCTATGCAGACTTTACCACTGCTACAATCACTATCTCAAATAGATATAAGACAAAAATGCGTATCACAGAGGATGAGTTTGAAAAGTATGGGATTTACGATAGTCCACAGAAGTGTGTCAATGGTGGCAGTAATCACGCATCACATCAGAATAGAGAACTAGAGATACGCGAAAAAGAGTTAAAGAATAAAGAGTTAACACTTAAACTCTCACTCTACAAGGCACAACTCAACGCAAAGATTAGTACTATCACAAACGTATTGAAGCTCATCAGTGCAAGCGATAAGAATACATTAGCTGTAGAGAAACTAAAATATGAGAAAGCCACTGCTGAAAATGAACTCAACAACATCAGAGCAGACAGAGAAGCTTATGCACATGGGAAAGAGGTACTTGGAGATATCGCACGTGTCTTGATATAAAAGTCAGACACGATATATTAACTGTAATAAAAGTAATAAGGAGAAACAATGAATGAACTGTTTGAAGAACTCGCATTTAGTGACACTGAGTTCTCACAAGAAGTAAAATTAGGTAGGGCATCAATAGACCTCAAGGATAGTGCTGAGTACTTAGGTGGTATTTTACAAACATCTACGAGAAACATTGAGAAGTTTCGTTATGTTGGTTATCGATATATGACGCCTTTTGAAGAGTTTGACTCACTCCTAACACAAGGAGACGGAAAACCAAAACAAGGAAAGGTCAAGTTAGATATTAGCAAAACATCTATTAGGAAAGTCATCTTTGAGTTCGCTTATGATGACAGACCTATATATAAACCACTCTATGTCTTAGCACTCAACAATGAAGGGACATACCATATCTCAGATACCGAGTGGTACAATATGCCAGTACTCTCCGATAAGATTATAGCCTTCTTCGGTGGAGCACTCTTCTTTAAGCCATTCAATACGAAATTGAATGTGAGAGACTTTGAGTGGTTGTTGAATGTCAATGGTGTAGCTAGCACGGAGATTATCCTATACGCTGACAAGTTCTACCAACTACGTAAAATTAGCAACCCTGCATTTGGTACACCCAACGTACCGTTCTTACTATATACACTTGCTAAGTACGGACTCAGTGGCGTATTGAAGAAGTATATCAAGAACAAGACCTTTATTATTACGAGAGATAAGGAGGAAATCGCAAAGTACAATGATGGAAAACATCTTATATTTACAACAGCACATTCAAAGATTAAACGACTAAAGGACATCAAGTATGAGACGCACGACAAAGCTGTCATTATAGATAGTAATTCCAATGACTTCATACGGATACTAGCCACGTCTGTCATCTATGCATTTGACATCTTTCCAGACATCGCTAATGCATTCGAAGAGATACGATGTTTGGAAGATGACATTGAGTATTGGAAGTTCTTGGTTGGGAAGATTGAGTTTAGAGATGATTTATCGAGTACAGGCTATGTACCTGCTATGCGTGAGTTTGAAGAAGCCATGGGTAGGTATGTTGATAGTATCTCATCAGACCAAGCAAAGTCAGCAGGATACAACATCAAGGATTTCTGGGACTTTATATATACATCTGGTAAAGTATTTAAGAAGTTAAAGAGGCAATCTCTCAGCAATCGATTTGACATCAGTGAGAAGCACTTAGAAGTGAACTACTATGTGATGTATCATATGATAGAGGGTTTTAACAAAGCGTTCGCTGACATTACCAAGCAAGTCAAAGCAAACTCAATCAGTTGGGAGTCGGCTAACAAGATTGTCAATGGTGAGAAGATTAAACCTATGTCTATCTTAAAGATTGTACAGAGTAGTTCAAAGATTCTCTCTAGCTTATTGGTCACATCAACAAGTGCGAATAGGTACTTCAAAGTTACCTGTATGATGGACGTACAAGAGAGAGGGACAGGTGTTAAAGCACCATCGAAGAACAGCAGTAATGTTTTCCCACCAAGCATTAAGAAACTCAGAGGTGGTCATGTGTATGTAGGGAGTATGTTTGGGCTGAATAAGACAGCACCATCTCCACTACTCAGACTCAACCCAAATGCAATGTTCGGCAAAAATGGTGAGGTGCTATTAACAGAACAAGAGAAGATTAATTGCCACTTAATAGACGTGGCACTAAACAATGTAATCAAAGACAACGACGCGGCGACTGAATATGTCAGTTCATTAGCAACATCAGATGATGGAATTTTAAAGGATTAGATATGGGACTATATGTAGAAGTAAATGATAAAGCAAATTGGTGTACTGAAAACGGTGAGATGGTAAAGAACCCAACATTTGAGAAAGATGCAGACACGCTTATCTGCTGTCTTATAGACAACGTTATCTTCTATGTTATTGGGGTAGCATACTCAGAAGATGAGCTAGCTGTTTTTAGAGAGTCTGATGGAAGAAGAAAAGATTTCTTCAAAGTGAAGAAGTCGCTATTGAAAGAGGTAGCACCAGAGTATGAGACGTATGTCAAATAGTAGATAGTGTGCATATGCACACTATCTACGTCTTGATGTACTCATTGGTGGTTGTGTTTCTGGTAAACTGATTTTCTTTTTTTCTGCTTGTTTTGCACCTTGGTTGTTTGCTAGTGTCTTAATGTTTGCATCAATCGATGTTAGTATCTCATTCCTCTCTATGGCTAGTTTCTCTAACTTTCCAATATTTAAGCTCATTGACCCCGTATGCACTTCCGTCATAGGCTTCTTTGTTGCTACAATCTTCTCTTTGTCTTCTTTTAATGCTTCTTGTTTTGCTACGGTTGTCTTCTTTACTAGTGTTTGTACTACTGTTTCTTTCTCAGCACCTTCTCTTTCTACTTGTGGGTTTGTTGGTCGCTTATCACTCATCAATCTAGGTGTGCTGACTGATTGTCGTGGTGGTGTTCCTACATTGTCGCTCTTCATCTTGTCAATGTGTGCTGTTGGTGCTATATTAGAGCCACGTAAAAGCATCACACCCTCTTTACCCTCATCTTTTGTTTTATACGATACCAACGCATGCCATAGCACTCTATCTGGAGTAATGTTAAAGTTCTTCATCAGACAAGCACCTACTTTTAAGAGAGACTCTTTCTGCTTATCAGTGTATGGGTCCCATCCCTTCTCTTTTGAGTGGTTACATACCATCTCTATCCCTATGGATACGAGAGAGCTTACTTCGTGGTACTCTGGACGTCTCTTGCCTACGTGGTAGACAACAGATGTAATATCTCCAACTAGAAATATTGTGCCATCTTTATCAATCCAGAGTTGTGTTCCATAACCATCTGACTTCATTCTCCCGAAGTAGAGATTACTCCCTGCTGTATTGTGGATAATGAGGTATTTTGGGTCACCGTTAAAGTGCAGGTTTCCAGCTTTCTCAACTGCCTTCTTAATAGGTGGCATCTTTTTGATAGTGAGTCCACAGAGGTCTTTGTCGACAATAGTCTCTTTTGGTAAAGATACTTCGATTGTACCACCACTCGCTCTCTCTTTATATTTAGAACCAGGGCGACTCTCTTCAGCATCTCCTTCTAACTCAGTCTTTTCAAAGTACTCTCTCGTATTCTTATCTGCTGATGAACCAAAGAAGAAATCTATCGCCCCTTTAATAGCATCTTTCACACTTGATATAAGACCATTTCCACTACCTCCACCTTCTTCTTTTTTCTTATTTTTCTGTTCATCCACTTCATCAACAATGCCTGAGTCAGGTAGCTTGTCTAATGCTCTCACTCTCTTTAAGACTTGTTTCATATTATCATAACTGTTGTGTGCTACGTTATTTGTCTTGGTGTAGTATGTCTTTCCAGTACCTGGGTTCTCAATAGATGCAAACTCTTTTGATAATAAGTAGACAAAGTGTCTGTCTGAGATGATACCCTCTTTCCATTCCCTATATTTTCGCGTTATCATTAAGCGTTTGATAATAAGTTTATCTTGTGTTTTACTATTAAATAAGTCTGACTCACGTACTCCTGCTTTTTTATAAACCTCTTTCAATGTCACCGGAATGAACTGGTACTTTCCTATTGCACCACTCTTTCCTTTTTTCACGAGTGCCTTTTGTAGTATGAAAATTTCTGTCAATGTCATACTTGTAGGTTTGAGTTTCTCCTTCGCACCTAGCACCTGTTCATTGTTAATGATATCATACCCTTTATCGCCCTTACCAGATTCATACTGCGAGATAGACTCTAATAGATACCTGTCACCTTTTGTAATATGTTGTGGTGATGGTAGTGTTGGTTTCTCTGTACGTATTTGGTCTAATGAGATATTTGGATTCCATGTACCTATCTTTTCATCTTGAACTTCTTTTACTTTCTCTCTATCAGGCTCTTTTGTTGTCTTTCCATATTCGCTGTTCATCTTTGTCATCATATGTGGAGCTACTTGTGTGGCTCCAGATGCTCTGTTTGTTCCTGGAGTATGTGTGCTTTCTACTTTCTCTTTTGCTACTGCTTCTGTTGGTGTTCCTGATGCACTAGGTAACGTTGTAGCGTAAGCATCAACTGCAAATGAGCCAGCAAGACCAATCACAGGAATCATTGATACCACAGAACTCAATACATTCAAACCTGCCTTTGCATAGTCTCCAGAAGCGATGTTCTTCGCAGCCAAGCCAAGGTTGATAGCTGTTCCTACACCAGGTATCCTCTTCATTACTTTTGTAGCCGATTTAGGAATACGTTTCGTGAGCCACGACCACATCCCTTTCTCTGCTTTCTCTACCTTGACTACATCCGCCTTTAGTGCAGTCTTTTGCTTCTTTATCTCTGTATCTTTTATCTTCTTGGACTCTTTCTCTATCTCCTCCTTGATAGCCGTCTCTGTCTTTTGTGGTGTTGCTTTGATACGTTCTAATCGCTTTCTTGCATTGCTTCTTCTTTTAATCGATGAGCCATAATCATACGCTTTCTTTGCACCGTATGCCCCACCTGCCATCATTGCTACATCAGTCATACTCACATCTTCATCAGTGAGACTGTCTTGCTCTTGAGTACCAGTCAAAGATGCTTCATAATCATCTACTTCGGTGTCTGGTGCATATGATGCTTCAACCATCTCATCGACCAGTGTTGGCTCTAACTCTCCTGCATTTGCATCTGTACCAGACATCATATAGGTCAGTAATGCACCTATTGCTAGTTTCCCCTTGTTCTTAGCAATGAGATTAATAGCAGATTTTAAGAGTCCTGGCTTCATTGTTTTGTTGTTTATACTTCTACCTGCACCAGATATTTTTCCACCTAGTGTTTTAAATCCAAGTAAAGATACCATACCACCTAGTATCTGTGCGAGTATCCCTGTGCTAGAAGTGATGGTCATTCCGAGTGTCTTTGATAACCAAGTGATTGGTTTCTTTAACCCCATACCTATGGCTTTGAGCAACCCACCTTTTGTAAAGAACCCAACAAGTGCCGCTAGCCCCATACCCATTGTCTTCAATACTCTACCAGATGACATCACTGTTTCACTTAGAACACCAAGTGTTTTTGGTATCAGTGTGAATGCACTCCCTAATAGTCGTATGAGCCAGCTACCTGACTTCTCATTCTTTGTCACTGGGGTAGCATCTTTGCTCTTTTTATCTTTATCACCCTTCCCAAAACTAGATAGTCTGTCTAACCAACCACCATCTCTGTCTCCATCACCATCATTATCTCCAGCAACTTTATCTTTCTTCTTGAGTGCATCTGAGACGCCAGAAACGACACGGTTAATAAAAGAACCCTCTTTCTTCTTCTCTTCCTGGTACTTACTTCCTACTTTACCTGTAAGGTCTGCTGTACCATTCTTAATGTCAGAGTACTTGAGGTCTTTCATTGCATCGACACCAGACGCAATACGCTCTTTCGCATCTTTAAATGTAAATGACTTTAACTTCTTGTTTCTCTCTTTAACGAGCTTCTCTGTTGACTTCCTTAGCTCATTGAGTTTCTTTAAGTACTTCTTCTTTCTCTTTGAGTCTGGTATACTATCAATGAGCTTCTGTAACTTCTCCTCTTCATCAACGAGTACTTTAATCTTTGTTGTATAGAATGATTCAACGGTTTGGTATGCCTCGGTATCTTCTACCTTGCCTTTTAGACTCTTGTATACAGCTTGTCCCTTATCTTTAGAGAACTTTCCTAGCTTCTTGATATCTTCAAATAGTAAGTCAAGCTCTTTGTCTTTTGCTAATTCACCACCTTTCTCATAGAGTGTTTTAGATGTATTGATAACATCTTTCTCAAATGTGTAGACGTCATTCTCTTTGATATACTCTTTCGCAACCTCTGCTTTCTGCTTGAGTGACTCGTAGTGTGTCTTCTCTTTTGCTATATCAGTAATCGTTGTCTTGAGTATCTCTAGTTTTGCTTTAATGCCTTTTGCTTCTACATCATCTTTTGTTGCTCTGAGTTCTCCTTCTAATCTTTGGTACTCTTTCTTAGCAACGTCATATTTCTTCTCAATATATCCGACAGCAATATTGTACTTCTCATATTGTGATAGATTCTTATCTAACTTTGATACAAGAGATGAGACTTCACCTTTGACGATACCTATCTTATCTTTAAAGTATACATCAAGCTTCTTGTCTTTCACAAAGTCTTTTGTAGACTTATAATACTTTGATAACTTCTCTTCGAATTGGTCTTTTACGACGCGTGACTCATTAGAGATGTTTGCACGCTCTCTGTCCTCATTTGTAATAACCACTTCAGTATCATCATAGGCATCTAACATTGCATCGACATTGAACTTCTTATAGTTATCCCAATCAATACTATACACACGCGTACGCTTATCATATGTCACAATACCAGACCCTATCAGGTTATCTGCAAATCCATCTTCTATTAGAGAGGTAATCTTTTTCGTAGACTCTAACTTAGAAGCATTAAATGCTGAAAGTAAACTGTCTGCTTCATATCGTCTCTCTGAGTCTATTGCCTTTACTTTCTTTCCGTTCTCGTCTGTTGTTTCAAACTCTGTCTCACCAGCTTTCTTAATGATAGTAGAGAACTTCTTCTTCTCTTCAGCCGACAAGTCTGAAAAGAGACCATCTTCTTTATTTATCTGTGTATCAATATGGTCTATTGATATCTTACCATCATACTTTGCCATAGACTCTACAAACTTACGTTTCTCATCAGTGGTGAGTTTCTCACCAGAGAGTGCTTCTAGCCCGTTCACAACACTTCTGAACTTCACATTGACATTATCCTCTTTATACTTATCTGTCAGGTCTGTTTTTAAGTTACTCAAAGCATCATCGTTTGTCATCATCTTTGACTCTAAATAGTAGTACTTCTGTTGCTTCGCATTCTTATCACCATTGAGCTTTTTTAACTCTAATAACTGTAATGACAAATATTCTGGTAGGACTTTGTTAATCGTCTCATATGTTCTATTATCAAATGTTGCTAGTCCGGATAGGTTCTTCTTATCCTCATATGCTTTTGTATCGTAGTTACCTGTCTCTGTCTTGAATAGAGATGCCAAGAAGTTATATGTACCTGATGCAAAGTCAGAATCAGAGGTATTCGCTTTATGTTTTAATGTATCGTATGGGTTTGAGAAGAACTTGTCTGAATGGTAACGTACTTTCTTACCTAACTTTGTTTTAGACAGTTTATTTGCGGCCATACCAAGAAGACCACCACGTACTCTCTCTGTAGCCATCGTAGTAGCCATTCCTTCTTTCGTTGCAACGGCACGTTCAGCAGGACTCATCATCGCTAACATCTCCGGGTCATTCATGTCATTAATGTCAACAATCGCATCAGCACCCATCTGACCCATTCCGATGCCATCTAATACAGCAGATGTAATATTAGAGAGTTTCCGTTTTGTGTTACGTTTAACGTCATCTACCCAGTTGTTTCCACTAAAGATATTGTTATAGAGTGATTCTCCTGCTGACATCTTCATCTGCATGGCGATAGCCTCTGTTGTCTGCATCTTTAATCCATCTGGTAGTGCTGTATTGTGAATCACTGCATCGAGCTTCTTCACCATATCTTTTGCTATCTCAGCTTGGTTCTTATTGATAGACTTGAGTTCGTAGAGTTGCTTAAATCCTAGACGTAGTGACTCACGGTAGAACTTGTTGTTCATACTGATAGCTTGTAGTTGTGTCACATTACCATTAATAATTGTTTCGTTTATCTTCTTTAAGTTCTCATCTGTGATAGATGCTGTTAGTGCTGCTAGTTTTGTATTTGACTCTTCTAACCTATCGGTGAAGTCACCCATCGTCCCAGATATACTATCAGCAATTAGCTTATCTTCATTCGGTCCACTCGAACCACGTTTCTTCTCAATGTCTGCACCAATGAGCGATGCAAACTTATCTGTTATTTTAGAGATAATTCCGTCATTTGGTGCTATCTCTTTAATGGTTTTTAAAAGTGGTTCTGTCCCTTTGACCATCTCATCTTTAGCATTGTCTATCTCACTACGCACGTCAGAGATAGCATCTTTTATTTCACCACCACGTTCGTCTCCTGCCAACGCGGGTATCCCCCTATCAATCGCATCTAAAGCATTGTTCATCGCTTTGTCTTTGATTGTATTCCCTTCACCAGTTATCTTCGATATAAACGTTGTCTTTATATTTCCGGCAGTGGAGTTTACTGGTTCTCGACCATCTCCTAAGTCACCAGACCCATCATCATCAATATCAAAATCATCTGGAAAGTCAAAATCATCTGCCATTTTATGTCCTTTATGTAAGTATATGTCAGAAAAAACCAATGACAGAGATGGTTTCAATGACTAATTGACAAAGGAAAACAATGGAACATATTGGAGAATTAAAGATAGAGCTATTTTTCCCAAATAAGAAATACGTACAATATATGAATGAAGTCACAAACGTTAACTTATTTACAAATATGGGTAGAGAGATTGATGAAGATGGTTTATACTCGCAACGTATTTTCGGTGTTGTTGGTTCTGAGATGCGTATGAATGCGTGGGCATATATCGATTTAAATATCCCTATACTTCACCCTAGAATATACTTTTATATTACGAAACTAGGTATGCTATATGATAAGATACTTTCTGGTAAAGCATTTGCTATCTTTGATAAGAAAAAGAAAGACTTTGTACTCTCTGATATTAAAGATGGTGAGACAGGATATTACTTCTTTATGAAGCACTTACACGAAGTAAAGTTTAGAGAGACAGGTTCTAAAGAGAGACAAGATATGATAGATACTATCTATAAGTACTTAGGTAGAGGAACATTGTTGAACGATAAACTAATGGTATTACCTGCTGGACTGAGGGATTTCCAAATTGACAGTAAAGGGAAATTAGTCGAAGATGAGGTGAATGATATCTATCGTGCTGTCTTTAACAGTGCTGTACTCTTAAAGAATATCTCTAATATAGAATATGCTGATGCATTCCGATACAATTTACAAAAGAAAGTTCATGAGCTTTACTTACACTTCTTAAACGTAGAACAAGGAAAACGTGGATTTATTCAAGGGAGTTGGGCAAGTAGGGCGGTCGAGTTTAGGAGTAGGACTGTCATTACAGGTACGCCGATTAGAATCGATGACCTCTCTAAAGTAGACATCGATATCATCGACACATGTGATGTTGGTCTGAAGCAGTACGTAAAGGCAATTGACCCCATTACAAAACATAGTATCACAAAGTACTTTATCAGCAATGCCTTTAGAGAGGGTATCTCAACAGCACTCTTATTAACGAAAGATTTCAAAAAGAGAGAGGTCCCTATCAGTATCAAAATGCAAGAGACTTGGGTAACAAATGATGGTCTCGATAAAGTTATGAACACGCTTATGGACGCCAGTGTAAACAATGAACCAGTAAGAATAGGTGATTACTACTTGGCAGTGATTGTGGATAAAGGAAGAGAGATAGATTACTACCCAGATGTCTCTATGATTCCTGAAGACGATAAAAAGTATATGAGACCACTCACATATGGTGAGATGTTTTATGTCTCTATCTACGATAAGGTAAAACAGTTACCTGGGTTTATGGTACGTTACCCAGTAACGGAACAAGGCTCTGTTGTTCCTGTAAAGGTAGGTGTACATACCACAACAAACACAAGACCTGTGACATTCACATTCAAAGGCATTGGAAAACAGTTAGAGATACCAAAATACCCATCACAAGAAGATGAGTGGATAAATGGTATGAACATTCCTCACTTCAGATTGACTGGTCTTGGTGCAGATAGAGATGGTGACCAGATGTCATTGACAGTTGCTTTAATGGAAGAGTCCATCGATGAGACAAACAAACTCTTTGATAGTTGGGAAATTTACTTAAAACCGGATGGTACGTCTGCTATGGACTTCGGAGATAAAATTTTAAAGAACGTGATGCAATTTATGACAAGGAGAAGATAGTGTTTACATATGAACAATTAGAGAGACTCATTGGTGTGAGAAAAGTATCTGACTTTACAAACCCTAGAGTTACAAAGAGTTTAGAGTTAGAGATGCCTATAAACAGTGCAGTATTATGGTATCACAAAGAGTATATTGGAAATAATCTATTCTTAAAGGTAAAGAATAAACCAAAGGTGCTTCCTATTATGAAGTACTTTAAAGAGAAGCCAGGAAAGTTTAGACGTCTCTCACTAGAGTTACCAGCAATGATACAGAAATTAAAGAAGATGGATACCGAGAAGCAATTTGATTTTGTCTCTTCTAAAGGAAAGTTGTTCTTAGTGGATAGACGTGTTCCTATCGTCTTCGACTTCTATCGATTGGAGTACTTATATAAGTATCAAAAGTATCGTGGTGAAGAGTATGATAAACAGATGAACCTGTTGAATACTATCCTATCTGCGTCAATTGAACCAGATAGAGCTACTAGCAGGACTATCTATATTCCGGTACCAATACCAAAGTACATCCCTAAACTAGCTATTATTAAGGAAGCACTCAAGTATAGTAATTATAAGACACTACAACTCGTAAAAGACAAGGATATGCTACTTATCCTAGAGATGATAAAGAAACTCACTTCTAAGTATAATAACACATCTATCTTTAATAGAATCACCAATATCCAAGAGTCTGACTTAAAGTTTATCTTTGGATTAAATGGTTCTATCACAGTATGTTCTATCCAAAATCTCTTCGCACTTTATAAAGAGAATGATATTATATCCAAAGTAAAGGGCGTGGATGAGAACCAAGCAATAAAGTTATTCTTATACTATCTTTTAACAATTACCACAAGGTCTACAAAGACATTGAAAGAGCTGGATAAAGATACATCAACCGATGTAGGTGTTGGTGGTACTGTAAATGACGATATTGACACAATGATTGAAGACCACAATGAAAGACAGAAAGAGGTGACTATTGAAGAGAGTGTCGTTACAGAGAAAGAGAAAAGCTTAGAAGAGATACTAACTGAAGAGAAAGGAATAGATGCAGATGCCAGAGAGTTCTTAGAAGAGAAACTAGAGAAGGGAATCATCACAAAGAAACACTTTGATAAAGTCATGGAGTCTATCAAAGAGAGTAAACGTATTGAAGAAGAAAATATTATCACAGATGAAGACGCAAATCTGATGATTGAAGAGTATCCGGACTCCATCATCATTAAGGATAAAGAGATGCTCAAAAACACAAATACTGCCTTTGCTAAACAGTACCTAGAGAAAGGGTATAAGAAGCATCAGAAACGTGTCTTTAATCAGTTTGCTCGTATTGGTATGGTGATGACAAATCACGAAGTAGTAGAAAAGCGAGATGTGGCATATGCTGAAGATACCCATATCATCTCTTACATTAACAATAAAGGGAGAGAGATAAAGATACCTATTATTGTACCTGCAATGGACGAAGGTGGAGTTTTTAAGTTAAATAGTAACGAGATGATTATGGTTGGACAGAAAGCAGATGTCCCTATTAAGAAGATTTCATATAGCACTGTTGCATTAAACAGTTATTATAGCAAATCGTTCATTTCTAAAGTTATCTCATCAAGAGAGGATATCTCTATCGCCATACATAAACAGTTGAAGAAAGCTGTTGATAATGGCGACAAGAACATTGGTCTGATGATTGTTGGTACTTGTACTGTGGCGGCTGTCAAACTCCCTCATATGTATCAAGTCATAGGTCGGAAGATAAAACTCTTAAAGTATAAAGGAATAGGATTATCATTTGACTACAAAACGAGACTGAATAAGTTTAAAGATGTTGATGAGAAGTTCGGTGTCGTCGTAGCACAACATGGGAAGAGTACATACTATATCAATATGTCAAATCATCTCATTAAGGTGACAAATAAGAAACCTGAAGATTTAGGCGATATCATTACGTTCATAGGGTTACGTTATGCAGACTTACCAAAAGAGTATGCTAGTATGAAGATTATGGGAACGACGATTCCAATGGCTATCATCTTATCATACTATGATGGTATAACGTCACTGATGAAAACTCTGAAAGTACGTTATAAATCCATTGGTGAAAGAGAACGATACACACCAACAGAGAAGGAATACGTCTTACGTTTTAAAGATAGGAAACTCATTATCGAAAGTGATTGGTATGATATTGTCATTGGTGGATTACTCTCTATGAATGACCTAAAGTACTACACTTTTGATGCTATGAATAGTGAGAGTGGTATGATTGATGTTGTGAACAATATGAATATCAATAGTAGAAGACTCTTCACAGAGTTGTCCCTGATGAAACGTTTATGGGTAGACCCTATGACATATGACTTACTAAAGAGAATGAAAGAACCCACAACATTTGTCGGATTACTCTATCGAAGTATCGATATGTTAAAGGATGACTTCCATAAGAAACAGAATGATGTTTCTGGGTTAGTGATGCGTAGACACGAGAGACTCAATGGTATGCTCTACCACATTATGGCTAAAGCTGTACGAGACAACGAACATAAAACAGGTATGGTGAAGACAAAGCTCACTGTTAACCCATATGAACTCAAAGCTATGCTCGCAGAAGATGGAACATTTACCTTAGTAGATGACTTAAACCCATTCACAAAGTTAAAACAAGAAGAAGAGATTACATTAATAGGTAAATTTGGTAGAGACAAAGCTAGTATCGCATCAAGAGACAGAGTATTCGATAAGAGTAGTATGGGGTATGTCAGCGAGGCAACAAAGGATAGTGGTCAAGTAGGTGTCACAACATATCTACCAGGTAGTTCTAAGATGGATAATATGTTTGGTGTAATGAAAGAACACAATGAACTCTCTATCTCAAACATCGTGAGTAGTAGTATGTTAGCATTCCCATATGCAGATAAAGATGACAACAAAAGGCAATTATACATCTCTGTACAAAACAGTTCTGTCGTTCCAACGGAGACACAACGTGTATGGCCAGTTGGGACTGGTTATGAATTGCTTATACCGTATAGGATGGGTAAAAAGTTCGTAGCTTATGCGACAGAAGAGGGTGTGGTTGAAGCTGTTTCTAATAAGTATGTCTCTGTAAAGTATAAAAGTGGAAAGAAGAAGAGGTACAAACTAGCCACATGGAATACGAAAGAGATAGGTGGATTATCGTATAAACATACATTGGTAACACCATTAAAGAAAGGAGATAAACTCAAACTGTACGATTTTATCTACTATGATACCGCATTCTTTGGTGTTGATATCTTTGACGACAAAACGGTAGTCTATAAGGGTGGAGATACCTGCTTAGTAGCACTCAATGAGAACCAAGAGACATACGAAGATTCTGCCACGATTGATAGAGAGTATGCTAAGAAGTTTGTGACAAACTTAACATCGGTTTTCTCATATACTATACCAATTGACTGCAAATTGAAGTTTGTGTCCTCTGTCGGTGATAAGATATCGTTTGGAGATACACTCATTGACTTTGTAAACAACAATGGATTTGATGACGGTACACTAAACTCTAAAGATGGTAAAGAGTTTATTGCTTCTTTAGATAACAATGCATTACGTTCTGAAGCAAAGGGGGTTGTGATAAATATTGAAGTCTATTACAGAGCCGAACAAAAAGAGATGAGTCCTAGTATCAGAAAGTTTATCGAAGAGATAGATAAAATGATGATAGAGGAGAAAGGGTTTACTGGAAAGGTAGACCATACATACTCTATTAAAGCCAGACCACTTGATGAAGACCAAGTAGAGATAAAGTTCTTCTTAGAGAAGAAGAATGGCATGAATGTCGGTGACAAAGCTATTGCGATGAACCAACTAAAGATGACGATTGGTGAAGTGGCAGATAGAATTGAAACAGCTGATGGAAGAAGAGTAGATTATACTACCAGTGATAGGAGTATTGGTGCGAGGATTGTAAACTCCCCCTATGACATCGCATCTACAACAACAGTACTGATGGTGGCAACAGAGAAGATTCTTGAGCTAGACAAAATTTAACTGAACTTATGAAAAGGAATACATATGGTAACACGTATTGACAACATCACAGAGAGTATCGTTTCGATACTCCACGGAGTGAGAGAGCATCTCGATGATAGACACATTAAGGTAGATGCTGACAAGAAAGACAAATTACGCGTACAGCTCTTATTACACGCTAAAATCTCTGATAGACTAAAAGGACTATAATGTTAAAGAACTTAATACACGAACAGATGAGTAATGGTAGACGCTTTGCATTTAAGAACCACGCCGATATCTCAGGTATTGCTAGTCACAGTAAAGCTGAGAGAGATGAAATTATTGAAAGAGCATCAAGAGCATATGCAGAATTGCTCTTCTTTATTAAGAATGATGGATTTGCTATGGTAAGAGACAGTATCGATTTTGTCAAGACGTATGCTGAAGAGGCTTTCAATAAGGATAACCGTACAGCGATACCAAGTGTTGTCTATGTATCACACGACCAAGATATGGTTGAGCTTGTATCTAACAGTATCAAAATGCAACATATTGTTATCTCACATAGTTCTAGTCTACCAGACACATTCGATGTAAACACATTGAACGGAGATGTTGTAGCTAAAGAGAAGCTATCTCTGATGGATAAGAAGACGATTGATGAAACGATTGCGTCTGTCAACCGCATTATGCGAGGCGACAGTATCTTTAAAGAGACTGGTGCTAATACAGAGAAGCTCACAAATATCTTCTACTTGATGAAGTGTGTGGTTGCATCTGAACCATTGCGTGGCTCTCTTGGAACAGTTAGCAATTATAAACACGACACAAATGCCCTGTTAACAAATGTCACTGAAGCACTACGTATGAATATCAACAAGTATGAACAGATGATGGAAAATGAGATTCTCCTTATCGACGTTAGAGACAATACTATCTATGTGGTTGGTGCACTCAAAGGCTTGTTTTATAGTCGTGGTGGTGAAATTGAAATGTTATATGGTCTAGCTTACGTAAAGGATAGACCAAAGTCTATTAAACGTATCCTAGAGTTCAAGTCACCACTCTTACAAGCATTTAAAGAGGCAGAGACGACTATCAATATGTCTAGACTCTCTTCATCAAGAGGTATTTATACAAAGGCATATTTAGAACTCATTGATAGACTCTTTGCAGACCAGAAAGAAGATATCTCATTTGCCTATACAAACAAGAATATGAAGATTGAATTTCATAGACTCATTGCACCGATGCACACGGTTGATATTGCAAAGATTAAACCCATTGTGACGTTCATCATGTCAAAGCTATTAGAGAACTATGACTTTGGGACATTCGTAAAGTATATCGAGCACTATCGCAGAGAGACACCAGAAATTGATATGCAGTCATTGGCAAATGTTGCATTGATGGAGATGATTACTGATATGGTTGTGGATAATATGGAAATATACAATGTTTAACAAACAGCTTCTTAAAAGGAATGATAAGAAGATTAAATCTATGTTAACGAAGAGGAATGGTATGATTGAGTGTAGCAATACACTCTTCGTACTCTTTCCTAAACGTTATGAAACCAAAGGATTAGCAAACATTGATGACACTGTCGAAGTATTTGGTGTCTGCCTAGTGGTGGATAAAGATTACAACTATACTGTCTTTAAGCTCCCTAACCTTATTCGTTTCTCACCTATCGCTATCGATATGGAAGAGATTGATGGGAAAGAGTATTTCAAGATGGAGTTCAAACCACCTATGTTTATCGAATCTACACAAGTTATCGATAATGCCGACCCAGTATTCGTCATGTTAGAAGATTGGGCAGCGTGGGCTAACGTACCATTCTTTTTGACTAAAGATGAAGTCTTACAAATCATTACGAAATCTATTGATACGACGAGTACAAAGTTTGGTACTGTACTCAACCGATTTAGTTCGTTGTTAGCAGTCATTGATAGAGATGAAACAGGAAACATTGAGACAAGGCATATGAAAGATATCAAAGTGAGAAAATGGGTAGGTCTTGTTGATGCATCCTCTATCTACAATAACAACTTTGCACGTATTGTTGGTGGGTACTTCAACAAGGGTCTTGCTGTTGGTATCTTAAAAGATAAAACAGAAGTAACAGAATTAGAAAAAGTATTTAGGAGATAGTATGAGTAAATTCTCATTTGACAATATTACGATAGAGGGTGCTAACTTAAGCTCTAAGGAACATAGTGATGGTTCATTTGATATCATCTGTGGTGCATACAACGTTTCAAGCTCAGAGGGTGCATTCTATGTCATCAGCGACAGTGTGCGTAATCTGTTCTCATCTACGGATAGACTCAACAAGGAAGCGAGTGCTGGTAATATCAAATCAGAGGTGGAACACCCAACAATGAGATTTGATGAAAGAGTAGAAGAGTTTGTAGAGAGGTTTCGTTCTTTTGACGAAAATAACACATGTTGTGTTATGAATAAAATTACATTAGACGTTAATCCAACAAGGGTAGCATTCCAAGAAGAACCTGTTTATTTGGTAAGAGCAAATATCACACCAACAGATTCTCCACTCGGTGCTAAGTTACGTTCTGACTTGAAAGACAACACTATTGACGTAGCATTTAGTCTTCGTGGGTTTAGTAATAGACAAACGATTAATGGTGTCCTTTACAAAGAGTCTTACTTTATTGTTGGGTATGATAGAGTGAGTCGTCCAGGCATAAGAGTAGCTAGACAGAGTCAGTGGTTAGACTTTGATATTGAAAGTGAAGAGTCTGTCATTAGTGATAGAGATGCATTAAAACTCTATGAGTACAGTAGAGCGAAATCTATGACAGATACTGAGAGTGATGCTGACCGTTCATTCTATTCAACACTCGCAACCGCTTTGACTGGGTGTGATGACGACAGTTGTGTCTTCTTAGCCTATTAATACATCATACATAGCCATATGGCTATGTATGTAACCATTTGATTTTTCCTGAATTTACAGAAAAAGGACAATAATGTCAGTTATATACTCATTACCTCAATTTGATTATGACCCATTAACACAGTATATATCACCTATCTTAGATACCTCTACAAATGATTATAATATAGGAGATAGTGGATTTTTAGCCAGTATCGAAACATTACCAGAAGACCCAGATGATTTATCAAGACAAGCTTATTTCAAGACAGTAGCAGACTCAGAGTTTATGGACTCTAGCGTTGGTGGACACATTGCTCTTGGAATGCCATATGCTTTTACAAGGCACGCAGAACCGCCACGCGTTGGATTATTAGCGGGAAGACCAGAGTATATCGATGAACCAGATTCCCATAAGTTAGGAATGTCTAGAGCGTATGCTGAGATGTTCCAGATAAACTCTAAACCTAGGATACTCGTACTAGAGTTTGGTAAGCCTAAGTTTCGTAGTATGTTTGCATTCTTTAGTTCTAGTGTGGATTATGGAAAAGCGATTATCGCCAATGAAGGTAGAACCACATTCTGGTATAAGACTGGGTTAGTTGCTGGTACGATAGGAGCGTTCTTGGTACGACCCGGATTAATGGCACTTTACTTTATTGGCAAACTTATCAATCACATACTAAACTTTACAGATGATAGGTACTACTCATTTAAGCCAGATATGCATAACTACTTACAGACTGCAAACATCATACTCACACAGTTACAGATTGAGAGAGGATTAGTAAAATCTATTGTAGACCCTACAAAGACTAGTAAGTCTACTGATAGGTATGGTGTGAGTATCACACTAGATACATCCTATATAGAAGAGTTTGCTGATTTAATGCCAGAGATTTTCGATAAACGATATGGGTTAGATATATATAAAATTATTGCTAGACCACAGTTGATGGTAAACAACTTAATAAAACAAGAAGAGGGAATACTTCTTAAAGGTATTAGTACAGTTATTCGTGTAGCGAATCCAGTATTGAAACCATTTAAAGATGCCATAGAGACTATTAGTAACTTATCTAGTAGTACAAAAGATGTAGATAAATATGGTAATGTCTTGGTAGATAAATCGCAGATACCTACATCGTTAGATGCTGGGGATGTTGATGAGTATAAGATAAAAGATGCAAACGGACAAACAAAAAGACTACCACACGATGACGATGAGTGGTCAACTGATTTCAGTAGTTACCTAGACGTCGTTCGCAAGTATGGAATGGAGAATATATCACTCTACGTAGACTATGTTGGGCCTAGCGAAATTACATTTACAAACTCCACTAAAGATATTCCTGCAAAGTCTGTCATCAATAACATAGGAACAATGAGTAGAGATGTTCGCTTCTCTTTATCTGGAGGAAACGTAATCAATGACTTCGTAGATACTGTTGGAAAGGCAGCACGCGATATTGTAGCAGGAACACTCAATGGTGCGACATTCGGCTTATCGAACGTCATTCTAGGGTTGATTGGTGGTGGATACTTACAATTTCCAAAGATGCACGATACCAGTAGTGTCACCGTACCAACACATACATTCAAAATGAGGCTAGGTGGACCTTATGGGAACCCATTATCATTATGTTTGGATATCGATGTCATTACTGCATTGTTGTTTGCAGGTGTCGCACCACTCTCTACTGGCCCATCATCGTATACTTCACCTTACCTATGTAGAGCGTTCTTGCGTGGTATATTAGATATAGACTTTGGTATGATTACGAGCCTTAGTTATAAAGCAGGAGATGGTGCAGGAAGAAATATTTATGGTCAACCATTAGAAGTAGAAGTGACATTTACAATATCTGACTTTAGTGATGTCGGTACTGCACCGGTAAACAGTGGTTTCTTTGGTGTGATGGGTGGTGAAATGAATGACCACGATGTACTATCCAAGTTCTTACGTACAATGGGTGCTAGAAGTTATAGCAATTCTCGCTATATGTTAAAGAATGCGAAGTACAGACTCGCATCGATTGAGAAGGGTTTAAACGATATCAGAAACCCGGCTAAGTGGGCAACAATGGTAGGAGATAGTATCATTGGTGACGTCATGAAGATTGGAAATGTAAATAATAGTATTACAAAGATATTTGAATAGTCCACACGGACTATTCAAATGCAATATTGTAACGTATCTATGGTAGAGCCTGGCTCTAGTGTTTCTAGCTCCTTATCGTTAAGTGATGCTATCTTCATCCCTTTTAGTGTTGATGAATTATGGTAATCCTGTTCTGATAGACTTGGGTCTAACACCAGTAATGAGTTTTCGAATGTTTCAAACTCTTCTGGTTTCATCTCCACCACTGATGGTTCTTTCAATGTATGCAGACTATCTCTACCTATTAGTAACCCACCACTGCCCGTTCTTAATTCTGTTTCTGTCTGTGTAGTTGTGAGTGCTTCGCCATTCTTATCGAGTGACTCTGTGATTGATGACGTGATTCCTCTATGCGTTTCACCATACAATCTTCCAGCAGATGTAGAAGCAATATCATTGACAGACGACACAGTTTGATTTGTCGGTGTCTCTTTCTTTGTGTTTGTTGTAAATATATGTGGTACAGTGGATGCAAAGAGAACATTCACTTTATACTCTTCATCCTCAATCTGTTTATCCAATGAAGCTATCTGTTCATCGTATGGGATTACCTTGCTGTTTGTGACTGTTGGTTCATACGCATTAATCTCTTCATTATAGACATACTCTGGAACATCTTTAATAATCGCACGTTCTGATGATAGCGTGTCTCGTTCGTCTCGCAGTGTTGTCAGTGTTGGTGTATTCATATAGAGGTCTAATGTTGTTGAGAACGTCTTCTCATAACCAGAACACGCAAAAGCTATGAGTAGTGATGCCAGTGCAAACTGCTCAATGTTGTCTCGTGTATATACATCACTATCAACTTCAATACAAGCCTCCTTAAAGAAGTTTAGCAACCCATTCTTTATGTCTATCGGGAGACCAAATGTATTCGACGCAAAGTCAACAAGACCAAAGATAAATTCTAAAAGTTTGTTTAACCCCAATGCATCGAATATATTATTAAGATTAAGCCACTCCAGTAAATCGTTTAGTGCTTTTAATAATGTATTAATAAACCCAGTGACTTCACCAACAATATTCTCTATGACACCAATTAAGTCTTCTACACCAGGTAACTCTGATGCAAACTTAAACGCATCGCTCTTATGTGTATATGAACCGATGTCAAACTTCGACTCCATTCTTACTATATCATCTCTTAACTTGTTCGTACCAAAATCTTGTGCCATACAAACTCCTTTTCTATAATCAGTTAAGACCTCTAGCGTATTGGATAAAAACATTTGCATATTATTTATGTGCAGTAACAAGAGTTGCTAGTATAATAATAAAAGGACTCATATGAGTAACGTAGAAGAAAGAACAGAAGTAGAAGCAGTAGAGACTAAAGAAGAGCAAACGTTTAAGTTTGAACAAGAAAAAGTTTCTGACAAGAACAGTCAGAACGAAGTAACATTAACTCTTAGCGAGAAGTCATCTTATTTAGCACAAGCTAAAGATGCAGAGAAGTCAAAAGAGGTCATCGAAGAGATTGGTAGATACCAGAAGCAACTCAATGATTGGGCTGTCACAGAGTCTGCTAAGTTGATGAATGACGATAAAGTGATTCAAAAAGTAAAGGTGAAGCAAAAGAGTACAAAGCTCACAAGAGGTCTAGCTGTATCTGTCACTGCTGTTAGAGAGAGACAAATCATGGACAAAGCGATGCCATATGTTTCGTCTGCAATAACGTCTGACCAGTTCAGCAAGAAAGATGAGATGAAGAGTCTCCGTGAAAGACTAGCAAAAGAACTATAAGAGTATAGGTTGGGATATCCCAACCTATACCTATCTTCTTTATTTTTCTATTTCCAAGCCTCTGCATGGAAACCAAACTGCTCGCTGAGTGCATTATCAATATCATTGTTATTGATGAACGCAGGCATTAGGTCTGGGTCTTTACTAATGTTTGTCAAGTTATCCAACGCATACTGTCCGATAATTCTACACGCTTCATTGTTCATATCGATTGACGTAAACGGTACACTGAGTTCAGAGATTTGTCTCTCAGTTCCTCTCTCCTCCCTAGAAGCTGTACTTTCGAATGGTCCCATTGGTGACATATTCCCACATACGTAGGCTTCAATCACGTTCTTCATCCACGCGTCTGGTTGAACATATAACATTGTCCCTGTAAAGAATATATTTGATGGTAACTTACCTTTCTCTACATATCCTGGTTTAAGGTCTAGTGTTGCTATAATGTTCATCCCAGTGGCACTGTCTACCGAACCATATCCCATCAAGAATGTGAACAGTCTCTCAATGGTCTTACCTTTACGTTCTACATAGTAGTTTACCGGTGCTGAACGTTCTCTTTTAGAACCAGTGACTTGTTGTAGTATTTGTGAGCCGTCAATATTTACCTCTGAGTGTGTGAAAGAGAGTGTTCTATTTAGACCATCAATCTTCTTTGGTGCTACTGTCATCAAGTTAATCCAGTAGTCCCTGAGCCTTGCACCAAGTGCTTCATCTGTTAAGATGTCAAAGAGTTTTGGTGTTCTTATAACGAACGGAATCACATCTTGGTTCATATGTGCTTCGGCCGAGAAGTACTCCTCAAAGTAGTACCCATCTATCTCCCTTGTCAATGATGGGAGATACCCACCATTGTTTCCATAGTTCAGGTTCGCGATAGGTGATGTTGTTGCACCACCACCAATATCAATACTTAAGACTTCATCTGTTAATTGCATATCATCTTTCCTTTATTGTGTTATTACGCTCTTAACGCTAAGATACTACTGTTTAGTACAGTGAGCATCGATGGACCCCAGATTTTAACTCTGGCAGTTACAGCATATCCAGCGGACATGTCTCTAGGTGTCTTGAAGACTTCAACAGTTGGATTTACAATGTTCGCAAACTTACCACTGATTTTATCTACAATCTTCTCTTGTGTCTTCTTGATTTGCTGTGCTTGTGTAAATACAGCAGCACCTTGAACTTCTCTGTGTGCTTCATCAAGTTTCTTCTCTATGTAACAGACAGCCACAGCAATATACCAGTTCTTTAAGATAGAAGTATCATCAGGATATATCGTTCCAATTTGTGGGTATCTTACTTTCAGTGTGTCTGCAGCATCTGTCCAAATAATCCCAGCATCCCACGCATTTGTCTTCTGGCTCTCAGGCATACGTCTAGGTGTTACATCAGTCAGGTACTCTACAATATTTCCCTCATCGTAGCTGAACTCATATGTTGTATCCCACGTATCTCCACGGAACATCTTTACATTCTTGAGTGCAAAGTCTAATGCGGTTGATACTCTGTATCTAAAGAAGCCAGTGGTACTTAGCCCAGAACCTGCTAAGATAGCTGTCCTAAATCCAGGTGTATTAAAGTCAGCTGACTCGATAGATAAAGATAAGATAGCATTCAGTAATACACCTCTAGAGATATGTTCTTGTACACTGATATCTTTATTTAGTGGGTTGACATCATATGTAGACGCAATCAGTCTCACATCAGTACGATATGAAGTAAAAATACCCATCTTCAAGGTCGTGTCTAATGTATAACCAGTATCTACAAACTCTGAGACAGTAGAGAGTGCTAAGTGTGTCTGTTCACTGTCCTTGTCTGCATATGCCGTGAGTCTACGAATTAAGTCTGCTTCGTGTTCTACAAGATAGTCATCGTAGTTGTCTACAATATTCATTCCATCTAGACCACCTTCTAAGAATAGTGTGGTATCTTTTGTCATATTGATTCTGTTACCAGCATATGCCAATGACTCATCATTAAGTACGAGGTTATCAGAACGACGTGTGTTCTCCATAGGTGCACCAGATGTGTAGATACAGTTAATGAAGTTTAAGATGTATGGTACAGCGAGTGCTTCTTCTTTTGCTGCTTCTGACTCAAACTCGGTAAAGTCACTCCAGGGAATCACTGTTCCATCGAAGTTTTCCGCTTCTTTCGTCAAGATATTCTCAAATAGTGGACGAATACCAATCCTGTGATAGATGACTTCTCCGATGATAGGTGCCTTATATTCGTACTCTGGACGCGTTGTATTCTCAAATCCTTTAGGGAACAAGTCTTCTAATGTTGTTGTGACACCAGTGACAGGGTGTGATGCATTTGGGTCAAATGTAACAGTATAGCCGTCTGTCGATTGGATTGTTTTAATAATCGTCTCTTCACCACTCTCCATATCAACAAGACCTATAAAGTACGCCATATTACGTGCTTTATCCATCATATCTTTATCTGCACTGTCACCTGTTAATGGATAGAGCTTCAGTCCAATACCATTGTAGTAGTCCCCGTGTGCAATAGATTTGATTGTCATGATAGGTGTCACTTCGCCATCTACTGTCTCATCACCTTTTGTAATAGCATCTTCAAATGTTCTGACTTGCAGTGCATCAATATCTTCATCAGACATAAATCGAGCTGATAGTTGGTAGTATTGTACTGGCACCTTTGCGTCATCGTCACTATCGTCCACTGTCCACTCGCCATCTTCCCAGACACCAAAACCATTCTCATCTCTTTTGATAGGGTATGAGTCTGCTAAGTCACTTGATGTACGTGTAACAAAGATAGTAATGTTTGCTCTACCATTTGTGGGATTGTCGTCTGGGTCAATCGGTACATACATTGCTCTCATCACTGTCACTTGTGCAGCCAAACCGATTGCTTCTAACGCAAAGAGTGATTGGTGGTTAAAGAACTTCTTGAGTGGATTAAGACTATCTAATCCATAAGTAGCATTAAACTCAGCACCAATGACTGTGGTCTCTTTATATTGTCCTTTCTTAGTATTTAAAAACATCAATGGATGACATTGACAAGTCTTTTTCTCTGTTGGGTATAACTTCTGAGTTGAACCATCTTCTACGCCGGAGGCATAGTGAGTTGGTGCTCCGTTTACATATTCCATTTTTTAGTTCCTTTTTTCTGTAATTAGCATTAAACGTGGCTAATACTCAGATAAAAAAATATCTGAGTATGCTTTTTATTTAAAAATAATTTGTTCTGATTCATTCTTTAACAAGAAAGAACCATTTGGTAGTTTTAATACTTTATCGATATGTTCGATTTCATTCTCAAACTCTGTTAATGTATCATCTTGTTTTGTGTAGACGTATATCTCACGTGTTGATTTTATAAACATCACTACCCCATTGTTACATGTGGTATGGAATGAGATATCCTTCCCACGAACATCGTCTTCATATGCTTTCAATGTTTGAAACATCTCAGTTCCATATTCATACTGTATAATGCCATCTGTTTCACCGCAGATATACAGGTACATGCCGTCTGACGTAATGAATGTCTTATCTCCAGTATTTACAAAATCTGGAATCTCTGATAAGATATCGATAGACCCACCTGAAGAGACTGTTGAGACATAATAAACATCTGACTCTTTTGATATAGTATACATTGTATCATCAGCATTATTGTAGACAATAGTAGAAAGTGCATCATTTACTTTCGTTTCAAACACCTTTGTTGCTCGATAGAGGGTTGGGTCGATTCTAAACTTTGTGAGAACTTTATCTCCATTCGTAGAGATATATGCAAAAAGTACTTCAAACATACTGATTGTAGATACTTGTATTGGTAACTCAAAGTCAGGTTCATTCTCTAGGGTATATCCAGACTTGATGAAGTCAACATCACTATTCAGAAACTTAATAGAGAATGTATCCTTATCAATAGGGATAAAACACTTGTTGTTTAGTAGATGTGTATAGTCACCATCATTCTCTAAAATATCAAAGTCTGACTCCTGAAACGTACCATAAGAGTAGTCAATATCAAAGTATGGTGTAAATTGTTTAACTGTCTCTATTTGGTACTCTTCTCTTCTCTTCACACCATCTATATAACATTGTATCATCAACCGATATTGTTTACCGTATGAAAGATATTCTGCTGGTATTAAAAGCGATGTAGACTCATATGTGATACGTCTCTCATCAATGAGTTGTAGAGATACGAACTCGAACTCCTTGTCTGTTTTAAACCTAGGAATATATGGAAGCGATGGAACAACTACTTTATTGGTGAGTTCCATAGACTTACCTTTAATGTTTAGTGTTACGTATCCAGTACTAGACATCTGACCGTAAATAGATGTGTGTGTGACTTTGATTTCAATTCGCTGTGTATGTTCTGGTATATACTTGTTTTGTAATGTATAGGTATATTCTGTTGTATCAACAGCATCTATCACCATACCATCAGCGTATACTATCACTGACATAAACTTAAATGGTGTGTAGATAGGTCTGATTGTTGTTGTTCCTATCTCTAAGTCACCCCCTGTTTGAATATTATTCTTTGTTATAGTGAGCATCGGTGACTCCACATACGAAGACGTATCTACTGGGTATGCGTCAAGTGCCTCTTCCGACGTGATTGGAAGTAAAAGTGTCTCCTCTCTTGTATCATCGTCAAAGTTACGAACCGCTAAAAGAAAGTATGTTTCATCTTCTGGCACAACAAAATCTTCTGATAAAACATCTCTGTATTTCTCACTCTCTTCTTCAGACCAGACCGCATTAGATTTATCCTTTGTGTCTGATGTATCGAAGAGATACCATGAAGTTGTCTCGTGTGTCTTATCTCCGACATATTTTTTCATCATTATCAACATTGTCTATCCTTTCATCATTTTGATGGTATCTGATACAATATCAAAGAGTGCCATATAATCATCAACATCGCCATCTATCTCTTTAAGTGTCTCTATTTCTTGTGTTACATTATCAAAGTATTTGATAGCAATATAACTATCTCCTTTAATTCCGTATACAAAAACAACACCAGTGTGTGTAGGGTAGAGTCTGAGATAATCAACATCAGAGTCACTGTATGTGTATTGTGTATCACTATCCACACTGTTATAAAACTCGCCATTCTTGTTTGCAACAAAGAACGTTTCTCCAATTGGACTCACATGCGTAACATCTTCTATCGCATCGAAGTCGCCATCAATTTCACCAGACTCTCCGTTATAAGGTTTAATATATTTTACTACATCACCTTCTTTATAGTAGATTGTACGATTATAGATGACTACAAAAGCATCACTGGTCACGGTGTAATCTGACAGTAACGATAGACTGTTGTTATACTCACAATAAAGCAACTTCATCTCATCATCACTATTGACATACCCTATTAATACGTGGTTATCGCTGACATACATTGTAAACAACCCATTGTCGAATTTATCTAAGTAGAGAACATCCTCATAGACCAACGATACAGTATCATCAGACTGTTTGTAGATATCAATATAGTCATCACTGTTTTTATCCAAGAAATGACTTTCTCTCACGGCACGGATACTAAATGTATCTGGTGACGTCCCAGTTACTTCCACAACAGATGGCTTAATCATTTCATCTACATAGATAGCTCTTGGCTCTTTTGCTTGTATCTTTATCTTCACAATACCGTTATCCACACCATCTTTTTCCTCTATACAAACGTTAAAGAACTTCACGCCAGCAATATCCGTCGCACCAATAAATAGTGTATCAGAGAGTTCCATATCATCTGTGAGTCTCACACCACGCATATCTTCTAAATGATAAATCAAGTTTCCTGTATGATTATCGTTTGCCAGAACAGTTAACACACTATCTTCACCTCGATAGACAAACTGTTTATCCAGAGATACATCGATACTATCATCTACATAGACTTTAAGAGACCTACCCCATACATCTTCTATTGTATCTTGGAACTCATATCTCACTGAGAATACGAGTGTAGAACGTCTGTATGCCTCAGGTATTGGTATAGTAATTCCAAGTAGATTATCTTTATCATACATTCTACTATAAACGACGTTCCCATTTGCATCTTCTACTTGATAGCTTGTACTGGTATGTTCATAGGAGTCGAAATAGAATATTGGTCTGTTAATGTTTAGTGTTGCACCACCTCTATCTACACGAAGCGAACACGAAACAATTGGTGCATAGACAATCCCATTCACAAGCATCTTATTGTAATGCTTTGTTACAACGATAATATTCGTATGGTACTCTTTATCATCACCGCCATTTAAAATTGCCTTTACATATAAGATACTGTCCTCGTAGAAGTCATATTCGAATGTCTTCTCATAGATATCATCAGACTCTTCTTCTGTTGGAAGAGCCTCATCTGAGAAGTCTGCTTTCGTGCTATAATACCAATCTGCACTCTCTATGGATACACCGTCTGGTAATGGTATATCTGATACATTTACTGTCTTAATCATTTACTACTCCTCTATTGGAAATGTGAGTGGGAATTCATATGGGAATCCGGTATGCTGTGTACATTCAAATTCAAAGTCTTGTGTTTTCTCACCATTTATAGTTAGTGCAACCACAAGTTTACCAGAAGTAATCAACTCTGGGTCAATGTCGTTACCATCTTCATCTTTTAAAGACATACTGATATTCAATAAGTATGTCTCATTGTCTAGTGACTCAAAGTACTTCTCATACTCATCATCATCATTGAGTTTTCCATAAAACGTCCAATCTGTCTTTTCATGTTCTCCTTCTTGTACGTATACTTCTATCTCATTTATACTTGCTCTCATAATCCAACCTTATGTCTTTTCGATAACTCACTGATTCTCTCCTCTATGTTTAAACTCAAGATATCCGAATCTTTTAGCTTCGTCTTTAAAATCTTTAATCTATGATTTAACTTGTAAACAAGTACCCTGTCACCAGTCACTTCCATAGTGTCTAGAATGCTAGCCATCTCATCAATGAGCTTTTTACGTTTTGCTCTATCTTGCATATCCGCACGTTCATCTATCATCTCTTCATCTTTAATCACCACGCTACTTAATACCAAGTTTGGGTTGATACCATAATATTTTAAGTTCTTCGCACGTGTCAAGAACCAGTACGTCAACATATAAGCAAAGACGAGGTCATCGTGTTCACCACTTTTGTGGTCAATTCTACCATCTTTCACTTCTAGTTTAATCATTTGGTATACCAAGTTCCTATCGTGTGTTAAGTCACCAGTATACTTAATAGACTCCATCAGTACTTCGGAGTAAAGCATATTACGAGATGATTTACCTGCACCAGCTGTGACAAACCCAAACTTCTTTCTATGTTTAATGTAGAAAACTTCTGGATTGCGTTGACCATCGCCGTATAGTAGCTCTCTATATTCATTCTCCCTTGCTTTGTAATCATCTACTACCCAGTTAAAGACACGTTTGAAGATATTTTCTCCGGATGCACGGAAGAGTGACTCTAAGTGGTCTAATATGCCCATAGCTGACGAGTGTCGTTCTATCACTAAGATAGATTTCTTATACTTCATCATAAAGTTATACATGAACTCACCAAACGTACTGAGTGAGATATTGTTATACTTCCCTTTCCCTAACGTTTCTCCTGATAGTGGGCATCGTAGATGCATACCAATATCATCATCGCCAAATGCACTCGATGTATCTAGACCAATCACGAATGGTTTATTGCGATACTCGTCGCGTTTCTCGTCGCTTATATACCACTCTATTGTTAAGTTCTCTGGGGTTATCTCATTTGACTCTGAGTCACGAATAGAGTTCTCCAACCTCTTAATAATATTTTTATCTAGTGCAGATGTTACTTTACCCCTAGACCATATCAAAAGGTAGTCTGCGGCGGCACGTTCTCCTTTAGCCAATGCTGTTGCCATCTTATCTTTAACCCATTCATCGGTATACCCTAATTTCCTGTGGTTCATCTCTATGAGTGCAATACCAGCTTTTGATACTTTGCCAACAACATCATCAACTGCTTTCACATCTTCGCAATCAAAGAGTTCTTCTCTAAATGGGTATGCCTTTGAGTATATCTCATCGTAAACATATTCTCCAACAGGGTCGTCTAGAAAACCAGCTGTCGTATAGAACATAGTACCATATGGTTGTCCAGAATCTCTTGCTGAATCTCTCGCAGCACCCATTGATGGTAGTAGTGCAGATAACGTAATGCTAAGGTTTGAGATAAAACAAATCTCATCCACCCCAACTGTTGGTGCAGTAAGACCCCTACCTACTTTAAATGCACCTGTCTCTGTCATCTGTGCTACGTTTGTGTTAAAACTATTGCGTTTTGCATTAATGCTGATATATTCATTATTGTTGGAGTCTTTCTTGGAACGGAAGTTCATCCACGATGGTAATAAGTCAATAATCTTCTTTAGTACATCAATGTTCTCTACACGTAGCTTGTTATCTTTCGTTAAGAGTTCTATACTATAATTCTCAGAACCAAACATTATTATCCATACATAGAGTTGGTTTGTAGAGAGTGACTTTCCTGTTTGTCTAGCTTGTATCAGCAGTGTTGTCTTATGGTTAAAGTAACACCAATAGAGTGCCACATTGGCACGGTTGAGTCTAAACCTAACTGGTTCAATCGCACCTTTTGCTGGGACCCTAGCCACTTCCCTAAAATAGTACCATGGATTCTCACTCATCTCATCGTGAATCATGTCTCTAATGTGTCTAGGTAAGTCATTTGCTAGTGGGTCAATACCTTGTAGTTCTGGATTATGAAGTGCGAGTATAAACTGCCAATTCTTCACACCCATCTTCTCATATATGAATGCCGTCTTTAGTGCTTCGATATTTGTTGTTTTATAGTCAACAATCGCACCCTTATACTTCTTCCAATCTTTTTTAAATAGAATCATAATTATCCTTTTCTATGTCAATAAAGTCGATTCTGGCTTTAATGAGATTATAAAAAGGATGATTATGATAAAATTACCACAAGAGACTACACTTGGCTCTCTTATTATGTATGATGAACACATGTTAAGGTCAGAGTTACTTGGTTCTGACTTAACCTATGGTGTGAGACCAAAGAGAGGTATCTCTATCATTACTGGAAGAAATGTAATAGAAAAGGAACTACCTGTTTTCCATTACCCCTATAAGATAGATGACAAGACAATTATTGACTTAAGACCTTACGTAAAAAATACTGAGAAGTTTGAGTTAGAAGAGATTATTAACTTACGACTATCTTTTGGCATACCGTTGCTTTCAGGAATACTTGTTGACAATAATGAGATTGATATGTTCAAACAGTTCTACATCAAAGTCATTCAGATACTCGTTGGTGGGAGATTGAAGAATGCTCTCAATTTATCTATATCAGACAGTCTCGTACTCAATAACATCTTAGCTGTCTACGCTACTAATATGGTAACGGACTATGATAGAATTGATGCGTGTATCGGTGTAGCACAAATGAATACTATTGGTGAGAAGTTGCACGAGAATGATTTGAAGACGTATATCAATGGTGTCAATATGGACTCTATTGCGAAGGTATGTGAAGTACTCTCGGGAATAGAAGATTGTTCTAAGACATTGCGAAGTGTGACTCAAGAGGTAGTAAACGATGCTGTCGGTGGTGTCGTGTTTGGAACACATAGATTGCCGTTACTCATTGGTTTAGAGTCACCATACACACTCATACCTATCGTTTATACATATTTAAATAACCCACTGTATAAGAAGACCGGCATCGTATTCTCAGTAGGAACATTTAAATCCGCATTAAAAGTGGATATGTTCAATAATCAAATGTTAAATTTGATGCGTGAGTATAAAGTAGACAAACTATTTTAAGAGTATGGTGCAACTGCACCATACTACTATTTTTTTCTATCTATATATTATTACTGTGCTACTAACTTGTAGTTAATCGTAAATTAAATTTATAAGGAAACCAAATGAAAAACATAGTAATAGTAGAAAAGAATCTAGATGGGATAACCATAGCAAGTATGTTCGAGGAGTGGGATAATTGTAGAGTACTCGTAAAGGGATTAGACAACATAGAGAACGCGTTGAAGAATTATCAGAGTATGTCTGTCTTTGTCATAGGGTCATACGACGAATCACTTGTGCGTTCTGTCGCATTTAACGAATGCGTAAACAACATTACAGTTATCACAGCGACGAAGCAAGTAAGTAAACTTCCAAGTGTTAACTATACGATAGTTGAAGACTCATATATTGGTGTAACGAAGAAAGTAACGAAGATAAAAGGGAGTAGATGCGAACGCATCTATACAGACTTCACACACGAAGGACTCTCACTCTTATCAACACTCATCACTCTTGAAGATGATACAACAGTGATAATGGGTGGAGGTGTTGAGTTCTTAACAGCTTCTCTTAGATACTTAAACACTATGGTCATCATGGGTATTGTACACACCATTCCTCCAGCGTGGGCAACAGCAAAGTACAACTCGTCAGATATACGGAGTGAAGACTATTGTAGAAGATTCATACGTGGTGCTTCGAATGGAGCAATTACAACGACAAAAGAGATAGATATGAACATCGCTAGAGAACTCTTATCAAATAGACATATCAATATGGTAAAAACTGATACACGCATGTTCTCATATCGTGAGAAGCACTGCATCATACTTGTTGGTGCATCGTGCAGTGGTAAGACAACTCTAGAGAACGCATTATCGAATGAACTGGATGCTATTCCAGTAAAGGTATTCTCCACAAGAGAGAAGAGAAGTGACGATGATACAACGTGGTGTGTTGAGAAAGATGTTATGGATAAGTTGCGTGTGACTTTACCATATACATTCGAGTCAACAGAAGATACAATCTATGGATATGGAGAACCTACTGGTGCTCTCTCTGTCGTATCATTTATATCTATGAAGCGAGCTATTGAGTTTAGTAAATCTATCAACATACAATCTAGCATATTCTTTCTAGATACAGATGAGAAAGACATTGAACGATGTTATAAACAACGAGGATTTACTGACAAAGAGATAGATAATAGAAAAAGAGCTTTGTTAGAGACGAACATTACTGATGTAGAAAAAACATTGGTATACAGAACAACCGCTATTGAAACAATTAAAGAGAAAATTAAAGAGAAAAGGAAAATTGATGAAAGACTTCTATAAAGTAACATACGGAGACGACTTCTTAGTCTATGGAGATGGTGAGAACGAGGTACATTGTGAGAAAGGTGAAATTCTTCACCATGTGAAAGATGAGAACAAAACATTTGTTCTCTCAACTGAGCCTGGAGAACACATCTTACCATACACTGACTTGGGGTTCAAATGTGTGAGAAGTTACGAAGGTTGGAACTCTAAATTTAAAGAGTCTAAATATATGCTCTTTAGAAAGAGACCAAACGACGACCACAATGCTATGGTATTATCCGGGGATATCATTGCAGTGACCGAAGCACCAAAAGCAACAAAGCTCACAAAGTGTAGAGCATACTTAGGTGGCTCTGTTAGAGATGCTTATGTAGGACTAGATGGGGAGATACTGATTTATGGGTCTGACTCTGATGAAGCTATCTTTACTAGTAGGAGATATGGATACCAAGATATCGCTTTTGTGTTCGATAATAAAGAGAAAATAAGAACACTTGACGGATTACTTATCATCAGTGATAAAGATGAAAAAGAACACACATTCTTTATCGTTGATGGAGAGCTGAAAAGAAAACTTAGTTTTTCTAAGTTGAACGAGGATACAGACATTGAGTTAAGAAAACTCAATGAGAGAAACTTAAAAATAAATGTTATGGAGATTAACTATGGACAGACTAAAGAGTAAAGATTATGTTGCATTCGCAGAGCTAGCAACTGTTATTGGTCTAAAATCAGTATATGCTGTACTAGACGATATTAAAGACGGAATGAATGTAGAAGAAGCGTATGAAGCTAACTTAGATGTCGGTAAACTATTGATGGATAAACTTACGGAAACAGTGATTGAGAAAGACTCTGTTCTTACAAAGATTTCTGTACATACAATGGTGAAGTCTATTGTGCATATCTATGATACGTTAACCATCGGAACAGATGTCGACAACAGTCACTTAGTCATTTGTAAAAAGCTACTCGGTCTTGATGAGACAATTAAGATACTCGATGAAGTTGAGGATGACGATAATGAACAATTGGTTGTTTTAGATAAGATGACGGAAGTACTGAAGTCTGACTTGGAAGAGAGTGAGTACCAAACACTCATAAATGGATTATCTGTAATCTATGATGAGTATTCGTTTAATTAGTATGTATGTGGGATATCCCACATACATACTCTCTCTTTTTCTTTCTTTGGAGGTTTCATGATAAAGGAGTCATTATGACATTAAATAAAGCGACGAAAGTGATATTAAGTACGGATTACGATGCAGACGGAATACTCTCTGCCGTTATAGGAATTAAATGTTTTAAACATTGTAGTATACCATTCGAACATATTATACTTAACAATAAGTATCCTCGTGGTGTGTCTAAACACACTATCGATATGACATTAGAAAAGACAGATAACAATGAATCATTTATCTTCCTTACTGCCGACCATGGAAGTAGCTCAGTTGATGCACTCGTATACTTACGAGAACAAAGAAAGAACGTATATATTGTTGTAACAGACCATCATATTATTCCAGATGAAGAAGCGTTAGAAGAAGTGTGTGATGAGATTTATAATCCATACTACTCAAAATGTAATTATGATAAAGGATTATCTGGTGCCGGTGTATTACGAGAATACTTGGAAGAGAAGATAGGTGATGACTATATTGAGAGATTGACACAGTACGTCGTGGTAGCAAACTTAGTGGACCAGATGCCTATGACAGGTAGGAACGTACCGTTGTATCACCACTATGTTGATGAACTCAAAGAGGATATCTTTATTAAACATATGCTAAAAGTATCTAGAAAGAAGAGAGTGCACGATAGATGGATTTCTATTAACCTAGGACCACTTATTAATTCGTCTCATAGATTGGGGAGACCAGAAGTCGCTGTGAGAGCCTTGTTAGGACATAAACAGTCTATGTGTGAATTAGACTTACTGAACAAAGAGCGTAAGAAGATGACAACGGAACTGATTGACTTCATCAAACCACAACTAAGAGCTAACAAGTCATTGGATACAATGTCTATTATCGTTATGCCATCGGACGCAATGTCTTCTCTAGCAGGGTTGGTTGCCGGTAGAATTGGTAATGACCTGAATAAGCCGACATTCGTATTAAAGAATAAAGATGGGTATCTGAATGGTTCTGCTCGTGCAATACAGCAACTGCCACTTTTAGACATCTACAAATACATTAATGACAATGCCCCGGGTACGATTGGTCATTATGGTGGACATAATATGGCAAATGGTGTCAGTATCAAATATACAAATGACGCAATCGATAACTTTATCACTCTTTTTAGCAAGTACTTAGAAGAGCATAATATAGAGTATAGTGACTCTGTGGAGAGCAGTAAGATAGATGCTTGTGATATAATGGAAGAGGTTGCATGGATTGAAGAGAACCGACCATTCGGAAATAGTAATCCATACCCAACTTATGAGATACAAGACCTAGAAGTAATGAAGGTACACTACTACCCCTCTATGACAAAGGTTGCCGTTACAGACGGAAAACAAGAGTTCACTGTATTATACTTTAAGAAGAATGAAATCGACGAGTCGTTACCAATCATCGTTACAGGAACACTAGAGATAGATAAAGACATCGTTATCATTGCAAACTCTATTAGACAATAGTAATTTATTATTAATATTGACATTATATGAAAAAATACAAAGGATACAAATGTTATTAGAGAAGAAAGAGCAGTTACTTAGATTACAAGACGAGTTAAATACAGAGCTATGTAATGAGTATAAACACGGAATCTGCAAAAGAACAGGCAAGAAGATAAACTTTGAATTATGTATACAAGCTGAAGTAGGTGAACTCATCGAGTCTACAAACTATAAGCATTGGAAAGATGGAAAAGACGATATTGAAAATGTGCATATTGAGATTGTTGACTTGTTGCACTTCGTTCTATCTTCGGAACTCGTGAATCCGTGTAGTGGTGAATGTGTGATTACAACAAAAGAATTAGACGAACTCTTAGCACTCTTAATCTTTGATAGACGCATCAATACTAGACTTACTGTTATAGAATTGCTATGTGATATGTATAAACTAGATACCAATACACTGTTAAGAATCTATTATGGAAAGTATGCTTTAAACAAACTCAGAAAGAACTATGGGTATGCTGACGGAGAATACATTAAGATGTGGGGTGGTGTAGAAGATAATACCTACATTGCAGCAGCTATAGAAGTTCACAAAGATATTGATAGTATCTATAACGCACTAGAGGAAATCTACAAAGATGTTATTAGCTAGGATTTCCTAGCTAATAATTGTTTGTATATCATTACTACGGTGTTAGTACTGTGCCTTATCAAAAGGTTAATGAAGAATATAAGCAATAAAGGAAAACAATAAATGAGAAAAGGAACGATAAAGGCATATAGAGATGCACTAAAAGAGGTTGAGCACGTAATGGCTTTTGGATATAAACACGTTGAAGATAAGGAACTTAAAGAGTTTGACTTTGAAATATGTGGTGGGTATTCGCATGTTTCAACATTCTTAAATAACTTAAACGATGTAAAAAAACAATACAAACACATTGAAAAATACAGAGGACCAAACAGACATTTTGTTTTAAATTATATAATTTTTAACAAAGTCGCACCAACACAACGTAAAACATATGATGATATGTGGTATGCGATCTACCGCTCAAACATAATTAATACAAAGTACGTGATCGGAAAACAAGGCATAAGACATAGTTTTGAATTATATATAATTAAATTAACACGTAGTGAAAAGGAACTCAGATACAACGCAATACAATTTATGTATGGCGATACTGTGTGTCCCATTGAATATATGATAGGCTTTAATGGTAAAGATGGTAATGGTAAATCATATGAGCTTGGTAAGAAAGATAAGAGTATCCTTGAGAGTTACCATTATCGTTACTTCGTAGAGGTTGACACAACGAGCGATGTCAAATTAGCTAGAAAAATTAGAGTAAAAGGAATTGAAAATGTTTGTATCAAATGATGTAAGAGATAGCGTTATAAAAGATTTTATAGAGGAATTTGAATTATATCCAGAGTTCTTAAAAGAGTTAGATGGGGTACCAGAGAAACTCTATCTAGATGACAGTGGAGTCATTAGATTTGAGAAGGTTGAGAATTGTCCATCTATCTACGACGAAACATTTAGAGATGATGCTGCCAGAAGACTCGGTGACAAATTTAGAAACGATGATGTTTATCGACAATCAGAAAGACAAAAAGGATGTTCATTACATTACTATTTGGAAGTATTCTGGTGGGATTGTAAATGAACCCTAACAAATACACTTATATGGAGAAAATAATGAAAGAGTTTAAAAATTCACAAGATTTACATAATTACACATACAGTTTATCTGGACTTGAGGTAAGTCCAGATAAAAGTTCAAAAATAACAACAGATGATAAAATCACAACTATAATGAAGAAACTGAATAACATCAAGATAAAACCATTAAACAACATTGAAGTTCGTAAGTTCTTGGAATTAAACCATCGCACACCATTAAGTTTTGAAACACTTGTTATAACAGGTGGAATAGAAATATCTCGAAAATCTTGGCTTTGCATAGAACAATATTACTTAAATCTGAACAAACAACAACTAATCTTCGGAAACTTTAGTTTGTTTGTTACTTTATATGTATTGGATTTATCTACTGGTAAGGTTGGTAGTTTAAATTTCAACACAACAAGTAATGAAAGTATATTGGTACTGAACAAATTTCTCAATAAGCTCATAAATCACGAACACTTGGAGATTAAAGCTGAAGATGAAAGAGATACGTGTGATACGTTACTATATAACGATAAGTTATGGTTTGATGTTCTACAACTTATAAGTGCGAGACCACATTCACTCGCTGGTCGCGGTTTAACTATGCCGTGTATGGTTATGGATGACTTTGGATACTTCGACGACGCAGAAGATGATAGGAGGAATTGCTAATGAAAGCTAAATTAAATAAGAGAATGACTTTACCAGGAAATTATCTTGTTATTGGAAGGTTCAGAAAACGATTTATGACTTTCATCTTATCCAAACATAATACACAGTAGGATAATCCTACTGTGCATACCTTTTTTTTTACCTATATATTATTATGGTGTAATTGAATTACTGTTAACACTTTGTCACGCGGTGTTAAGTTAAAAGAGTCATAGTCGTGTATCTGGTAATGCAGAATATAAAGTAAACCTAAAAGGATAACAAATGAAATTAAATAAATTAACGAATAATAGCAAAACAAAAATGCTTGTAGGGGGGACAGGTAGCGGTAAGACATATACCGCTATTAAAGAGAGTAAAGGAAAGACCTTAATAGCAGTCCCAACCAGACAGCTAGCGTACGAGATAATGGTGGATTACAATAAATTCACCATATGCAATACCGGAGAGGTGAATATAAACCTCTCAAAAGATGGGAAAGGAGGCTCTCAAGTATGTGTCTATGAGAGTATCCCAAACGCAATAGACACATACGAAACAGTAATCATTGATGAATGCCACTTCATCAATGATGAAGATAGAGGTTTGATGTTACTCAATAACATCATAAAAGCAAAGAACTTAGGAGTTGAGGTTGTGTTGCTCACAGCGACAGATTCACTAAGTGATGAGCTGAAAGAGTTACTGAATATAGAGGTTATTGAATTAAAACCTTTCAAAGAGGTTAAAAAGATTCAGCTTGAAAACTTAGAGGAGATTAAAGAGTTGGCTAAGACGAAATCAACTCTAATATTTAGTAAATATGTACCAGATGATGGTCACAGACGGTACTATGCAAACCTACTAGGCATTGACTTCGAAGATATCGCAACTATATCGGCAGACACACCAACGTCTGAAAGGTTAGAGTTACAGTTAGCTTTCAAAAGAGGTGAAATCAAAATAATGATTTCGACAAATGTGTTAGCCCAAGGGGTAAACTTTCCTGCCGAAGTTGTTCTTATTGAATACAACGAATGGGATGAGTGGGAGATAATTGAACAAAAAATTGGAAGATGTGGTAGACCACAATACTCTGATAAGGGGTGGTACTTCCTACACGAAAGAGGTAGAAAAGAGAAAAAGCACTTCACAGTAGAGATGGATGAGTTTATAATCGAAAGATATAGAGGAATTAATATATCGGACTTGAAGTTACAAGACTTCGAAATCCCGTATGACTTAACATCATACAGTGGGTACAAGTACAGTAAGAAATTACTTACGTGGCTTGATGGCGTTGGTTATGCGAATAGGGAGGAAAGGGAAGCTCTAAAAATGATACATGACGAGGAGAAGAAACTCCGGTATCTTATTAAGAAAGAACGAAATATAAATGATAAAGAAAGAAAGAGAAAGGAGAGAAACAAGAAACTATCTGAAAAGGTAGGAATCGAAAATCCATTTGTCTCGTTCTTCAACCGTTAATACATAGCCCACTCGTTGGGTTGTGTATACGATTATTTTTTTTTATATATTATTAATGCAAGAGTGTGATGGATAGCGACTGCTATTGTATAAACTCTATATCTTCTCTGGAGAGTATCCCATAACTCAGGATATGATGACCCAAGGCACACCTGCTCTATGGTGATTGAAGATGAACGTTTATGAACACGTAAACAGGGTAACGCCAGACCGAAGTCTACTATTAGTAAACTTTGTTATAGTTAGTAAGCATCTATCGATGTAGAAAGTAACTACCGAGCCATTGGCAGGAGTTACAGAGAACACTATACAAAGCACTGATGGATTAATAGATACGTGATGTGAAAGCTACACGGTATTCGTATAGGTCAAATAGTGAAAGGTCTCGGATGAGACAAGTTACAAATAAAGATATTTATTCTACATTCCTAGGAGAGTCTACAGGCTCTCCTAAACTTTCTACTAGAGGAGCTTCTGCTCCTCTAGTAGAGGAGGTAATTAGTGCTGACTTTAAGTCAGCACTAAAGGAGGCACGTCTGCGAAGACGTGCCAATTTGGCACGGAAACGTGCCAAAAAGAACAAGACTCTCTTTGCGTCTTATGACGCAAAGAGAAAAGCAGTTAAGACTGCCTCAGCTACGAACGCGAGAGCATTCGTAGCTGAATTTCTTCCGAGCAGGCACTCGGAAGAAGTAAAAAACTGGAGCGACCCAGCTCCAGTGTGGGGAGACGTATGGGTATCCCCATTGGACGAACGTCCAACTATCACACTTGACAACCTTGTCAAGTGTGATACCAGCTATGGGTTAAGAAAGCTCTGGTCAATAGCTGGTGGTGATATTGGGAATATATACCCATACTTCGAACACAACACGGTAACGGAGTTCGTCCGTAGTGTTGGGTTCGAGTATGGAACTGAATGCAGACACTCTGAACGAGGGATGAAAGTCATAAAGCTCAGAGAGTTTGTTGGGTTCCACAAAGCCATTTCAATGGCTGATGGGTATAGCCCCCTGTTTGAAATCCAGAGAAGGGCATACTCAGGGTGTGGTGCTAACAGCCCACATACTGGAAAGCCTCTCTTTGAATACACTCTATTCAAGGAGCGTGGGTTCTTCGCTTCACCACAAGCGATAGACAATATGCTCTGGAAAGTGGTTGATGCATTCAAACGCATCACAGGGCGTAATGTGTCATATGAGCTTGCTCTTGATGCTATGGGCTACAGTCTAGTCCCTAGAAAGGCTGTAATCATTATGCTAGCTAACAGAGCTGGCGTAGTGACATCAAGCTACCAAAGAGCAAGACAAGCTCTGGTAGAGTTTATGCCTAAGCTTAAAGAGCTTAACCTAAAGCTTGGTGACCTGCTCAATCGCCAATCTTGGTGCGAGGGATATTGGCGTGGAACCTTTGACCACCACAAAGCGTCAATAGATAAGCTGGCAATCCAAAAAGCCAGTAAAGGTAAAGTTGTAGACTTTTGTGGTAACTACAATGATGCTGTCTATTGGACTAGAAGAATGAGACATGATGACAAATGCCTTGTTCCAGGGTGGTTAAGAGAGGACTCTGACTGGAGGCACCCATCAAAGAGAGGGATTTTTGAGGAAACTTCATTAATACTGGGATGGTTAAAGTCTGAGAAGACTATAGTTGACGGTGTTGAAACGGCGATATTACGTACATTTGTACGTGGTGGTCTAAAAATACACAAAGCCCAGTGGGTTAATACACCGTACATATATGATGGATTCGTCATCGAGTTCGATGACGGCTTCACATACCACTCAACTTCTAACCGCATTGCCTATGCTATTAGTGATGCTAATGAAGCTCACCTGAAATGGTTAGATACTAAACCTGTATCAATGCTAAAAAGAGAGTTCGAGAGAGTCTCTGACTTAGCATGTCCATTGGTAACGATGGAAACAAGCAAGAGTGCTGGTAACTGCCTTCCAGGCACACTAGAGTGGTTAAGATTACGAGGATTGCCGACAGATGGAATTATAGGGTTAGAGAAGATTATAGACCATCTAACGGATGAAGATGGACGGTTTAAGATGGTAGTGATGGAGGCACTACAAAGAACGAAGAAAGACCTAGGGATGTAAATCCTTAGGCACTACTTTATTTTTTTCGTATTCATATCAATCTTGCATAACAGTGCTTCAATCGCTTGTGCAAACCAGAATATACCAACTGGCGGGACTGCATTTCCGATTTGCCTTCGTACAGATTTTCCAGTACCATAGAATACAAAATCATCTGGAAACGATTGCAACCTTGCACGTTCTCTGTTTGTGAGTGGTCTATGTTCTTCGTAATGATACCCATATGTCCCACCACCACCAGATGCAATGACGGTTGTGCTTGGTTTATTCCTGTCTAACTTTCTATATATGTTAGACATCATTCCTTTAACAGATAAGTGAACAGGCAAATCTTTAAAGTTACCACCCTCAGGAATATGTTCTAACTTCTTCTTCACATTATCAGATACAATACCAATTTCATTATTTGCAATATTATCACTTATGGATGATAATGCTTCTCTTGATGTGGTATGTTTTGTTGTTATCTTTGTTGGTGGAATAAACTTCTCTTTAATGTTATTACACACCCCAATAAACAAAACTCTTTCTCTCAGTTGTTGGACACCGTAATCTGCAAAGTTGACTAGATATACTGATACAACATACCCTAAATCTTCAAATGACTTTAGTATAATCTCCTTGTCTCTCCCCTTATTAGAACTTAGTATTCCTTTTACGTTCTCAGCCACAAACACTTTTGGTTTGTAAAAAGTAATGTAGTCAACAAACGATAGATATAACTTACCATTAATATCATCATTTACACCATTCCTATTACCAACCACACTAAACGTTACACACGGAAATCCACCTATCAATACATCGCAACTATATTGTTTCTTATCCATTGTTGTAATATCTGCATTCTTTATATCTGCATCTTTAAACCATTTATTGTTCTTTAATGTATCACAGGCTTCCTTGTCTCTCTCAACCATCAATGTTGTCTTAAACTTCAACTTTCTATAATAGTTATCTAAGTATCGAAAACCACCACAAAACCCTAAATCCATCCCGCCGGCACCACTAAATATTGAAATCACATGAAACATTTTATTATCCTATTATTTATTATCACTTAAGGCATACATTAATAATTTAAGAAAGATTTTAGCTGACTAAATCAGACTAAAAAGGACTATAATGCAACAATATGTAATTAAACAAAATGGGGAGAAGCAACTCCTCGATAGAGGGAAAATTGACAGAATGATTGATTACCTTTGCCATGGACTCAAAGTACCAGTCGATGAAGTGAAGAAAGAGATGTCTTTCCATTTGGATAGTGGGATACATACAAGAGATATTCAAGATACCCTATCGACGTTATTAAAAGACAAAATATCATTGAGATATCCTGACTTCCAATATGCTTCGTCGAGAGCATTAATGATAGGTGTTTATAAGTCTGTCTATGGTGGTAAAACACCATTGCCACTATTAGATATTGTAAAGAGAAACATTAAAGATGGGTTCTATACAAACAAGATACTAGAGCTTTATACGGAAGAAGAGATAAACGCTTTTGGAAATGAGATTGATTATACTTATAATAGAAACATTAAGTATATAGGCGTAAGAACATTCATAGATAAGTATCTCGTTGGAGATAAAGATTCTGGTAGGTTTATCGAGACACCACAAGAGGCATATATGCTTATCGCAATGATGGCATTTTCAGATACGAAAAATAAAGATGATATCATAGATATGTATCACAGTTTTAATAGATTTGAAATCAGTTTACCATCACCAATTATGTCAGGATTTAGAACAAATAAAGATGGGTATGCCTCGTGTTGTGTTATTGAAACAGGGGATACGAAAAAAGGTATAAGTGCAACTGTCACAATCTTAACAGATATGGGTGCATTACGTTCTGGTATTGGTCTATCAAGTGCGAACATTAGAGGTGATGGTATGCCTATTTCAAATGGAACTATCAAACATACTGGAAAGATACCTATATTGAGGTGGTTTGAAGTATCGATTAACCCATTCTCTCAGGGTGCTAGAAACAACTCCGCAAATAACATTAATGCAATATGGGACTGGGATATTGAGAAGCTTCTTACTCTAAAGAGTAATAAGTCAACAGAGGAGAACTCTGTCAAAGGTTTAACATATTCTGTTTTGATTCCTAAACTATTATTAAAGAGAGCATTAAACGATGAGATGTGGACACTCTTTAGCTCACATGAGACTAGGTTACTTTTAGATAACCTTTATGACACAGAACTATGGGAAGAGACGTATAAGAACTACGAGAGTAATGAGAGTATCAAAAAGAAACAAATCTCTGCAAGGGAACTATTAGAGAGATATGCTGTTGAGTTCTTCGAAACAGGTAGAATACACCCTATCTTTATTAGCAACGCAAACGATGGACCATTTAAAGTCGCTATCAGAACCACAAATCTATGTGTAGAGATATTCTTACCGACAACCCCTATCCAATCTATTAATGATACAAATGCAGAGTTACCACTTTGTATATTGGGTAATGTTAATATGGGATTCTGTTCTTTAGATAGATTAAAACGAGTGTGTGAACTACTTGTGAAGATGGGAAATAGAGTCATAGATATGCAAGAGTATCCACATGAGATGATTCGAAGAACAATGATGAATGGTAGGTACTTAGGTATGGGCGTATCGGACTTGTCACACTTTACAGCTAAGTCTAAAACGAAGTTCGGTACAGATGAAGCAGATGCAAAAATAAAAGAGTATATTGAACACTTTCAGTATTGGTTGTTGGTTGCTTCTTGTAAACTAGCAAAAGAGAACGGTGAAGCTAAATGGTTTAGAGAGAAATCTAGATACTCTGATGGGTATCTCAAGACACTTAATTGGGAATACGTATCAGAAGACGATATCGATAAACTAAACACTGATATTATTCAGTATGGATTATATAACTTGTCGTTGAGTGCTATTCCACCAGCTGGTACATCTGGAGATATCAGCGGTGCTACGAACGGTGTGAAAGTACCACTATCCCCATTCTACTTAAAAGCAACAAAGTATGGTGCAATTCCTGTTGTTGTTCCTGAGTTTGAAAAGTATAGTGAGTACTATGTATTCGGAACAGAGATAGATAACAAGAGGTACTTGAAAACCATTGGTGTGATTAATGAGTTTATAGACCAAGGGATATCAGTTGACGTTGATTGGTTTGAGACAGACATCGAGAAAGAGGGTGAGGATGTTGATAAGTTTAAGCTCTTTAAAATGATTGAAGTACTTTATGAAGCAGATGCACTAGGGCTGAACTCACTCTATTACTCTACATTTAACAATGGTGATGTGGTTATAGATAGTGGTTGTGCTGGTGGTGGATGTGGTGTATAAGATAAATAACAAACTGAAGGTAGTATAAAAGATGAATATCTATGACGAATTAAACAAAACAAACCCACACGAAGAGAAGATTTTCTTCGGTAGTGGTAAAGGTATACAGAGATATGATACTGTAAAGTATTCTAGATTTGAAGACATAAGCGAGAGTATGTTAGAGGACTTCTGGAAGAAGCAAGAGGTAAAACTTATTAACGATAAATCAGACTACGATAATGCGGACTCTGCTATTCGTAGGGTCTTTGATTTAAACATTAAAAGACAATCTATTATGGATACCATTCAAGGTAGGAGTTTGCTATCTACTATTGGTAGAGTGCTCTGTAACACAGAGATTGAGAAAGCACTAACAATCCTGCAACAACAAGAAGTAAACCATAGCGATACTTATACATATATCTTACGTAATGTCTATAACAACCCATCAGATATCTTTGACCAAATTGCTGTGGATAAAGTCATTACATCACATGCTAGTAAGATTAAAGAACTCTATGAAGACTTATATATCAAGTTAGCTAAGTGGGAAGCTGATGAGTATGAGAAGTCCACCAACTCTAACGAATATAAAGTTAAACGTATCTTATCTAAGATGGGACTCTACCACTTTATAACAGAAGATGAACTGAAGGAGTCTGTGTACCTTGCTATTATTGCATGGAACATCATTGAGGGCATACGGTTCTTTGTCTCATTTGCATGTACTTTTAAGATGGCGGACAATAAGATTTTCAGTGGGAATGGTCAAGAGTTGAAGTTGATTGCTAGGGATGAGCTTAATCACTTGAACATCTCCCAGAAACTCGTCAAGATTCTCAAGACAAACGAGAGTGAAGGATTTGTAGAGATAGCACACCAATGTAAAGATAAAGTGCGTAGACTCTATGCAGAAGCTGTTCAAGATGAGATTGAGTGGGCTGGTTACCTATTTGAAAACGGCCCACTGTTAGGACTAAATACCATTGTATTGACACGTTATATTAAGCACTTAGCAAATATACGTTTACGTGCAATCAAAGAGGATATTATTTATCCTAGTGATGAGTGTTCAGACTTACCGTATATGAATAAGTGGCTAGGTGGAGATAGAGTACAAGAACTCTTACAAGAGATGGACCCCACGCAATATAAGATTGGAATGACTATACCATTAGTAGATGAAGACTGGGAGAACCTAAAGTCCATTTATATGACCGTGTAGAGTTCACATTTTCTCCGAATGATTTACAATTAACTGCTCTGCTTTTTCTACACGGTGTTAAAAAATGACATACTGTCTTCGGACAGTATGTTAAATTGTTTTCACTTTCTTTTCTTGACATATCGTCCTAGGAGAAATAATGAAAGTAATTGAAGTAGTAAATAATATTGTTAAGTCTACACCATACACAGATTACATCGAAGAGTTGTTGGTTAGTTGTTCTGAACTTAACCTATATGAGATTCTAAATGGATTAGAAAGTGATGGGTCAGAGAGCATTGAGGATACTTGGCTTAAAAGAGAAGCGATATTCTCTACGTACTTCTCATTAACACTACATAAAGAGGTTCCAAATGAGGTGAGAAGATACATTGAATCGTATAATGAGATTTACAAAGAGTTCATCGATGATACGTTATCTAAAGCTGTCTTAATTCCAGAGCTTGATAAGTTAACTCATGAACAGTTTATTGTTGTTGCTTTCTTTATCAGAGAGACAATCACAGCATAAAAAGAGACTTATATATTATTGGTGTGTGTGATAAACACATAAACTAAAACAACGTCTAAAGGAGACAATATGGTAAAATTAAGAATCATCGCATTAGGTGGGACAGGTGCAAATATTGCATACGAAATCAAAGATTACTTCGACGCATTAGATATTACTGGAAATGGGATTGCTGATATTGAGTACTTAGTGCTAGACACAAGTGAGGCAAACAAACATAAAGCAACTGCTATTGATGCCGAGTTCTTCAAGATTGACGACACCAGAATTGGAAGTAAAGGTGTTGTTGGTAGTGGGACAATTCGTGGGGAGAACTTAGATGTGATTAAGAATGGGGTTGTGAAGTTCTTGAATAATACTGGAATCTTTGAAGAGAACGAAACAAACTTTGCACTACTTGTACATAGTGCTAGTGGTGCAACTGGTTCTGTTGCGGCACCAATCATTGTGAAAGAATTCCTAGAGAGAGATGTGAACTTTGGAACGATTACAATAGGTGATAGTAGTACATTGCATGTCACATCTAATACCGTTGACACGCTCCAGACATTCCACAACTTGGCAAAAAAGAACAGAAAAAATATCAGTATGATGTTCAGGGACAATGCGATGTCCGATACACTCACATCTGTAAACTTAGATGTAGTATCATTTGTTGTTGCTACGTCAATCTTTGTGAGTGGCGAGAATGAACAGTTAGACCCTGCTGACATGGCAGTATTCTTCAAACCACATATGCTCGCTAAGAAGTTCAATGTACCTAGTGGAATCTCTATCGTAGACGTAACAAGTGGGGATAACTTTGGAGATGACCAATACGTCGTAACGAGAGTATTGACGGACAATAACAACACAACCATTGATGTACCATCTATGTCAAATAGACAAGGTGTCATTTTAGATAAGTCTGTCTTAGATAACCTTGGAGACAAAGGTAGCTTACCACTTACTATGCACTCACGCATTGGTCTAATGGGTACAATCATGACAAACTTGAAGCAGATTAAAGACGCACAACAATATACATTCGAAGATGATGATATGGAGGTCACTGACGAAGAGTTCGTACTATAATATGATACTAGGACATTTGTCCTAGTATCAGACTTTTCTTTTTTGATTATACAAAGGGGATAACAATGTTAGATGCTTTCAGAATAGGATTTACTCCAGATAAGATATTAAATATCTCTGGGTCTGGTAAAGTACCACAATACATAGAGAAGATAAAAAAAGATATTTCAAAAGTAAAAGAGTATTACAGTGGAAGGATAGATAGAGTATCGCATAACGATACTTTATATAAGATTTTACACGCTATTGGTGTAGAGCCAACATTGACAAAGTTTGATGTCATTGATAGGTGCGAATATATGATACCGAAGTTAGTAAGGTTACATAATATAGCGAGTCGTGTTTCATATACCGACTACGACGACAGAGATATTTTTATCCATACGAAAAGTGATTATCTAAGAGATATAAAGTATGATAATGCTGTTGCGTTAAAGCCATTATATTCTGACCATTGTAGTTTCACACACCCACATCCACTAGACGCGTCGTATTCGTTCTGTTTTTATACCATTGACATTACGTTAATGGCACTGCAATATTTAGATTTTTGTAGGGTAAGAAATGGTAGTAACTTAGGATACTCAGAAAGAGAGTTCTTGTATAGATACGTCTATACAAACGCCATATGTGGAATGTTTAATATATCACTGATGAATTTCTACCTCTTTGATGCTTCTCCTTTTAATGTAAATTTACATCCGTTCTATGTTACAGACTACACAGATATCTTTGAAGAGGATAAGAAACTACTATTGCGTAAGATAAAGGACAAAAGTGCTACTTATGATTCTGTCTTGCACAACATACCGAGTACCCATAGTACGGCACTAGAATATATGCAAGTGAGTTTCCCATACTTCAATAGGTATGATACACTACCATACTTTATTATTTATGGGTCTCTTGTCATGCGTCTCTATGATACATTGAGTCGCGTGAGTAAAAAGCAGTTCTTCAGTAACACACGTGGACTAAAACAGTTCTTTTTGGTAGCAAAGTCAGCCGATGTTGGAAAACTTGAGTGTTCGTTATTTGAGATGGATAGAGACACTATCTATTCATTCTTTAAAAATATAAAAGGATAACGATGAGTTTTAAACAGTATTGTTTAGGTGTCATTCGTCAAGGTATACCTGAACAGGTATTGCAGATGGCATTCTTTAATAGAGAGATTAATGACAGCGTCTACAGTTTAGATTATAAAATAAGCTCTAGAGCATTGGAACCTAGGTTCTTTCTGGATATGAACTATATCTCTGGTGTTGAGATAACAGTACCGTTAGATGTTTGTACTGTTGTATATGAGACAGATAGGTCTATGTTAATGCGAGTGCCAGACGAAGCACTAAATGGAAGATACATTATTAATGTGCTTAACTTAGTCACAAGTTACGATTTCGACATTGATATCTATGGTTCTGGAATTGATAATGTTGGAAGAAGAGCATTTCAAAAAGAGGTAAGGCAAAACTCCTTTATGACAACTGCCATTGAGAAAATAAGTGGCAATGAGTTTCTTGTAAACGAAGTCATCAGTGACTTCTCAAATACTGACGTGAAGATACTCGTTAGTTACTCAGAGTCATTTAGCGAAATAGGAAATGGGTTTTATCCTGACCTTGCTTTGACAGCAATGAAAGCTGTTGAGTTATATATCTACAATACACTCATTATTAGAAAGGGTACTGCTCACTTATATAACGGTTATGAACTTGGTGAAGTAGATAACATTATCAATAGCTACTCTAACTCCTTTAATGAATATTTCGAACTCATTAACAAGAAGACAAAGAAACAGTTATTTATGGCTGACAGAACACGCATGAGGAATTACACACGTTTGTGTTTTGGTGGATTAAGTTAATAGTCTGTGTGCATATGCACACAGACTATTGTTTCTTTTTAGTCATATATTATTATAGTGTCTAATGAGACAAAAACAACGTATAAAGGAGATAAAATGATTGAAGAGTACATAAGTATAGATAGTACCTATTTTAGATAGGAGTAGGCTTCTATGATAAAGGAGAACAATGAGAGTTTTTAATTTCGAGACAGAAGTAATCAGGATAGCATCATTGTGTGGTATGTCAAACTTTGATGTAGATATTGGTATCTATCTTCCAGATAGGAGAGATGCCATTAAACTAGGCGGACTGAGCTACGACAATGGTGAACCTATTCTGGACGAGAACAAACAGATTCGGTATCTATATCTTGATATTGTAGATGAAAGTAAGCACGTTATCGTACGAAAAGAGGATAATCGAAACTTACGCCTGGTTCCCTATCTTCACATATCGCCAGCTATGCTCATTGTTGATGCTTTAAACTTAGCACAGTATTTTAGGCACGACCATAAAGAGCTTATTATGTTTAATCCCCTAACCAATGAGGATACACAACTCATACCTGTGATTCCAACAACGGAGACACTTAATGATGCACTCATATCATCTATACACTCATATTATAATATCGACGACGAGACACTTGCTATTGTACATTATATATTGGCGTGTATTATAGACACTGTTCATTTTGATAGTTCTATTGTATACAATGTTGACTATGGTGGAAGTATGTTAGAAGTTGTTCCATTAGGTTCAGCAAAAGAGTTGAGGTTCGACGAATCTCTTATAAAAATACGTGATGAAAATAACAGATTGAAGGAGAAAGAGAATGACTCTTTGTGGTACATTACTCATTAAGGTAGATACAGATTTAGCGTGCGATGGATTAAACATCGTAAACAACAACTTAAACGAACACGAGATAAACTCGTTATTGTTCGATAGTGATATTACAGATATGGATGAGTATGTAAGTACTTATAATGATATTACTATGCATTTAGAGAAGACATTTAAGTTACTCATTAGTAAACCTATGTTACCGACCCCTAATGTTTCTACACGACACTGCTGTTTTATCAAAGAGTTCGTGAAGAGTGGTGAACACGAAGTGACGGTAGTGATTCATGTTCTATTATGAAAATAGTAAATGAACTATATGCTATGTATGATTTTGACTATGTAGAGTGTGATGGTGTGGTGATGGTTGAAGTCCATTCTATCGAACCAAAGCACGCTGTGATATTACAAGCATTTAATGTCGTTGATAGTATGAGAGAGATTATGTCTTTCCTTCCAAGTGTGTCAGAACTCTGCTATCAAGAAGCGAGTGCATTGTATGATAATGTAATGACATCGCTTGAGTCTACGTTTGGTGAACTATTTCCTATCTACAAGGTACCAGACGACTTAAAATGTTTGTTTGTTTTAAAATTCGAAGATATTGGTGACACAATATATGCAACAATATGTATAAGGAGGTAGTATGACTATCTATATGGATGGGTTACTTGGTATAACTGAGCTAACTGAGCTTTATGATAAAGCCAAGTTAAAGAAGAAGACAGCTGTTGGCGGTAGTAGGAGAGCGTTTATTTGTGGAGTGTACGAGAATGTGATTTCATGTAGAGATGAGTTTGTTATGCACGGAACGATTGAATGCGACGTCTTCGGTTCACTATGTGACTTGATAGATGATGTGTTAGAAGATAGAAAAAAGTCAGTGTCACTCATCTCAGATATTAGCAATGAGCTATTTAAACGCATTAATATACCGTCAAAATTCACAGTTGACATGGTGTCTGGATATCTGGTCTTTAAAGATGAGTAAAGTACACCGCATTGACTTAATGCAATACTCAGTATCACTTATGTCTTTAGATAAAGATATTGGCATTGCGACTATTACATCACTTGTCGATGCAATGTTATCATACACTAACACAAATCTCACAAATGATGAAATAGATGAGTGTATATCAGATATAGCATCATACAACGGAACGATGATATTGTATCATATCAACATTCGTGAGGAACTAGATGACACTATCAGTTCACTTATCGATGATGTCTATGATGAATGGTATTCATTTATATTTGATAATTTTAAAGGTAAAGATATGGAACTATCATGTGTAACGAAGTCAGAAGTTGTGGTGGTTGAGTTATGATAAAGGTAACTGACTCATTACTATGTATTATAGAAGAGGTACTAGGTACTAGAACAATGGGAAATGTCATTGATAGCATTACTGACATTATCTCTCGGAATGTAGCTGGTGAAATTAATGGAGACGAAGATATAGAGGATATTTTCGGACCAATATTCGAAGCTATATCAGAAGTAGATATACCAGATACTGACGACACATATGATGTTGTAGAGGGTTATGTAGAGGAGTACATAGAAGTCTTTATGAATATTGTCAACAATATTCATACCATTATATACAGAGTATTGCTAAAAGATATAGATAGTGTCATTATGACAAAGTATCTAGGAAATGGAGAGTTGTTAATATGGAAGAACTAAGTAAAACAATTGTGGCACGTGTTCCAGATAGTATTATTATTGTAAAAGATATGATTAATAACACGACTATTAATATTGATGTTGATGCTTTGATTGTAAACATCTTGAATACGTTGTTGCTTTCTAAGAATGAATTATTGCAGAATAAGTTGGATAGAGGATTGATGCTGGATGTATATGAGACACTATCTAATTATACTATCGAAGAGAGTATTAACTTACTTGCATCTACAATAGTTGGATATGAAGACATACTTATAATGTCCGGCATTGAACTTCTCGAAGAACTGCGTAGACTTAACTTAATGGGTAAGGACACACTTATAAAAAAGGTACATGGAGAAATGATGGAGTTATCGGTATGGTAGTTGTTGACTTAGATTCACGATACTTGATTCCATTGGCTAAGGTTTTGTCAAAGAGCGAGATACTTTGTTTAATCACAAAGTTGATAGACTATACCTATACATATGAGACACTTGATTTCATTGTATCGCAGTGTAGATATTCGAATAGTGATGTGATTGATTCTATACTCCCTGTTATTGATGGCTTAAACACCACATTGACAGATTATGATATAGACATAACAAACTTATCACCATACGACTTAGTTGGCGATAAACTAATACTAATAAGAAAAGGATAAATGATGACAAACTTTGTTTCTGGAAAGACTGCGAGTTTTAAAACATTAGGTGGACCTATTGGTTCTGAATATAAAGGTGTGGTTATTGATATTGCTGATATGACATACCGGACTGCTATTAAACTCGACCCAAACTTACACACAACAAATGCAGAGTTATATCAATACATTAATGAAGACCCCATTGACTTAAAAGATAAACGGTTCTTCTCATTTGACTATTTGGACGAGACGAACGTATTCTGTTTGGATTGGGTGGTGTACGATAGCATCGTTCTTGATGACTTGCTGAAGAACGCTACCATTAATATAGAAGATATTTCAGTAGACGAAGCTAAGTTCGTTGTTGACTATGTAAAACGAATGGGTTATAAAGCTTCGCTAACTGTATAGTTATATGAAGTAGTTATGTTGTGGGTAAAACCACGCATAATGAAGTGCATCGTAATATGGTATTTTTTCATCAGGATATTATTGATATGATGTATGGCACGCTATACACAAATAAGTGGAGACACATAAATCTAAGGAGAAACAAATGGCAGTAGACGTAAAAATCAAACAACAGCACGAAGAGGAATTTGACAGCGAGATGACAAGGAGAGAATATAAGGACATTACAGATATGTTTGCAACTCCAACATCTAGTGTTCCTCAGGAGATTAATGAATTCGAAGAGTTGTTAACAACAGCTTTCAAGGGACACGAAACATTGGCTAACTTCAAGATGCATACGTTTGCATCTGACAAATACAACACTAACTACACATTTAGTGCTGTTTATGTTCCTATGCAGGAAGGTAGTGAGAAGAGAGTTGGTGTATCTATCATATTATATAGCATGACTGGTCAGACAGGTGTATCACCATCACAGTATGCTGACGAGATGCGTGTTAAAGAATTTGTAAAGTTGCCATCGTTTGGGCTTGATAAGACATTATTAGACATTGCTAAGTCTCATATCGGAAAGGAGTTAGCAATAGATGATGACGATATTGTTAGTGGTAAAGGATACGTTATCAGACATATTGACATCAATAACATAGACTTACTTGTAAGTCAGGCAGTTGTCATTGCAAACGAAACATTAGCATCAACTACATCTAAAGGTTTCAACTACCCATTAGACAAGATTTTTAGAAACACCCTGGACAAACTAAAGAATGTCCATTACGATATTGGTGTCGTTACAGGAGACTGTACAATAGATGTTCTTGGAGAAACGCACTTCTCAGAATGGACTGTAAAATCCATTGCTAAAAGTAACACAAAAGAGAAGCTTAACAGAACAAACGGTCAAGTACATATTGGTACTGCATATGGTTATATTGGCTCATTAGCATCTGAATCGAAAATGGACATACCAGTTCCAAATGGGCAGTATGGTATGGTTACGCAAACTATTAAGAAAACGAAGCTGATTCCTACAATAAACTTTGATGTAAGTGAAACGAACTTACCTACAATATCTACTGTCTTGTCACTTCTAATTGGTATGTTGGAAGTAGCCAAACGATGGAAAGAAATCCTTGCACAGAATATTAAAGTTGGTAGAAACCCAGGTGCCCTAAATCAACTACTTGATATGGATAATGATATTAGTCAAGGCAAGAAACCGCAGAAGAAAGGTGTTCAAAATACCATCGATAAGCGTATTGCCGATATCAACAAGGCATATTATGACAAAGCTCTCTTGGTATTAGATAGCGAGAAGTTTGGTTTTGGTGCAGGTGTACTATCTACATTCGTTCTTGCTGCACAAGGAGATGAAAATGCACTCGATGATATCATGCGTGCTGTATCAGCGTTTACTGGTGGTAAGTCCGTTGGAAAAATCAGCAGAAAAGAAATATTTGCACGACCAACGATTGAGCTTCCATCAGGTACGTACAAGAACAGGAAAGGTCAAAGAGTCCCAACTACAATGTTTGACGAATTACGTTTTGCGGAGATGACAAGTGATGAGGACCTTATCAGACGTTACTCAAACGCACTCTCAGGCAAAGTTGGTACAGGACTAACTGTGATGGAAACACCGTTCGACGAGGTCGTTGATATCTATAAAGAGCTCGACGCAACAACGGATGCAGAAATCGAGATTTCATCCGTACGTACTCGTGTATTCATCAGTGCCGAGTTTGTAAATAAATTAAAGATGTTCGTGACTGATAGTGGTATAAACTTGCACGTTCCTGAACAAGCACACATTCAACGTGAAATCAGATTCGCGGATAACAGTCAGTTACTAAGACATGCAGTAAACCCATCAGATATCACATTCGGTAATGGATACAACTCATACCAACCAAAAGGCAGCAATGGTGAAAACCCATATGCATATATGATGTAAAACAATACTATTGTAGGCATTGCCTACAATAGTACAAACTTTCTTTTTTCTTTTAAATAGTTATCTTCCTTACCATCTTATATAGTAATATTCTTACTTGTTCTGCTTTAAAGCACTCCACTCTTGTATAGTGTATCCCAGACTTATGCAATACCCACAATATCTCATCATAGATGTATGAGTCAACAATGGACTTTACCATTATCATCGCCACCATAATTGAACCAAATGTTAAGTATAAGTCATTGTTAAACTCTTGTGATGTATATGTAGAGTATATGACACAAAGCAACAGGCAGAGCCTAAAAGCCAGAAGTACAACATATAGAGCTATCGTTTTATAAACGAACAGATAGAATTCTTTTCTAATCATATGTCACTTCTTCATAATTTGGTGCTATATCAACGAGTGTATTTCGTATCATATCATAGAGTTCAATGTCTATTGATTCTAAATCACATAGATGTTTACCAATACGTTTGAACGGTATAACAATTGTCTCACCATTGTCAAATAGCTCAGTTAGTCTTGATAATACTTTGTATAGTTCTAATCGTGTAGTCTGTGTGTTTTTTATCTCTCTAGAGTTCTTATTTCGTAAGTTAATGGTTGGTATCTCAATAAGTGTGTCGTTTGCACCTAACCAACGTGGTCTGATTTCAGACGTCTTATTTAAAGAGCCTTCTATCACAAATACGACACCTTTGTTTGTGTATTGTGAAAAGTCTTTGCTGTAATGTAATGCCATTATTTCTCCTTTTAGTGTTTCAGTTAAGATAGTCTTAAATGACTACAAAGAAAAGGATATAAATGAAAACTGTAAGTGTTGAAAAAAGTCAAACTGTTTCTATTGGTAAGTACGAAGAGCTTAAGTTAGAAGGCATTATGATGTTCTCTAATGATACCGGTGAAGAGGTACGTTGGAGTGATGAACCTATCACAAAGGACAATTTGGGATTTAGGATTGGTGATAACCAAATCATCGAGTTCTCTGTTCCTAGAGATATATACTTTCGTGGAAGAGACGGTGTCACTATCACAGCTACAAATAAGACATTTTAGGAGTACAAATGAAAATAGTAAGTGCTGGTTTTGGTAGAAGTTTCTCAAGAACTTCTGGTATACCGACAGTCGATTATAAGGGGTTATTTACTAGGCAAATACCAGAGAACTTTGTCTTTGTGAGTGACTTAAATAAACTATTAATCAAGGACCAAGAGAGTGGTTTGTGGACTGAATTAGGTGGAGATGGTTCGATGGTATTTGATGGATATGCACCTGTATTAATTAGATACTTCACAAATGGTGATGATTTATCAAATCTATATTATGATATAGTGGATGCGAACTTTGAAGTATCTCCAATTGATGCTAGTGTCTATAACTACTACAAGACACCCGAACAAATTATTGAGAGTACGACTATCAACTTAAGCGATACAATTTCAGAGGATTATTATAATCCTGTAAATGATGCGTATGCTATTGAGATTGTCTCTTTAAATGGAATAACTACATTGAAAGACTTTGTCCCAGATGGTGGTGTTGATAAGTTAATTATTAACTGTGCTATTAAGTTAAATTCATATGCTGAAGCATTCACTGGAAAAGTTGGCGAAATCATAGGATTAGAGAACGTTGACTTCAGCAGTGCTGACTCACTCTACTTAACGTTCAGATACAGTGGTCATAGTGATTTTAGCTCTGTAAATACATCTGGTACTTGTACGAGATATGACTCAACATTCTCACACACTACTGCTGATGTACTTGATATTAGTGGGTTGAATTGGGATAATGCTGATGACTTATCGTCTATGTTTAGCTATGCAGAAGCGTCACATATTGTAGGGACAATCGATACGAGAAATGCGTCGGATAAATCTAATATGTTTTATTCCACTAACAATCTTGTATCACCAACCGCAGACGAGATTGACAAGCTTACATCTGACGATGGTGCATTGTGGACGTCGGAAGATGGTATTATCGTGGAGGTGGATAGTTAATGAGTAAGAAAAACACAGCGAAAGATGGATTAGAGGTCAGAAGACCTCTTTGTGAGGCAAAGATTAAAACATATGGAAACATATGGACGAGACAAGTGAAGTTTAAGAAGGCTGGCGACTATAAACCGGGACATAAACATAAGTTCGACCACTTACATTTTGTAACAAGTGGTAGAGTTGAGGTACGTGTCTATGACAACAAACTTAGAGATAAAATTATCTTTAAGAAAGAGTATAGTGCACCAGCAGTGATTAAAGTCCCCAAAGAACATTTTCACGATATCATTGCGTTAGAAGATAACTCAATCGGGTACTGTATACAAGCTATAATGAATGAAGATGGTACAGTAAAAGAGACGGACTATGCAAAAGACGAGGATTGGATTGAGGAAGTGAAAGCATTTGAAAAAGAGAACGGGTTACAAGATGAGGAGTTAAAGTGAAGATATTACCACTAACAACAAAACAGAGATTAGCATTTATCAAGCTAGAAGAGTTGCTTATTGCAGCATATAACGGACTCGAGAAAATCAGTATCGATAAACCATATATGAATGACTCAAAAGCATCTAATTCGCAACTCAAATTATACGAGAGATTATATGGGCATGCAAAGGCAGGCAAGTTCGACGAAGAGAAGTGTAAAGCAATTATCGAGAAGCATGAAAGTACGAACGATAAGATTGCACTGGCAGAGGATATGTTAAACGACTGTCGTGCTTGGATTGAGCAACGTATCTACGACAATAAAGTAGATGAAGCGTTTGAGCTTCTTGAGCGTGCATCTGATATTGAGCTGTCATTGGAGTCTATTACGCCTGATAGAATGGAAATCATTAGAGACATCTTCAGATACGAACAATAGCATTATATACTACACGGGATGTCCTGTGTAGTATATTGCTTCTTTTTACCAATATATTATTACCGCGTATAAATGCTGTGATTACAACGTAATCTAAACTAATAAATAATAAAGGAAACAAACAATGACAAAAGAGAAAGCAATGGAACTAAAGAGAAACATATACTATAGTGACGGAGTTACTTCTAGTCGATGGACGTACATCGAGGAAAACGGATATGTCTTATGGCACGATGATTTGATTGGTGAGATGAAAGACGTATTCGAAAAGTATGACATAAAGTCATACATTGAGGCATATGCTGGTACAGGCAAACTAACAAGAATACTCAATGACATCGGTGTCTCTGGAAAGGGTTATACACTTGACCCAGGGGATTTCGATGCAAATGGGTTCACAAATAAAAACGAATTCACTATACAATGTTTAGAGGACGGAATACTAGAGTACAAAGATATTATGGACGTACCAAATGATGAGTTTAACAAAGATATGTTGGTGTTATGTTGGGTCCCGTATATGGGTGACAGTAAGATAATGAGTCATATCAAATCACACAGGATGCCTAAATATCTACTACATATAGGCGAGGGATACGGTGGATGTACGGGAGGTGACGAACTTAATGAACACATCATTGACAACTACGATGTAATACACGATTTTAAAGAGCACGTCAGGTTCGACCACATTCACGATAATATAGAACTACTAAAAGTAAAGGAGCAAAAATGAAGTATGCAATAATCAGCGATGGTTCGTGGTCAGGTGATATCAGCGTCATTACAGAGGACGGTGGTTATGCAGAGATTCGGAATAGAGAGAATGTTGAGGATGATAGCAAAGATAAAGCAGTCATAGACTACTGCTTATCAAAGATATCTTTAACAGGAGAACTCGACTTAGATGGTCTGTTAGATACCTCTAAATGGATGTATGATTACTTACATTACGAGATAACAGACGATACGATTGATGATGCTATTAAGAAAGCACTATCATTCTTGGTATGTTGTGAAAACGTAACATTTGAAAGAGATGACTCAATTATAGAAAACTTAACATTTAAAGGAAATGGCATGAATAAGAAAGAACGTAGAGATGAAGAGATGGACTATATGCAACCTTGGAGTGGACAGACATTCTTGGACCCAATCGTAAAAGATGGTGTATGCCAACATACAAAACTCCAACTAGGGAGAGATACTGGATTTAAAGATAAATCTGGAAATGTGATATATGAGAATAGTCTATTATTAGATATCGATAACAGTATCGCTGAAATAGCAGATATCGAATACGAGGATAGAGTAGAGTATTACATATCAAACTCTCATTGTAGTGCTTGTCCAATCAGACAAGAGAACCTACAAGTCATAGGTATCTTAGATAATGACAAGAATAGACACATGTACTTAAACAACATTGGATACGATGGTGCCAGTTGTGATTTTTGATGCTTTGGAAAGAATGATTGATAAGATAAAGGTGTTTATTCTACGAGTTCCAATACTTATTAGGTATTTATGGGTATATCTAAACGTGATATACTCAATGAACGTCAAAGACGAAACTAAGCATAACGAAGTAAACTTTAGGCGAAGACACATACGGTATCTTAGTTGTTATCAGCACATACGATTATAATATATACTAGCTACGTACACACGTAGCTAGTATTCGTGTCTTTTTTTTTAATCCAAAAAGTATCCATTTATACATACTAAATATATGTTATCCTAGGTCAACATTATTACTCGCCATTAACGTTCTCCTTTGGGTTATCTACTAACCACTTTAAGTACTCTTTATCTTTACTGTAATCTTTATACGACTTATCTCTATAATTAATATAAGATGTTATCTTACACGCTTCACCATCGATATAACTAACGATAATCATTGTGGTAATAATGCAAAAGATAGCTAAACTATTTTTAATATTATCGATGGCATATAATGATGTTGATATAATCATTACTGTCAGTATTGTGAGAGAAAATATATCCATGTAGTCCCTTTATTTAATATCATAATATATACACCAGTAAGATTATTGTTTATTCATATTCGTATATTATTCATACGACTACACTAGAGTGCATTATGCTAACAGAAAATAAATAATAAAAGGAGTAGAAATGATATACGAAGATAACGACGATATGGTAGCTCTAATAAGAAGATATAATAACCTAATGGATAGAAACGAAATACACAAGGCTATCTTTGTTGCTAGACGTATGGGAAAACTTGCTTATGAAATACAGTATACAGATAACAAGTGTTTTGACTTTGATTTCATATTGCCACAAATGTCTTATAAAGAATCGAAGAGATTTATCGATAGTTTAGATAAAGTCATTGATTGTTACAAGAATAAGGTAACTAGGATAAAGGTTGGAGAAAGCTCACTAGACCTATTTACAGTTTGTATTATATCTAACTTTCGTATGTTCTTAGATAATGGACTTTGTGTTGCAGTAGCTGTATTTGATAAAGTGCATAAAAATGCATTATATGTACCAAAGAGGTATTTAAGTAGGACACCAGAATTAAGGAAATATTATATTTAGTACCAAACTACTTATATATATTATTACGGTGTAATTGAAATGCTGTGTTTACATACTAAGCTAACATTATTGAAGGAATATTAATGCTAGAACTACTAGATGACCTACTGGTTAAGAAGACAGATACAAACTTTGTATACGATGTCATAATGTCTAACTTATGGAAACTCATCGATACAAAGAAATCACTGTATCATCCAGATTCTCCAGTCAGACAGACATATGAGACAATACGTCTAGAGACAACAATACACAACAGTATCAAAGATACTGACCTATCACTACTCCCACTTGCAGAGCAATCAATGTTCAGGGAGTTAAACAAACGTCTATTAGAGATAGACCCATACAATAAATAGTAAAGGAAGAAGATGTATATTTACAAAACAAATCATAGAGAGTGCATTGGTAATATCACCATGCAATACAAAACAGATAACGAGTATAAACGCTTTTCTACATTATGTGAGGAGTTAGGTATTAACCATAGACAGTTCATACATGATGGTATCAGATATATTATGACAGAGGAAAGAGTAGACTTTGGGAATACAAAGATGTTGTCGTATGGGATAGTAGGTAAAAGACTCATGTATGTTGTGTTTATCATGTTATTGTTGAACGATATTGACGAATGTCTTACTATGCATACGGAGTATGTAGATAGGATTAATCAGAATAAGTTCATATCCAACCTTTTCAATCGCCTACCAAACAATAGTACAATGATAGTTGATGGTGATTACATACTAGTAAGGAGACCAAATCTAGAATTTAGTATCGTTTCATTCACAGATGAGCTCACTCCGATATGTACTATCGGAATGTTTTCAGATTACTTTCTATTCGGAGATATTGAAAATGAGCAATACGAGACACTATCCACATCTACTCATAATGGTGTGGTTATATCTATCTTATATAGAATAAATCACCACTACATACACATGAAAAAAGAACTTCTTGAGAAGTAACTGAGAGTCAGATATTTGTAAGCATGGTTATCATGTTAGAGAGATACATACACCATTAGGTAAACAGTACATACGTATTGATACTTGGTGACATTAAACATAGACATACATTCACTATCTAGATAGAATCTAGGTGGTGAGTGATACCATACCTATTTATTTTTTCCATTTTCTTCAGACACTTACAGTGGTTCATACTACTACTCTTTATCCTATTCTCTTTCTCTAGTATACTTTCTCTCATACTCTTCTCTTCTTTACCTTATTCCTCATATCTGATTACTGTATACTCTATCTCTCTCATATACTACTCTTTTTCTTTTATTCAAACTATACATTCTTCATTACCATACTCTACTCTTATTCTCTCTCTAAGAGAGTATACTCTTACTTATATTCTCTTCTCTCTATTATATGAACCAAACACATACTACACTATATACCAGACGGGACCCAGGAAGATGTAGATAGAACATAGTTGTTTATACTAAAGGTAGTATTACTAACGTAATACACTATCGGATAGAGTATATATAACTATCTATATTTTTTAGGGGTGGGCATAGGCTAGGAGTGGTGGGAGCAGGCAATAATAATAAACAATACTTCTCTTTCCTTTTAGGAGAGTGAGGATAGGGGCGTAGCCCCTATCCGAGAGAACCCTTTTCCTTTCTCTTAATAATAGTACATTACTCTGTAATGTACATCCTTTAGTATCACATAGAGTATAGTCCTTAGACTATACTCTCTAGTATCTTTTATCTCTACCTAGAGAATAAGTAAAGTATACTGGTATATTATTAGTACGACTAAACCAGAGTGATAGTATCTAAACTATCTAACAAACCAAAGTATAAAGGAAACAATATGGCAACATATAAGAAGACAATAACAACACAAACAACCCCAGTAAATGATGAACTATTAAAGTATGATGAGTTATTCGCAATTAAGGTAGATGAGCTAGAAGATGCCATCTTAGAAGTAATAGGTGATACAGACTTAGATACTATGTTTAACTACCCATCTGGTGATAATGACCCACAAGATGTACTCATCACAACAGAAGTAGAACTACCAGAGTCTTTGGTATCTAAGCTAGGATTACTCAGAGTAGATGATATGGAAATAATGTAATAAAGGATAATAGAGATGAAGAAATATACAAAGCAAACAGCTTCGCTTTTAAGTAAGCTAACAAACAGAAGTGTGTCAAAAACAAATAGTGACGAAACAAACTTGCCAAGTCTATCACTAAGCAGCGATATGAATTTATCAGTAGAAGGTATTAACGATGCGTTAAAACGTTTTATCTACAATGAGTATGTGGATATGATGAAGGTGCATGATATCGAAGCTAGACCATATGATGAAGTAATGAGATACTTTGATAAAGAGTATGATAGTGAAGATAAAACAATCTTTTTAAAATTAACATACGCGAACTTCTATAATCTGGTATGCTTCGTAAGTGATATAGATACGTCAACGATGGAGTTCACAATAGGTAATATGGCTAGGGAGTATATGTTATATACGGTATAAAAGTACGTGGCTATGATAAGCTCTATGTAGTCGATAAAGAGTACAAGATAGATGAGTTGATAGGTGAACTGACATATAATGGTAAAGCGATTGAAAGAGATGACTTAATCATTACAAAGTTAATGCCACTAGAGTTGATGAGATAGTGGATAATAAAGTCTGTCGTATCATCAACATTTAAAGCAATTGACAACATGCATAATAAAAAAAAACAAAAAGAGGATTGAAATGGGTAAAAATATCATTGAGGAAATAATAACAAACGAGGATTGTATCATCATCATTACATCAGATGATGAACATATACTACGAGGTAAAGAATTAGAGATAGACATGGATATCGTAGGATGTCCTCTCATAACAGTTATAACGTCTTACGGTGTATACTACGTTGTTGTACTTATGAATAATATAACGTACACACAAGCTGTATACAATAGACTAGAGACATTGATGTATCTTGATATCAAAGACACAGTGGAGTGTAAGTTACACTATGACTTTGATACTTTAGAATCGGTTGCAAATATTAATGGTGCAATCATAAAACGTAAATCTTCACTAGCATGCAACTTGAATGTACAAGCGTCTAGTATATTGATTTATACGAACGCATTCGTTAAGTATGACGACGACTCATTCCACAAGAACTTGAATCCATCGAAGATATCATCAATAGATGTATGCAATGGACTCATCATTGTAGGGATGACTATGGTAGACGTGGTTCTTAAGTATGACGAGATGCGACTGAAGAAGTTAAATAGTATGTTAGGTACGATAGTGAGGGCGTGTGTTGAAGATGTGTCTGGTAGAGTATATATTATAACAGATGAAAACATATTTATATTCGATGGTGTAAACTATGCAGATTAGTGAACTACGGCTTAAGCTCTTAACAGACGAGGACAGAGATAAGTTGCGTGGGGTAGCTAGAGACAACACAATCTTAGATATTACTTATGTACCAACATATGACTATACACATAGTATAGAATATAGTGATGGTGTAAATGAGAAACGTCTGAGGTTTGAGACTAGATAAGTAAGTGTTACTAAAGAACAGGAAAAGGAAGCATTATTAACGGAACATAGATACCAAGCGTCTGAATCTAATTATTGCGATAATGATTTGTGTCAAGTGTTCCTAAACTTTGATGACTTTATAAAAGAGTATGGTGGTGCGTTTATAGACTACAACATAGTATTCAGATTTGATGTTGAACAGTTGTCAAGAGATGAGTTCAATGCGAGACTATTTGATGTCCAATATACACCTAATGAAGATGGGTTGCATATGTGTTGTCAAATTATATTCATACAGCAGAGGAAGGGCATATACTTCCCAGTAAGAATACAGTCTATCACTGATGATGACTTTATTCCGTTGTATGCGTTCTTGTCTAAGTCATATATTGAGTTAAGTGGATATTGGAAAGGATTTAGAAATGTGTGATAATCAAGATTAAAAGAGTGATTATCGAAATATAGTTTCAGTATAGTGCCTTTGCACTATACTGAGAATCTCTTTTTCTTTCTTTAAATAAATAACATATTTGACACATTCACTTGATAACCAAAAGGAAGCAAAATGTCTAAAATAAATCCATTCCAAAAACCACTTAAAGATTACACACACGACTTAAACTATGTCGAGGGTTATATACACCAACAATCGACTTTATTAGCACAAAAGTTAAATAAACCATATGATAAAGTAAGAGAACTCGTAGAGCAACAAGTAAAAGAAAGGTTTAAAACAAGGAAAGTTCGTCTATATGAGAAAGACTTAGAGACACTAGATATGGAAATAACTGAGATGGACTTGACAAAGTTCATTTATAGTGTAAAAACAAACAAGATGACAATAGCACCATCATTTACTTGTTATACTAAGGTAAATAAAGATGGTGAAAAATGGGTGAGTATGCACAGTAGATGGACTGATGTAAATAAGCGTAGTCGTAATGAGTTTAAAAAGAAAGCAAAACAGTATGAAGCGGTAGGGGATACTGATAACTTCATCATCAACAACACACTCAACATAGCGGCGAAAGTAAAGAACAACTCAGTATCTGGAAAGTCATCGCTCTTAAAGTACCCAACCTCTAGACACTCATCACACTACTCTATGACGTCGTTTACACGTATCTTGACGTCTAGTGCCAATGCACTGTCAGAGTCGATTGTGATGGGCAATAGACTATACTATAAGCCGATGGACGTCATGCGACATATTGCATCTATCATCACGTATTCTGATATGGGGTTAGTACAAAAAGCTATTGATAAGTATAAGCTAAAGATACCAACAACAGAAGATATTATGAATATGGTACTCTACAATACATACTACTATTGGAGAAGTACTGATTATATGGATAAGATACATGGATACGTAGACACACTAACGGATGTTCAGAAAGTAGCTTATCTCTATACATTTGATATGTATCATATACATAAACTAAACAAAACACTAATGGAAGCTATCTTGACAGCTTTATCAGCACAACATACAGCAAATGGGACAATAGAAGAAGTAACAGAAGAAGAGGACTATAAGATAAACCTACTGCACCACGTATGTTTTGACGAGCTGAAAGGTTTAGGTATTAAACATGGGGACTTTAAAGGAAAGCAGATAGAGAAAGTACTCTCTGGAACAATGAGAAATATAAACAGTGTTCTTAAAGAGTCAGAATTGCTTATTAAAGCGTTCTTTATGAGTCAAGTGATACCACCTAATGCATCAATGGTTAAAGACGCCGTAAGACGTGTTATTGTACTATCAGATACGGACTCCACTGTTTCATTCTACTACCATTATGTTAAAGCAAAGTATGGTAAGTTCGAACTCAACAATGAGTCGATAGCATACAGTGCATCAGCATCTATCTTCGTATCAGAGTCCATTAGAAATGTCTTAATACAGCTCGGTAAGAATATGAATGTAGAAGAAGATGTAATGGATGAGATTGATATGAAATCAGAGTATATGTTCTCTTCATTTATGCCGACATATGGTAGTAAGCACTATATAGAGAAGACAGTAATTAAAGAACTCATTCAGATGTTAGATAAAGTAACATTCCACGGGGTGTCGCTAATAGCGAACAAAGTATTAGCGAAGTATACGGATAAGAAGAAAGCTTTAGTAAAGAGTTTGATTCACACTGTTGAGAGTGGTGGTAGGGTAGATTTAAAAGAAATCATCTCATTTATTAAAACATTGGAGATAGAGATTATCGAAATGATAAAGAATGCTGACTCTAGTATCTTCTTATTCAGCGACGTAAAAGGAAAGAAGGACTATAAGATACCGATGAGTTCACAGTACTTTCATTATGAGCTTTGGGAGCAGGTATTTGCAGAGAAGTATGGACACGTAGAGACACCACCATACTTAGCAATGAAAGTGAGTATAGACCTCTCTACGAAGAAGAAAATAGAAGATATGATTTCTAGTATAGAGGATGCAGGTATTAGAGAGAGATGGGCAGTGTTCTTCGAGAAGTATCCTAAAGGCTCTATGACGCAAGTCATCGTACCGTATGAAATTGTAAAGAGTCAAGGTTTACCAATAGAACTCTTCAACATTATTGATAAGAATAAGATTGTTGAGAACACGCTCAGTCCTTTCTACAACGTGATGGAGATACTTGGTATTATCAGAAGAGATGGTTTATTGTACTCGGAACAATTTTAATATATCCATATATTATTAGTATGGTATCAAACGTAAAGGAGAAAATGTTATGCCAAAACAAGAGTTCATCATTCAGGAGCAGATAGAAGATTTTGAAATCTTATATCACTCCATACCGAGTGATAAAAAGGTAATCTTAAACAACTTAGATTATCTAAACAAGGAGCATAGAGATATGCTTCCAAACCTAGTGAAGAATACGATTAAAGATGATGTCGTATCGCTCATACCGACGTGTTCTTGTAAGCACATTAGTGGGTTCTCAAATATGGGTGCAATCTGTCCACTCTGTAATACAGAGGTAGTGGATATGTTTGCAAACTTTGAGCCAGTATTGTGGTTGAAACGCATGGGAGGAATGCCAGAATTTATATCACCACTCTTTCTTCTAGAGTTGGATAGAGTCGTAAATATACAGGTTGTTGGTAACGACACCTTCAGTATGGTGAGATGGTTTAGCGATAAACAGTACTCTCCAGATGTAAAGTCTACAAGTCGTGGTGTGCTAGGAATCTTTGAGAAAGACGAAGATGTTATTCGTTCATATCAATGGTTCGTGAATAACATCGAGTATATTATCTCTAAGATACGGATGTTCACAACTACACAAGCGAAAAGTGAGAAACTTACGTTGCTTCTTGAGATATATCGTAATAGAAGAAATGTCATTCACGTGAACGTTATTCCGTTTCCACATAAGAAGTTTCTGATACACGAGCCAAACGCATTGGGTAACTACATTCAAGGTTCTATCCCATATCTTATGAATGCCGCACTACTCTTTATGAAGTATAAAGATTATGACAGTGTTGTCTATAAAGAGCGTGCGATAGGACGTGTACTTAGTTTCTTAACAAAGGCTTATATAAACATCACAGATACATTCCTAGCAAAAAAGGAAGGTGGGTTTAGAAAGAATCTGTTCGGATTAAGAGGAGACTATAATATTCGTGCTGTGATTGTTCCTATACCAGGACCACATGAGTATGATGAGTTGTACTTACCCTATAAGTCGTCGTGTAGGTTATTCGAGATGCATATCAGAAACCTTTTGTATAACAGGATGAATATGACAACAAACCATATTAATAAGTTACTAGACTTAGCCGAGACTGAGTTTGTGCAAGTTGTCTATGATGCAATGCTTACACTCATTGCTGAAGCACAAAATGGGATACGTTGTATTTTCTACCGTAATCCAGCACAAAACAATGCATCTATCGTACGACTAAGAATTACGAGAGTCAAGCCAGACATAGAAGATGATACCTTCTCACTCTCACCACTCACGATGCCACTAATGAATGCTGACGTGGATGGGGACCAATGTAATGCACAGTTACCATTAGACAACTATATGGTAGACTTACTAGAACCGTTTAGTCCAGAACACACTGTCTCGACAGTCTCTGCAAATACAGAGTCCATATTCGGTAAGGTAAACATACCAGACACTGTATCTATGACACTCACGAACATTATTAGAGAGGAGAAGAAGCATGCGAGTCATCAAGGTTAATGATACATATGCGGCGTCATCTGCAAATGCATATCGTCCAGATATGACGCAGGTGCGTCAGTATATAGATGGTGTGAATATGAGTTTAGGAATTGAACTCACAGACGCAGGGAGAGCATTCCAGAACAATGTCAATATGGTATCTCAGTATTTACAGAGTGATGCTATACTAAACGACATCGATGAAGTAAAACGCCAAACATTCGAAATCACAACAGATATCGAAATGTATGATGAAGAGAACTATATGCATATTAACCCATATATGCAAGAGGTGGTGATGTGTAACCCGTACTTATACAATGAGTATGAGGGTGGCGACATTGCAGGATTTGGAAAAGATAAAGGAGAATATGATGATATTCTATATACATCTCTTGTCGGTGGTGTTGCTGATGAGTTTAACGACTGTGCTATCTTCGCTGATTCTGATGATAGTGACACTGGTATGGACAGGTATGAACGTGTCCTTGATGTTTGGTCATTTTATGTCAATGCTTTGGTTGAAGATGACGATGACTTTACAGACATATAAAAGAGATACATAGTGGGTTATCCCACTATGTATACTTGTTTATTTTTTCTTTTATTCTTCAAAGAGAATACGACCGAGCCTAATGGCTAGTTTTGTCTTTCTAATCTCTGCACGCATTCCAGCATAAGTTGTTAGGCTATGTGCCTTTAACGTATCATACTCTAATCTCAATTTTTTACTAGATGTATCATCATCACTCTCAATCTTTCTAGCCATATCTTCGTAATCTGATAACTTTTTAAACGATGTTGAGATAGTCTCTTTCAAGTCATCGTACGATAAGACAGATTTAAACAATGCCCTTAGTGGCTCTAGCATACGGTTGTTGTCGATGTTATAAAGCATATCACTCTCTAACTTATTGTATACTGTTCTTGTAACAGGAGACTTTACAAGTTTGATATATCCATCATCTTGCTCACTTACTTTTGAACGCACAATAAAAGAGATATTATCTTTTTGAAATCTAACAAATCCAATATCTGATTTACCTACAAGATAGTCTGTCAACTTCTGGTCAGGGGAAGGAATAATTTTTATCAAATCCGTTGGTGTATATCTATCGTGTTCACCATTGTAAAAGACAGCTTCTAGTGATGTAGATGAACCAGTTACTTCTTTAGAAGACATAAAGTCATATGCCTGCTCTAATACAAATGATTTTAGTTCATCTTTCACCTCACCTTTGTTCTTTATGTCTAACACTAACAGCCCTGAAATCTTTGATTTATGGTCACTGAGTAACTTGTCATTCTCTCCGAAGAATATCAGTGCTCTAAGCCATATCCTCTTTGCTTGAGTTCCCATCTTAGATAAGAGTTTTTTCAATCGTACAATCATATCTTTGATAAAGTCAACAACTCCTTCAACATCAATACCAATACTTTTTAGGTAGTCTGAGAAGATAATGTTATCTCTCTTCTCATAAGCAACTTCTGCTTTATCTAGTAGTTTAAACTCTGATTCAATATCGATATCTTCTCCACCAAGTTTTATTCTATACATACAAATCCTTTATTTATGTAGTGTCAAGAAAGATTATACCCACACCATGTGGTGTGGGTATAATGATTATGAGTCTTAGTCTTCCTCTGGGGTAGTGTTAGAGTTACCTTTGTTCTTTACCAAGTTATCAGTGTATAATTTTGCCATCTCAAGTGTTGTTTTGTACTTTAAGATGTCGTATTTACAGAGACCATATGCGGTCTTAGAACGAGCAATGAGTGAATTCTTTATCATAGCCATGCGTTTTTGCTTATCAGCAACTTCAGATGGGTCTTTGCCAAACTCTTTATCTGCATCTTTCTTAACATCATCAAAGACTTTCATTGCTTTGTCAATGTTTGACTGCACCTTAGATGCACTCTCAAGCTTCGAGAATTCAGTCTTTAATGTAGCTTTATTTTTATTAAAGTAAGTATGTAGTCCCTCAACAGCAGTATCTACACCATTAGTAAATACTTTATCTTCAATATCATACTTTACAACAGCATATACAGCATTAGGGTCGGTATCATTTTCGTCTTCAGGGTCTACATAAGACTCATTGTATAGAACAACAAAGAGCTTATTCCATACAGCACCTGCAAATGACTTAACAGTATCATCATCATTGAAGATTTTCTCTACATCTGAACTCATTCCATCTGGTTCACTTCCTGCAAATGCTTCAAGTTTATCAGATAGGTCAGTAAGTGTTTTGCTACCAACAGTTACGTCCTCGATAATGTTAGTATTGATTTTATCAATTAGCATATGGTCACGTAGAAGACTTTGATGTGCTTTTGCAAATGTTTTGAATTTATCGCCATCGCTCTTTAAGTCATCTTTCATTACGTACTCTTTGTGTTTGCCATTAGCATCAAGCTTCTTAAGAATATCTTTTTTAAGCTTATCGTTTGTTGCAAACCAAGCACTTACTTTTAAGAAGTATTTTTTACCAATGTCAATGATACGTTGGATAGCAACCATCACGTTATCACGTGCTACTTTAAGCCAGTTCTTGGCTTTATCCATTTTTTCACCCTCTGTATCAGTGTCTCTAATTCCGAGATACCCAGCAGATTCTGCGTCTAGTAAACATGCTTTAGCAATGCAGACGGCAATAGTTGTAGAAGCAGACTGTTTAGCAGACTCTGTATCTAAAGAACCTTTTACTTCATACAGGCGTTCAGCACTAGCTAGTAGAGACACTGCTGTCTCAGCATCGTCAAATGCTCTGATTTCGTTTTCGGTATCCATTGTTGCTAGGTCAATAACGGAAAAGTTGATAGTCCCTGCTGACTCAGTGTCCATTCCTGAGTTCACTTTTTTAAGTAGTTTTGCGTACGGCATACGTACTCCTTTTTAGATAATATTTGCAAATACAATCTCTTGTATTAAGTTTGAGGCAACGCCATCATATAATAGATTTTGTACTCATCGCTTCTTCACTCACAATTTGTAAGTCTACATAAGGCTTATATCGCTCTTCAATCATCTTAACCACATTATTGATATCATCAACAGAATCAGTGTTCATCGTGGTAATAAAGATAGTATCACCATTCATTCCCAACGTATCTGTAAACTGTAACCTCTCTAGAAAGAATAAAGCATCATACATAACGATACCAAAATATTGGTTCATTATCTTATACGATGGTTCATTATCAATAATATGAATAGTCATATTAGGAAAGAGCCTATCAAATTGTACTTTAACAATCTCTTTCTCATTATCAGTTAGTGAATACCCATAGACATTAATATCTAATCCAATGTCATCTGCAACACCATTCATAATATGTTCTTTCTCTTTATAGAGATACAAACCATTAATGTCTTTCACGATAGCTGTCACGTTCGCTTGAAAGAGTGATACTTTACTCTTAGTGGAGAATAATATATGTTTTGCACGTTGTGTAATCACATCTTCTATATAGTCAGCTGTTAATCTAGACATTACTGGATACCTAGTATCCAGTAATGCATCTATGTCACAATAAATCTTCTTCATCTTCTAGTGCTCCTAAGGCAGGGTCGCCATCTTTCTTCATGGTGTTTTTGATTCTCTCTTCCGTATCAATGATAAACTTACACGACTCAGTTATCTTATGAATCTCTTTGAAGCTCAACGATAAGAAGTCATTGAGTGTATACTTTGTGTGTTTCCATACACCAAGACTCGTGTATAATACGAGATACTCGTAGTATGTATAATCTAGCCAATTATCAAGCTCATCTACAACAACAGATACAGGCGTAAGAGATGAGAACCCATTGTCATTTCTATTCCATTCAAAGGTACTCAAGAATAGATACCGCTTTAGATTCTTTAGTTCAATCTCACTTAGTCTCCTGTTTACAGTAAGTAGGGAGTTAATGGGTTTCATAGCATAATGTTCAAAGTCTATCGAGATATCTCCGTGTTCGTCATCGCTATATATAGCACTCAATATTGGATTAATATACTCCGTATTAACAATGGGGTGAGCTTTAAACTCACCGTCACGAACTAGATAATACGGAGATTTGAAAAAACCTCTAATGCATTCAACTCAATTGTTCCATCGAATTCAATCTTATCGTCCTCTTTCATTGTCTTCTTACATTCCTTACAAGTGAATGCAGATACACCAATATATGAGAGCTTATCAGTGTTGACACTATCAGATATGTCAGTAACAAGATTCACACCCATCTCATATTCTTCCAGCAGGTCTTCAAGTGTTTTAAAGATAGTCTCTTGGTCAGTAATGATACCAACATTCTCTATCTCAACAGAGCTAATGAAGTGACTGTACCTATTCACAACAAGAAGAGCTAAGAACTTGTTTACTTCACGTTTTCTCTCATCTGGGTCGTCTATTAGCGTCACTGCATCATCAATGAGTTCAACGAGCCTATTAATATAAGAGTCACCAGACTCTAGGTACTTACTGATAGATGAACTCTCAACAGTGATAATAAGACTATCACCATATTTCATCTCTTTACTGTTATGGTATGGTGCTTCTTCTCTACTCTTCATCATCTCTTCAATAGTGATAGAGTTTGACTTTGTTTTCCGTAACAATGACTTTCCACTTTCTGGAATGTTTTGCTCTTTAATGTACAACATATTTTTAGCATCGAGTAAACCAGTTACAGTATTTGTACACAGTAACTTTTCGTTCTCGTTGTCTACTTTCATCTTATTCCTACAAGTGACAATGGTATCTACACCTTTAGGGTGCATCACAGCAGACAAGTATGCTAAAATACTAGTAATATCTCTTACATCAATGTAGTCTAAAATGTCTTTATCTTCTGGTATAATAAGTGTGTGCGAAATAATCTTCTTGCGTAAGTATTGGAAGATAGCCTTGTAGTAAACAACACTGTCATGAGAGAAGATAAGTCCAAGCGTCTGGCTACAATAATCGGTTAACGATTCTGTAATCATCTCGCTGAGCTTAATCTTTTCGGCAGGCGAGAAAGAACTAAGTTCAATACTGAAATGTGAATGAGGGAGTGGTATCAACATTTCTCTGTCTAGATTTAAAGATTGTCTAACAGCCAATACTGCATCTGCACCCTTTAGTACTTTTCCTGTCTTACCACGGATGTTCTTATTCCTTAATTTGAACTCACCGCCACACTCTCCATCGTGTTGTGTGGACGAAACCATTCCACGGTATTTAGACTCCAACCCAAAACAGAAGAGTTCAGTAGAGTCTACATCATCGACACGCTTCTCAACCCATGAGGCTTTCCTCCTAACGACACGACCATCATCTGTACGTTTTGCGACAACATATTTTTTTGGGATATTCTCAATCTCTACTGTTCTCTTTTCAAACTCTTCAATGGTTGTAGATGGCAAGAAGAACTTACCGTATACACTCTCAAGGTGCGGTTTTACATCTTTCTTATTTTTAAGCTCATTCATTATGCTACCTCGCTATCTATATCTTTCGATATAGTGATGTTCACGTCATCTATCAAATCACTAACAATAATCATAGATTCTTGCATTGTAAAGTATAACTCTAGTGGCTCAACGAGTGTGGTATCATCATTGTTATCAATGATGTTCTTATGCTCAGAGAGCATCTGTGTCGTAACATCTAATGTTCCGGTTTCTCTCAATAGCTTTGTTTTGATTGCTTTTAATGTATCTACCTTTTCTGATAAGATTCTCATTACCTCGTCATTCTTCTCAGTAGTCATCTGTTCCGACACAGCCTTAACAATGTTTCCAACAAAACTTTGAACCTGGTTTGATTTTGCGATAACACCTTGTGATGCAACTATAGTATCCACTACACCCTGCTTAAAGTCAAAGCCCTCTTCGATATCTTCCTTAGCAATCTTCTTAATGATTTTCTTATCATTCTTCTTTGTGACGATGTCTGATTTTCTATTTAACTTTCTATTAATACCCATAGTATTCCTTTTGTGTTTATTTCACAGTAATGAAATAGAGATATTTTTTCTAATGAAAAGGAGTATATAATGTTAGACGAGTTATTGCGATTAAACTTAATTAATGAGTTATCCTACCCGCTATTCGATAATATCGAATCACTGTTTCTAGAGTATGAGTATGAAGACCATCTAGAAGAGTTTGAAACACTGTTAGAAGACGTGTATGGTGGGACATCTATTAACACAGAAGTATTAGATATTTATAGTAGGCACTTGGATATACTGCTGTCATATTATGATATTAAAGTAGACAATACAATGCGTACAAAGATAGATATTTTAGAAGCTATGTTTGTCTTATCCGATATTGATGTATCTCTTGGTGAGGAACTACTAGAGAACAGCGACAGCATCACATTTGTTTCAGAATCATTTGAGTATTTGGTAACAGACTTCCTAAAAACAGACGTATCACTATTTGATTTAAATGGAATCACAGCTACTAAGCATACCATAGACTTATTACGTTCTATTATAAAGACAGATGAGTTAGACCACAATGACCTATCGAGAGTTATCGAATATGCGAAGATAAAGAAGCGTATTGTAAAACACTGTGACTTTGAAACACTAGACGTATTTCTAGAGAACGTATCAGACATTAATAAAGATGACTTTGATAAGGTCAACTACATCAGATTTAACGATGAAGACATACAAGTGACACTATCAAAACTAGCGATTGTTTATCTATTCTTAGAAGAGACATCATATGATAGCTACATTCAAGAGTTATCTAGAAAGACACCAGATGATATATATAATAGGTTGATTCCGATATTACCGTCTGAAATCGAAAGGATAAAGAGTGAATGAGTTTTTAAATAAGATGTTGCAGATAGGTGCCTTTGAGAAACTAAAGTTCTTCAAGAGTATGTTTGCAAAGACAGAGAACGAGTATATAAAGTATAATGGCTCTGGATATACTGTAACATATAATGGTGTAGAGTATACATTACCAGGAAAGAAAGATAAACCATTACTAACACAGTATACAGAAGTCACGTTAGATGCAGGGGTATTTTCAGGTGTCACAAAGAAGATTGATACTACAATTGGTATTGCTATCAATAACTACTTATACTTCGACTTCGGTTTAGAAGGACTATTCGATGGATACATTAATGAAGAGTTTGTCTACGATGATATAGAGTCAACCTATATATTACAGAACAAAGAGCTTGTTGGTGTAAAACGTTTCAAGAAGTGTGGTGTTGTATGTGCATACTTAAGGGAGATGGCCGATATCTTTGTCATTAGTGGTACACGGAAGACCAGTGCAAAGCCAAAGTGGTTAGATAAGTTTAAGAAAGAAACTATTAAAAAGTTAGAGGGTAAATATGGGAAAGGTTCTATTAAGAATAAACACGTCTTTCTAGAGTATGAAAAGATAGTGATGGACAAGTATCACGACTATTTGAAAGATGACCCTACCTATATGATTACAACTGACAATAAGATTATTGGTTCATCTATCAGAAAGAAGTATGTGTCGGTGGGTGTATTAGACTCTATTGACCCAGATGAACGAACAGGAATCATTGTCACGTCATTGAGAGATGGTTTACCAAAAGATAAACGTGAGTTTGCTATCGTTATCAACAACTTGATTAATGGTTCGAATGAACGTGGTATCTCAACGAAAGACTCTGGGTATTTATCAAAGATTATTCTTAGAGCAATGTTCCCTTATAAAGTTGTGAAAGGTGATTGTGGAACAAGACGGACATGTAAGATAGAAGTAACCAAGAAGTTTGCTAGTAAACTAATCGGAATGAACTATGTACACAATAACAAAGTGGTAAAGATTACAAAAGACAACTATAAGTCACTCATAAACAGTTTTGTCGATATGCGTGTAATGCACAACTGTAAGAGTAAAGGCTCTACGTTCTGCTCTACATGTGCTGGTGACGAACTCTCTAGGTTAGAATATATGGTTGTATTACTTGCGTCTGAGACAGGTGGTATGGCACTAAAGCACAACTTATCAAAGTTCCACGTGACAAACTACAAACTCTTAGATATTGGGATAGATGATTTAATCTACTAGCTTCACTTATATGAAATTAGAACAAAAGGTACAAAATGTCTATATTTGATACAATTGAACAAGCATCAGCACAGAAGTTAGAAGATAAAGAACAACCGGTCAAAAAGACCAATACATACGGACAAGAAGATAAAGTATATCTTGCAAAAGATATTGATGTTGATGGGTTGAAACGTGGTACAAAACGTTTCGGTGTGGTAAGTGATAATGGTAAGGATATTCCGGAAGACGTCAAGAAGCTTATCACCGACATAGCGATGACACTCGGTATGAAGCAGTATGTGCTTAGAGCAAGTGCAAGTAACCGTAATCCGTTAGAACAAGTCATCTTTCCAATTTATGCATTTAAAGAAATCTTCTTGCCGTTTAGAGCCGTAAATAAGTCAGTCTCAACAGAACACACTAAACCAACAGATGCAGCGTTCTCAGCAGCGGCTTGGTTATATTGTAAGATTATCGGAGAGTATGCCAAAGACAAGGATGGTAAACCAATGGAAGCTATCGATAAATTTAATGGGTACAGCTATAATTTCAAAGCTTTTAAAGCCACGAATATGCACCTATATCTTGGTGAGAAATTAAATGAGCCTGTAGAGTTTATGATTGTTTGGTCGAAGTGTGGGACGAATAAGATAACACGTGATACAAACTATGATGAACTAGGATTTGAAGTTCCTCGGGTGATTAAAGATTGTAGACGTCTAGACATTCCGGTTTATAACCTAGGGAATGAAGAAGACGTCAACACATTGTTAGAAGATATTAAACAAGAAGCAAAGGATTAGAAAATGGCAAAAAAAAGAGCAATCTTAAGTAGAAAAGATGAAACAAAAGTGGTTGAGAGTGATACACTTGAAACACAAGAAGATAATCCATTAGAAGAAATACCGAATGTTGATGAGTCTATTATCGAACCAACAAAAAGTGAAGATGCAAAGGTCCATCATAAAGATAAACCTAATGCAGAACCAGTTCCTAAAGAGACTCCAGATGAAGAAGTTAAAGATGTGAAAAAGAAGAAAGATAATATCGAGAAAGCTATCGATAGATTTCTAAAGTTCCATATTGGTAACTCTATGGCGTCTAAACAAGGTGCACTCGAAGCATATAACTTAGTATTTACACTCAACACTGTACTAACAAAAAACAAAAACAAAGAGAAAGAAGCAACACGTATTGTTAATCTATTAACACATAGCGTGATTGATTTGAACAAAACAGGTGCGTGTGCACCACATTGGACACACGACAATAGCTCACTCAATGCGTTCACTGGACTTATTGCGATTGTTATCGCAAAACAAAAGGGCCTACCAATGACTACCGCAGGGATTAGAAGACAATTCAATGGTAAGTTTGCACCACTAGGAGAAGCACTCAAGACTGTGCATCTGAAACAACCAAGAACACTCTAGTATCATAGTACCCGTATGGGTACTATGATGACTTCTTTGAACGATAGGAGATACTATGAAATTAAAAGACTTGATAACAAAACACTTCAGTGTAAAGATTACTCCAGAATTAGTGAAGAAGTTAGGGAGATTTAAACTCGCACTGATGAGTAAGAATGAAGATAATATGGGATACTTCTCATCATTCTACTTTGGTGTGCATGCAATACGGTTTACAGACGAGGATAAAGAGAACTTCTTTATGTTAATAGATGTGGATGCGTCAGAACTAAAGAAAGATATTCTCACGTTAGATAGTGTAAAGGCGAGTTGGAATGTTGTGGTAGACCCATTCAACTTCTCTTGCTCTGTCCTACAAAGAATGATATTAATGAGTACACTTTCTCAGAAAATGAAAGAAGATGCATTTGTAGATACCGGTATTATTGTAGAGTTTAAGATGATTACATCGATGTATTCACAGTACTTCTCTTTCCAAGTAGACGAAAACTTAGCTACACTCGTATATGAGAAGATGTCTAAAAAGTTTATCATTAAGAGACTTGGGAGTAACTACAAAGTACTTGAGTATTTCGCAAAGGTACGCTTTGATGATAAGGAGAAACATAAACTATTAGAGAGTAATAAAGTAGAGAAATTTACATATTACATATCTAACTTACACACGACAGTAAAGAGTTCCGTATTAGAACAGTATAGTTTACTTGTGAAAGTAAAAGAAGAAGAAGAGACACGACAGACATCTTCCGTATTAGGGAAAGGTGAAGATGACGAAGCACGAATTGTAGATGTAGAAGATATCCATAGTTTTTATATTAATGCAGTCAAGCAGAAAGTATTTATCCGACACGAATTCATCAATGAGAAGTTGTTTGGACTCATTGGTGATTTATTTTCAAAGGTGAAAATCAGTGCAGTAAAGGATACAGCTATATTAATACACGAGAAGTCGTTAACAGACCCATCTATCATGAACCTATTAGAAGATATAGTAGAGGTATGTATTTACTACTTATACATAGGAAAACTATACCCACCATATTCAGATAGAATGGTGGCTGTGATTAAATTCTTAAAGAACTACTGGAGTAGTAGCTCTTTAAAAGATAAGAAGATGAATGAGACGAAAGTGAAACTGATAGCATTCGTAAAGGAAGCAACAGGAATAAAGACGAGTTGGATACTCACATCTACGGCGATTATTCTTGCAATATACATCTACGTACTAGCGATTGTTGACTTTAAAAGAAAATAAAAACAAGAAAAAAAGGGGAAATTATGTTACATTACAGTAGCGAGCTATATAAAGATATTAGGTCTTGTGCAACACAAGAGAAGAAGAGTGATAATTGTAGATTATATCCAGAGAACAATGAGTATATCTCGTTCTTCTTAAATAGGTTAGGATTAAGAAACATATTAAAGTTACAACGTGCAGGATTTACAAACTACAATGCTGAGATACTCTTTGAATATGGAGTAAAAGACGTTTCAAACATGCATAACTTTACACTATATTCAACAAAGGAAGAACGTCAATTTGAGAAAGATAACTGGGTTAAATATACTAAAGATGCAAAGACCAGAGAAGAGTTCTTAAAGGCGAAAGCAAAGTACAAAAAAGCACTCAAAGAGCATATGAAACAGTGTAAGTGTGCTGGAGTACCTATGACATATGATGAGTTGATGAGGCACCCTAACTTATCAGACTATATGGATATAGACAAGTACGTGGATATCAATATTAAAGAGGGTTCTAAATCTCAGTATGCGACATACATACCACACGTACAAGTACACTCAACATTACCAAATCAATGGGAATTTGTAAACTTAATTAATATTAAAGAGAAGTATGAGATAAGAAGAGTATTTCCTAAAGATAAAGAAGTAGACCAATATTGCAGGCTCTACCAAAAGGTGTTTAAAGTAAAGTATACGACTAATGATTTTATCTTTCAAAACAAAGGCTCTATAACAATGGGTCTATTCGATGTTGACAATAAGTTAAAAAGTGCTTGTAGGTATAAGATTGAAAATGAAGACTTTAATGAATATAAAGCTGATGGAGATTATATCTTCTTGTCAGACTTTATGTCTGTTGGAGACAATAATGGAGCAAAGATACTCCACCACATTATTGATATTGCTTTTATAAAAGATATGGATATAGTATTGAATGCTTGGAAAGATGATTTGATACCTTATTATGAAAGATATGGGTTTGAGTTAATTGCTAGTGGAGTAATGGTAAATAGAAAGAAGTGAAAGAATACACAATGTCATATGACATTGTGTATGCCTTTTTTTTACCTATATATTATTATGGTGTAATTGAATTGCTGTGCTTCGTAGAAGCTAACATTATGGGCTTCATAACCCACTTAATAATAAAGGAGAAATTATGAAAAAGTTAGTAACAGACGTAGTGGAGATATTAGAAGTTAGATATAATGAAATTGAAAAATCATTAAAAGAAATAAACACAAACTGTGGTAACTGGAGTTGTATAGAAACAACAGAAGAAGAAATAAACAAATTATTTCAAAGCATCGAGAGATGCGAGAGAATAAATAGGGGGATATTAGAGACAAAACTTCGTATCCTATACGAAGAGAAAATTATGGAACTGGAGGAAGCAAAGGGAAGATTTAGAGACATAGATAAGGAGGATTGGGATTGGTTGAATAATTAGTCAATAGTGAGCCACAGCTCACTATTGACTACTTTATTTTTTCTTTTTAAATAGATAGCGTATCATAACGTTATTGTCGCTGTTTATAGCATCATACGTAAATCGTGATATCTTTTCAAGTAGAGTACAATGGCTAGTGAATCTCTTATTCTTAATGCCATCGCATCCAACATCTTTGAAATAATCGACTTTACACAAGTTATCATATGTCTCTATATTATTCTCTTTCACTAACTTCATAAGTATACACCTCTTAAAGTTATCTTCTTTTGATATGTAGTCTAATAACGAGCGATTATTTTCAGGATACACATCTAAATATAAATCTATGATTTCATTATCATCGTCTAAGACACGGCGAAGAATGGTCAATTTATCGTGGCTATCAATATGTTCTGAGGATGTGAACTTATGTAGCACATAATGCTTTTGACTCTTATGTATATCAGAGTTAATGATAGCACTGAGTATGAGTGTTGACTTATAGTCTCTGAATATGAAATCTTCTATAATAATGCGATAAAATTTAATCCTCTTCTTTCTTTTAAATGTTTCAATCCACTCTAACAAATTATATGTATCGTTGTGTGTTATGTTATTGATATCGTTTACAAGTGACATAACTGTCTCATCATCATCTGTTTCAGTCACAAGTGAAATATTTGTGTTCTTTAATATTTCGATAGGGTTTAAACTGCTGTTATTTCTTGCATATACTATCAATCCATACGGTGTCATAATTGTCCTTTTATTAGTTCTTCTAACTCGAATGTGTCTGGCAAATCGTGCATTTCACATCCATAATGGATATGTCCAATCACCCCACTCATCAACTCTAAGTTTAATATCTTCATTGTCTCTTTCTCTATACCATAAACTTCAATAACCTCTCTTACAACAGTGTCTGTAGAGATATTCAGAACAAGAATAGCAGTAGGATATGCTGATGTTACATCTAAGTCAAAGTTTAATACAAAGTATCTCGTATCAAAAATTCTATCCTCAAACTGATATCCAATACTTCTCAAGAATGCTATCTCGTCATCTCCACTATACGAAGCATCTCTATTTAAAGAGTCACTTAGTATCGGTGTACTAAACGCACTGTCTACTTTCCATAAGTTCAACGTGACAGTCCAATGTCTCCTACCAAGAGACTCAAACTCACCAGCATTTCCAAACGATGCAATAATCTTATTATCCCTTAAGTAGAATAAGAAGAAGTCGTCGAATATTTTAGATGGGTTACTATTAAAGCTTGAGAATGGAGAGATGCCACTCAATAGGGGTAAAGTAAAGTCCAAGTCGTGGTCTTTCATATTCTTAGCCATTAACCCGACAGAGTCCCATATCGCATAAGCACCATACTCTACCGGTTTTTCTTTTCTCATCCTTTCGTGCCAAACAGAAGATGCGACGTTCTCAATAGAGTCTACCTTTAACTTCCCTATACCAATAGATTTCTTCAACACATTGTCTAATCCTGGACCGCCATATATCTTCTCATCTTGAGAACGAATAAAAAAGTAGAGAGCCATAGCATCTACCATAATAAATGACGCTGTCGCTTCAAATGTATGCCACCTCTCTTCATACAGGACACTCGTCGTACTTCCATCTTGAGAGACAAATTTATCACTACCCACATTAATCTTAAAGTGTCTGTATTCTGTTGGTATGGACTCATCTGAGAAAATATCTTCTGCTCTAACACCAAAGTGTTCTGAACGTTTAGCGATGATACTCACATCGTGTAAGAAGTTCCACCCACTTAAGATATCAATATCAGAACGATGAACAATGTCCATCATACGTTTAATCAATGTGATTTCATCGTCCCATACTTCGATGTGTAAGTCAATCTTATCAAAATCTATTCCGTCTGGAAGCTCATCAGGTAGTCCACTCTTTAGTATCTCTTCAACTTTTCGTTCATAGTTATATACGACAGGAAGCTCTTTCTTATTACCATATAAGTAGACTTGTAATCTATCACCTTTGTGGTGTACATATGAGATGAGATTAATTCTATCCTCACCATCAACACTGTTTTCAATATCTAAAATACCAACTCTGTATGGCGTAACGATATCACACTTCTCTTTAAACTCGTGATGTATCATAGCAACAGACGTAATATCACTTCCATATACATAAACACTTTCTGGCATCTTTCTCACATCGTAACGTGATACCTTTCCAAACTTAGGTTTCTTTAAAGCCTTACATATAGAGTTACCAATGCGTGACTCTGTTGTATAGTAAACATCTAACTTATCCTTATCTTCTGCTTCTTTTCTCTGTTTATGATTTCTGTAAAACGGCTTTGTTATCCAGAACGGTCTTTTATAATTCTTTACTAGAACGAGTTTTGGGTTTCTTTCCATGTTCTCGCCGTGTTCTATATACTTTACGACATGTGCATCTTCACGAACCACACCACCGTTTTCTCCGATAATCTCTGGTATATGAAATGCAAATTTAAATTCTCTATTACTCATACTTATCCTTTTATACACTAATGAAAATAGCAACACCTGATTTTTATGACTTATTGAAAGGACATATAATGATAGAGAGTATGATACGTGCAGGACAGACGGCACACTTGGACACAGAAGCTATAAAAGCTTTTGAGAATGATAAAGATATAGAAGCAATCCAGAAAATAATGGATGAGATGGAACAGCTTTATATCCGTGGTAAGCTTCCACAAAATATGAAAGTGATGGAAGATAGAGTAACAAAGGAGTTGTTAACCAAAGCAGGAAATATTCTGACCGAAAGAGTTGGTATTACTTATAAGTTCTACGGTACAAACTATGGTGCACACTGTATTGTAACACCAGCACCACAATCTAATATCGTAAATGTAACCGGGGCTAAGACGTATGAATTTTTAAAGCTAGCGTTTGATGAATACAATATCAAAGCAGAAAACAAGATAGATAAAGTCACTAGGAGTAATCAGACAGAAGCGATTTATAGTTCTGTGCATAAGGGAATGGTTGAGTTAGAGAAAGCACTTTTTACAGGTAACTTTAGAGTAGACTATAAGAATATGAAGATACATGGGTTGAGTAAAGACGTGGTGTCGTTTATAGGAATACCGTTCAGAACATACTTCAAGCATAAGATGACAGCAAGACAGATTATGGCAATTATATTACACGAGGTTGGTCACTCCTTTAATATGATTTCCACGATGCATCAAATGGCTACGACAGTAATGACAACAGCAGATGCACTGGTAAACAATAAACCAAATGAGAAAGAGGTTGTCGACTTAGCAGAGAACTTCTATAATAGAAAGTTTAAGAATGCAAATGATTTGTTCTATCAATTGTTCACAGATGATACAGTTATGTATAATGATAATAAGTACCTCATCAAGAACAATGAATCAACAGCAGACCAATTTTCCACACGATTTGGTTATGGGAAAGAGCTTGTGACAGCACTCGCAATGTTTTATAACATCGATACAGAGAATAAAGAGAGTACTGTAATAGGTGACTTCAAACAGTTCTTTAACTTTGTCATTGCGATGATGAAGCTATATCTATTCTTATTGTTGACATTGGTATTGGTGGCTTCGATATTGATATCTATCGCAGCACTCTCACCGGTCATCATACTCGTAATACTATTAAAAGTAGTGTACAAGATGATAACAAATGGTTCAACCATTTCATTTCTAGGAAGCGATAAGATTGCTGATAAATTAGGGCTAATTGAACAACACGATTATATTGGGTCATATTCTAGCAAATCAATCTACGATGATTTAAAACAGCGTTTCAAACGTGTGAAACTAGATATCATTCGTCAGATGAGAACCTATGACTTATCAGAAGATACAGTAGACGACTACTTGAAACAGATTAAGAAAATAGAACTCTTAATGACAAAGATATCAAATGATAGGGGATTCTTCAGGTTGGTAAGTCACTTAGTATTATTGGAGTCTAAGGATGTCGGTACAGCAAAGTTCTTTATGAACATTGAGGAGATTATGGAAAATGACTTCCATGTCAGAGGCAGAGAATTTAAAAAACTACTACAAAGGTAAACAGAAATGAGAAAAGAAGTATTAAGATTATTCGAGTTAGAGTCAATGGGAAATGATAATGCAAAAGTGTTATACTATGCGTGGTCTTTGGTTCTGTTCAATACAACGACAATTAGGCAGTTAATAGCAGGTAGATATGTTGATGGTAGAGATGTTTCTGAAACAGATATTCAGGCGATTAACAATGTAGTAGACGATTCCGTCAAAAGAGTAGGGTATGATGTGAATAAGTCGGAAGTATACAACTTATTGACGATTATGATTTTTGAGAAGCTTAATGAATGGCGTATGAGAGGGGTGTCGTATGAAAGAGTTGCGAGACACAAGGAGATTGTAGAAGCAGAAAGATTATCACTATACTTACCGTCTATTATGGAAGACGTTGTAACAATCGTATCAGGTGGGAAGTATGTTTAGAGCATGTAGAGATAACGGTCTTATCTCTCGTTCAGATGCAATGAGACTGAATGAACAGACAAATGGGTTCTTATTCGAAATGATACCAAAAGGTTCATACACGAGAAACAAATCGAGGGTAAACTTTGTAGAAACCGAGGAGGTGATTGAAGAGTATCTTGGGACAAAAGAACTCACTCCTATGGAGATGAAGGAAGAAGTGGATAAGTACGAACGGATTAAAGAGAAGTTTAAAAGGTCACTCGAAACAAAACTGTCATTAGAGAACTATGAGATTTTGGAGTCTATGTCTTTTATTAAAGATGATAAGACTCGCCTTATGATGAGGTCTAGAGCATTAGATGTGCTTGCACAGAAAGCGTTGTTGATAGATGTGTTTGGGAATGAAGTAGAGACAGACTTGAATAAAGCCGTCGCATCTTATGAAGATAAGTATGCCTCTTGGACACTTGAAGATTGGGTATTCGTTCTAAAGGAGATACGTGGTGAGGGGGGATTAGCACAGTTAGGGTACACGATTGATGGATTACTTAAAGGTGAGGGGTGTAAAGAGCTTTCACCGTGTGAGGTAAATATGATACAATTCATCACGTCATTACTGATGGCTAAAAAACCAAGAAAGGATAAATACAATGACTTACAACGCTTCGTATTTTAAACAGAGAGAGTCTAATAGAAAGTTCCTAGAGGAGTTGGATAGACTCTGCGAAGAGCAAGATGCAATGACATCTCTAATGATGTTAGTAGATACAGGATTTCAAACATCTCTGGATATGCTTGATAACGGTACATCAAAGGAAGTACTCGTTGCGAGAGAACACTTAAACCTTGTAATGGAAGAGTACTCTGTAAAGATAGATGACTTGAGGGAACTGAACAACCTTGATGCAGAGGGATTCTTTGGTGCTATCTTTGGTGCTATTGCAGGTTTCTTTAAAGCTATCATTGACTTTATTATGGGTCTATTCGGAGGTGGCTCTGGTGGTGGTGGTGGTGGTGGCTCCACCAAATCAGCTGACGATATTGTACAAGAGTCCGAAGATGTAGAAGATGCAACTGATAAAGCAGAAGAAGCTATTAATGATGCTGAAGAAATCATACGTACAGAGACTAATGAAGAGACACATGAGGAACAGAAGACAAAGTTAGAAGAGTTAAAAGAAGAGCTTGACCAACTCAAAGAGCAACATAAACAACTAATGAAGTCAACAAGCTCAAAGACAGTGCAGTTAGTTTCACATACAAAAGAGGTAGAAAAGATACTAGGTATCAAGAGTGTCTATAAAGAACTCACAACTCACTTGCAATTCTACATAAGGCTTTGCGATATGTTATTCTTAGACGATGATGGTATTTTCGATTATGAAAAGATAATCACGAAAGATTTTAACCATAAAGCAATCATACATGAGAGTGAATATTCAACAATACTAACATCTGTAAATAACACTTCTATACAACTACTTGTTTGTGTACAACGTGGACTCTACTTGAACAAACGTATGGTTGGTGCAACAATTATGAAGAATGTACAGATACCAGAGATATCATTCGAAGACGTAGGTAAAGATGATTTGAAAAAGCATAGTGCAGAGTTCGATAGGATTAGTGCGGATAGAGTGAGGTTCCTAGATGCGGTGGTTGCAAACAAGAAGTCATTCGAATCATATCAGAAAGCCATTGAGAAACGTCAAAATGACAAGAAGTTTTATAAGACCCTCTATGGGAGAATGAAAGATACAATTAATGCAGACAAAGTAAAGAACGAAGATGATGCAAAACGCATCTACTTAACCAACTTAATTAAGAACGCATCTATACCTGTAACAAAGTTTATTAGTGTAGGGAATGCACACTTAAAGAGTGAGAAAGATGTGACGTCTGCTGTAAAAGAGTTAGAGAAGCTAAATGACAATATTAAGATACTAACAGAAAAGATTGAGAAGATAACAAATTCAGAAGAGTAAGCTATGATACGGCATTTGCCGTATCATAGTGTCTCTATTTCAAGTTTATAATCATATGTGATTGAGTAGTCATTCGTAATTGTCTTTTTGATAGAAAAACGATTAGAGTCAGACTTGAGGTGTATGAGCTTCTCATTCTTAGGAGAGTATCCACTTACGTTAATAGCAAGTATATCTGTATTGATAGAGGACTTAATGTTCTCTTCCAATACACTGATATTAATATCAATGTTACTAAATGCATCGTTTAATAGAGAGCCAATAGACGTATGTAGTTCATCGATGTTTAAGTTAAACACTTTATCTTTAGAGATGTATAATGTCACAACTGGTGAAATAATAGTGTCATAAATCACATCACTAGCACTAATTACATAGTTCGTATTTCGTATAGGTCTATAAAATATGTCTGTACGTTCTAGTAATTTATTCGTGAGTTCTGGTAAGTACTCTGTCGTATCTGTGAGGATATTCTTTATAATGTCATCGATGTGTGCAATATAAGAGACGTTGTTGAATGCAACATACTTATACTCAAGCATTAAGATATCAATATACTTTACGATTCCTAATCTTGTGTCAATGATAGGGTCGCCAAACTCATCATAGATGATGTCGCCTCGTCTGTGCACATAAACAATATTTCCATCATCATCTAGTATCGTGTCTCCTTTTGTGTGTATAATATTTCTATCTATCTCACAACTACCATCATCATTCTTGATAACTGTAAAAGGTCTTCCATCTACTAGTTCATAAATATCTTTATCGTATGTTGCTTCAACATCATTTTCATATACTTTGTATTTGTTTCCATTGTAAATTTGGTTTACCCTATTCCATATATGTTCAAGTTTAATAGCGAACTCTAACGTAACGTGTTCTTTTGTAATTCCGTATGTTACATCATCATTGTTTACAATATCTGTATCCGATAAGAAGTTTGATGCATCTGTGTCAGAAGAAGTATCAATACTGTCATTTGTAGTGTATATGATAAGAGACGCAGTATCGTTAATCATTACGTCAGCAATTCCAGTATCAGTATACCCATTTGACAGGTCCATTCTATCGTTCTCATTAATGAATAATGAAGAGTCAATACGGATATAGTGCATTCCTGCTTGTGTTGGGAAGTATTGTGATGTTTTATCATCATCAATCGCAGAATGGTAATAAGTAGAACCAACCTCTCCAGAGAGCTTGAGTTGTATGCCAATATTCGATTTATCGTTCTCATAGTCACTGTTACCAACCAACTCTATGAGTACATCATACCCATCACCACTACGAAAGATATGAATATCTACAATATTCACAGAGATATTGATAAATGTGTTCTTTGCATCTATCGTTAAGAAATCAGCTTTTGGTGTATCGATGTGATACACACGGTTCTCTATTACACCAATATCTGTCTCTGTGATATAAAGGAATGGTGTAAAGAAAACTTCTGTATTGTTTAGTAACGTGCGTTTCTCAACATTAGAAAGCGTTTTTAATTTATCCGATACCTCATTTTGTAAAGGCTGACATAACCCATTTGTTACTTCAAACAGTTTACCTGGTTTTATTAACGTATAGTTATCATCAACAATAAGTTTATCATCTACACGCAGTGCGTCATACCATACTTTAGCACGGAAGTTTGATACCGTTGTGGGTGCGTCGATTAAACTATTGTTGTCGTAAACTTTAGAAGCTATATATGTACGATTCGTAATTAAGTCAGTTGACTTATGTATATCAAACTGATACTGCTTTCCAGAGACACCTACTTGGTAGTCTGTGATGATTGCGTCCATTTTACCGTTTGTTCTGTTAATGACCATACCACGAACTGTCTCAAAGTCACGTGTGTCAACGCCACTATTCACAACACTATTTGAAAAGACAATATAATTTAACTTTGTGCTGACACTCTTCTCAACAGTATCACTTACACCACCCAACATAAATGAGAAGCTATCAGTATCGAAGTTAGATAAGTCTAATGATAGCTTACCATTTGTTGTCCATATCTTTACGGTGATATTGCCACGTAGTTTACTGCCACAATAGATACTGTCTACACGCACACGTAAACCATCATCAGTTAGTTGTATAAATGCAGTGGGTTCTGTTGGGTCATAGTAGTCTTCACTGTATGTCTTCTTAATAGTAAAAGTGTTACCATTCAAGTCTTTTCCATATACCTCTACATGATATAATTGTCCTAGATAAGGTTGTGTGTTATCGAACGTATATCCAGAGATAATCCTAGCTGACGCAATAATGACATCTAATTGTTTCACGGGTATATCTGCCATTACCCAGTCTACATTGTTTGAATCTGTAACAATAGAAGTCTGCAACGCACCAACATCGTCAAATTCTACACTGTCACCATCGTGTAATAACTCGACAAAGGCATTGTAGATATCTCTCTTCGTATTTAAAATTATCTTTACGTCATTCACAAGCATAAATGAAACGTCATCAACCACAACATTTGACTCTTTTGGTATAATAGCGGTATAAGTAAAGTCACTTTTTACACCAAAATTTAAGAGTGTCTGCACTTCTATCAACATACGGACACTCGTAGATGATGGTGATGCAAACATATCGATATCGTCACCATCGACTAAGTGAGGATACAAGTCTTCGAATGTCCTAGACATCGCTGGGAACAATCTCCTCTCTAGATTTATGATACTGTCACTGACATCCGTGATTCCAGATACTTCTGCCTCTAGTAACATAGCCAATGGATTTGTTGGGTCTTCCATAATAAAGTCATTCGACTCAATCGCAGATACCAGTCCAGATTGAACAGATACTGGGTCAAGCTCTAATATATCAATTGTCATCTTTCTTCTCCTCATCCACATTATTGAGTGGTTTATCTTTTACTTCAAACTTACTTGTAGGAAGTAAGAATTCTAATGTATTATATCTTAAGTCGATGTATGGGTAACACTCATTCTGGAAGAGTGCTTTAAACTTAGCAGGTACTTCCACAACAGATTTATCACTACTCAAAACGGTTGATTTAATATCACTGTTAAACGCCATCATCGATGTATTAAACTCTTGGAGCAGTGCGGGGTCATCATAGTCAACACCATAACATTTAAAACGTGTTTGAAACGTTGGATATTTTCCAGAGACATCTTCACCTCTACGATAAGTAAACTTCTCACCCTTAGGGTTAGCAATGGGGTATCCTCTCGTCTTTGCAATATGTTTAATCTTAAAGTTCGCATTAAGAATAAGTATATAGATAGCTGAGAAATAATCTGTTTCTCTAGAAGCAATGCAATATGGGTGTGGCATTAACCTACCGTAACGTACATCAGATTCATACGTAGTCCATACGTCAAATAGCTTTGCAACAGGTCCACCAGCAATAGATTGGAATGTGAGGTTTATCTCTATACTCCCTTTAAACTCAATGGTACTGTTCGCGTGTCCCCATTGTTCTCCCACCATACCGGCTGGTGAGTCCCAAGATTTAATCACTTCGTCAGGCATTCCAGATAACTCCAATAGTGTATTCGAGAGCATTGGGATAAATGGAGAGTTGGTATTTGCAATATTGCTAACCAGACCCATCTTTACTTCATACGGTGATAATGTTGCACGTATCAAATTATTCATCTCATTTGGTTCTTTTGATGTATGATGTTGGTATCTTCTATTGCGACTAAGTGATAAGTCACTAAGATTTAAGTTCGGTCGTGTAAAATAGACAAACATCATATCATCTGATTCCATCTGTGGCATAGATGTAATAGGTATGTTAGAGTGTCCTCTTAATGCATTTAGAAGTTGTACATCTTCGTATTTAGAAAACGTAGATGTATCGATGATACTCTTTATGTAATCTTCGTCATCTGACAAATCATAATTTGCCATTATATCTCCTTTATATGGATATGTCAATGAAGTGTCTGGTGGTCATCTAACGTTTTTCGTGATTAAATAGAAAAGGATTATTATGGTTACATCGTTCCTAGATGCAGCAGCGTCTATTTTTAAAGCAGTAGATATCGTCAATGGGGAAGAAAACGTTGAAGTTGATTTAATGTTAGCGAGAGGTTCTGCAACACGTTTCTTATCACAGTTCATTATTGAACCGCAGATTAAAATCTCAACAAGTTTAAAGGGACATGAACATATACAGAAGCTCGTCACAGCAGAAGTAGATATGTTCTCATCAATTATTAGAACAGCTTTTAATGTCATGTTAGAAGTCTATGGTGCAGATGCTAAGTTCGCTATTCAAATATTAGCGAGTAAAGATATGTTTGCAGATAAGATAAGTGCAGAGTCAGACGGATACAGTCTCGGTAAACCAAGTAAAGATGTGGTGAGAGCAAACAACTTCTTAAACAATGGTATTAAAGGTCTAAACATAGATGCTGAAAGAGATACACTAGATAAAGAGAAACCTATCACAAAGGTATTTAGAGAAGCGATATTGACAGCAAACTTAGAGGGAGACAATGGGAAGAGTAGGGAGATTAAAATCAGAGTACTTATCTCAGCAAGTGTACAGTATGTAGAGCCATCATCTATCTATAATCTGGTAGAAGTTGAAGGTGATACAAATTCACTTAGTAGTAGGTGGGATGATAAGAAAGCTGGTGTTATCTCTACATTCAACTTCTTCGTACCACTTGATATTATTAAACAGTATAAAGAAGATAGACTTAAAGATAAAGATGATTTACTCTTAGCTGTGAATAAGAGGAAAATGGTATCTGTATCAAAACTCGCACAAAAGCAAGCGTTGGGGTTTGCTAGATTCTACCAGTGTATCAATACGAATAGCTATGAACGTGAGCGTATCGAGAAGCTAGTTCGTGGAAATATGAGTAAAAAGAGATACAAAGAGAGAGTACTCGAATTTACAAAGTCAATGATTTTTGCTTCAATGGACGATAACTATGAGATGGCAGATATATTTATCCACGACTTAGAAGATGAGATGTCCATACCATATAAAGACTTGAAGAAGAGTGATAAGAATGACACAAGTGAAATCTTGAAATTCTTAGCAAATAGACAATACTAGGAGATAAAATGCTACGTAACTTAATTAGAGAGATTAAAAAGTCTGTCGGTTCAACTGACAGTATCAAAAAGAGAGATGTGCTAATAGGAGTAGACTCTTTAAAGAGAGTCTTAGAAGAGACAATGAAAGTAAATAGTCTCTCTATACAAGATACACTCAAAACAACAAAGGCACCAAAAGTAATTAAACTCTTGGCAACACATGGTGTCAATGTATCAACAGAGGCAGATATTGTTGCTATGTTAAAAGTAGATTATGAGACAATCTATGAGATGATTTCAGAGACGTATGTACTGATTGATGAAGTAATGCCAGAAATATCTATACAGGACACAATCACTATTAAACAATCAGCAGTGTTAGATATATTAGACCACATTGATACATTAGCGAATTACTACTCAGAGTTATTGATGTTGATTGTTTACAACTTGAACGAAGAGACACAGATTATCTACAAGAAGAAAACGGAAGATATTGTAGATGGCTTAGAGAAGTATGAGAAGATGATGCGTATCTATCGTGGAAACGTGAAAAAAGTAATGAATGACATTAGGAAGCTATCAGACGTACGTGTGATTGAAAATGAAGCTGTTCTAAATGAAGTAACATCTAACTTCGATAAAATATTTAAATTACCAATCAATGGATTTAATGGAAACCCTATTCAAGCGATTGGTAAGTGGTGGGTAGACTTTGAACTATATCGTGCAGATAAAGCAGAAGATACAAAGTACTTAGTCGAGTATAAACTACTACAACTAAGAGAGAAGAAAGAGCGTGGGAATGTCACAGTTGAGACAGATGAAGCTATTGCATACTATGAGAAGCGTGTGCAGAAACTCGATAAAAAGATAGCATCACTGAGAGGTGTATAATGTCTGTAAGTAGGATATATCACATTGTGAATAGAGTAAAGTCTATTCAGAGTCAGTATGGTAAGATTGTAAAAGGTGCTACTGTACCAAAAGCACTCAATATGTTTTCTAGAGAGATGAATCTATGTAAACGTATTAAACATGATACTATCACTAAGCGTATAGAAGATAATTACTTCTTAAATCATAGAGGTGAGAAAGAGATAGCGACAGACGAAACCATTATGTTCATTAACAACATTAAGAAAGAGGCATATGAGTGGATTGATATGTTTGATACAAAAACAGTATTGAATATTGTGGAGGGAATAGATGAAATATAAAGTAAGTTATCCAGGGAGTGCATCATCACTCTCTATAACATTAAACGCACTAAGTGAGATGTCTGAACTCACATCTTTATCAGAACTATTCTCTGGCGATGTAGAATCATATAGTGAAGTTGAAAAAGAAATCATTATTGATAAAGCACTCTCAATTGCAGAGAAGCACGACGTATCATTTAAGGTACTCGGAAAGCACAAAATTGAAGATGATGCATATGGTGCAGTTTTTGATGTGGAGAACGAGACATTGGATGCTATTGGTCGCTCTATTATGAGTGGAATGCAGAAAGTCAAGGAGAGTGCTGGAGACTTTTCTAAGAGGCTCTCATTAGCACTGAAGAAACATCCAGCTGATGCTATATCAAAACGCCTATCTGACTTACCAGTGAAAGTTGTTCCTATTGAAAAGAAACACGAAGGGTATATCAATCGTTCTTTCTTAGCTTATGCTCGTGCAAAAGACATCACTTCCGTGAAAGGGTTATTGGATAGTATCGTCAAAGATGACATTACCGAACAACTGAATACACTGAACGAGACGATGGACTTTCTTCTTACGTTCAGGGACACTGACAAAGAACCAAAAACAATTAAAGAAGAGTTGTTAAAGATATGCAAGTCAACAACGATTGATAAACTCACATCAAGTGTGATTAGTAAAGAGAGTGAATTTAAGGTTCCGAAGAAGATATATGGAATGAAGACAGAAATTGATAATGGTGATGTGAAGTTTATTGCAACATCAACAGCACAAAACAATTTCTACTTTGTTGCTGTTGGTGTAATAGAAAGAAACTTTGCTCAGAAAGCTTTAAATAAAGTAGACTTCTCAGAACGCTTCTCTATCACAACAACTTCAAATGCATTTAAGATAACGAACTTCGAACTCGACGTGAACGATGCAAAAGCATTCACCGATGAAGTAGAGAAGGAGTTAATCTATATAAATAAAGAGATAGCAAAGCTACAAAACTTAACAATGCCAGTTATGAGGGGAATGTCGTTTCCAGATGCGACATACTTCGACGTATACAATATGACACACGTTGTTTTATTCTCAAGGTATGCATTATTGATGGACTTATTAAAGACAATTGATATCGCATCAAACTATAAAAAATAATACTATACGTAGGTCTTCCTACGTATAGTATGTAATATTAACTAGCAATAGTATTTATGTTTATATATATATATATTATTGATATGTATAAACAGCTGCGGTAGAAATACTTAACAAAAATACGTAATGGAGATAAGAATGATTAACACATTAATTAAGAATGAGACAGAACAAACAAGAAACGCGATTTTGACACTATCAGAGTTTTGTAGTGTAAAATGCAAATGCGGAAAAGTGAAACTAACAGCACCAAATGGGAATCGTTATATACTACGATTGAATAATGATAAACTGGTAATTGATTTCAAGCCAGTAGATAACGTAAGAGTATCATACATAGAGGAGAAGATAATCATAAGATTGTTTAACTTAGTTAGGTCAAACAGTAATAAAAAGATGAAATTACGGGGTGAGAAGATGAGTGATAAAGGAGTAGAACTCTATCCTGTACCTAAAACAATGAGAGGATTTAAGGAGAGGGTGAGTTGTATCGGATTCATTACAGAAGATATGTGCGTAGTGATTAGTAAACGTGGTATTTTGAACGTGTTCAAGAAGTGATAGAATACACAATGTCATATGACATTGTGTATGCCTTTTTTTTTTACCTATATATTATTATGGTGTAATTGAATTACTAATACTATAATAGTCAGGCATTATAGTATGAAGACATAGACCTGTATCTGGTAATGCAGAATAATATTTAATATAATAAAGGAATAAATTATGGAATATCAATTATTGACAACCACAATAGAGAAATTTAATAAACGACTAAAGGAGGCTGTTGATGGTGGGTGGGTTCCTAGAGGTTCACATCAGACAACGTTTGTCAATGGAAAGGTTCTGATAAGTCAGATGATGAAGAAGAGAGTAGATAGGGATTAATCCCTATCTACTCAGCTTACCTAGTTTTCTTTTTGTTTTTTCATACCCAAACTCATTAATGATGATATCTAACTCACGTTCAATCCATTCAGCAACTAGATGCCTATGACAGAACGCACCCTTACCACAGAAGCACGTAAACGCACTATCTTTATCAATGCACGTCTCAATGACGTTTAGTGGTAGTAACTCCCGTAATACATCATCAAACGCATAGATATACTCTTTATCGTTAATCTCACCTTTCTTATACTTTAATAAAGTGAGTGATTTAGGAGATAACTCTTTCATTTCAAATTCACAATCAATCCACTTAGGTGTAAACCGTGTGATTGGAATCACCCTAATAGACCTGTCTTTCTTTATACTAGCGAAATTAGACGTGTATAATCTAGGTTTGCTACTCCACCAATCGCGTATCATTTTAGCTATCTTTGGGGACCACTCATCTAGTTTAGCGAGGCCAGTGCCAACAGGGTTAGTAGGAAGTACAATGACTCTACCACCATCACTCATCTCATCAAGCTCTTTTAAATATCTCTCAACAACAGATACTTCATCACTTCTATCGGAGAAGTATGCCGCTGGACTACGAGTAGGTTCATGTTTTGTTGGTATTCCGAAACTGTTTGGCTCATCGCGTATAATAGCTTGACCACCCGTTCCTGTGTGCTTTAGATTATCACCATATACATAGAGAAACTCTGTGTGTCTACGACAGACGTCTGGTGTAATAATGTCTTTAAATAGAAACATAGGATTTCCTTAGTAGAATGGATTTGGTGTTTTTACATCATATGAACCAATTTCATTTTCTAACTCTATATCAAATGGTATTGGTCCATTTTGTGGATATGGTAGGAAGTAACTTTTGTACTTCTTATCTACAACTGTCGGTATTTTATGTTTACCCATATGAATATTAAGCCAACACCCATTGTCGTTTGTCTCTACGATATTGGTAAATGTCTCTAAATCCATTTCATTTCCTAACGTAGCACTCCCTTGATAATATTGCTTTGGTGCAACGAATGATAAGAAGTCTTTATCTGTCAATCCATCTTTCTTTAAGTCTGATGCCTTAGAAGAGAGCTGCCACGGAGTACTCCCACTCGCGTCAATACTAGCTAGGAAGTTTCTGACTTTCCTTACAAGTACTTTCTTATCGTATCCCATAGGACCATTTGCATCAATGCCAGTGGTTGGGAGTTTTTCAAAGTAGTCTACATCGACAATCTGTGGGTCGTATCCCTGTGCGATATAACGCTTCACCTTATTTACAAATGATACATAAGACCATCTTGTAGGGTCAATTTTAATAATCTTTACAGCAAATCCCTTAGCCTGCAACTTCTTAGCAACGTCTCGCACCATATCAACAGGTTTAACAGAAATCTCTTTTAGTACAGAACCTGTCTCAGTAATGTATAGCAATTGATATAAGAACTCAAAGATAGGCATAACATCATCTTCGAAGCTAAAGTATACCGCCAGTGGCTTTCCTTTATCCCTCATAATAGGTTTATTGTACAATACAATACTCGCAAAGATAGAGAGATGATAGCCAGACTTATAGTTGTGTGTTAATGCACCAACGGAAGAGAACTCTGGAACACGTCTACCACCCTGATACATTCTGTTAATGCCCTTCCAACCAGTTCTAAAGATATGTTTTGTAACAATACTAGACTCAAGCTTCTCAACCACTTCTGGTTTTGATAAGTCGTCCAAATCGAGTTCAAATAGAATAGCGTCATCTTTATCTCCAGAACCATCTTCAAGTTTATCCACGTAAACTCTCAAGCTCTCTAACCTATCTCTAAAACTCTTGCTGTTGTTTCGTTTATTCATATCCATAGTTTGTGACTGCAAGAAACGTTTTAGTGCTTCATTGTTATAAGCGTCGGAAACAGAAGCTCTAATATTATCAATGTATCTGTATAGTTCATCACCATCTAGTGACTCAACAGACTTAATCATATCTAAGATGGTATCTCTTAAATCTTCATCACCCTCTAAATCACTCGTAGTAGCAGTTTCAATCTTTAAGATACGCACCGTTCTATCCACATCAATAGGTTCACCTTTATTTACAGAAGATAAGAGTGATGCAATAATGGTAGAGAGTTTCATCGTGATACTGTCATCCGATACATTCCATCGTGTAGAAGTTGACTCTTGATAATCTAGTAACTTCTGTATCATCTGGCTACTCTCGTTCTCTAAATTTGCTTTACTCTCTAAGAGTAACAGTAGAATACAATCTACTAAAAGTGTAACAGAATTCATTGTTTATCCTTTAAATTTTCAAACAACAGAATCAGATGGAGATTAACTGAATAATAGAAAAGGATAAATATGTTAGTGATACCTAAGAGTATGTATGGCTTGATGAGAGAACTAAACTTCGACATAGAGAAGTTGAATAAGTATGATAGGAAACATATAGACAATGCAGCAACGTATGTAAGGAACGTGATGAGTGCAAAAAGTATACTTAAGCAGAAACCAGAAAATGAGAACTTATTGAGTACAGACGGTGTGAATCTAATTATTCATGAATCACTACTTGAAATGGATAAAAATATGATTGGTGATGGAGGTATGAGCATAGAGGTATATCGTAAGATAGAAGAGATACGGGCACTGAAAAAAGGCGAGTTAAAACGATGCTATCTTATTATGATGTCACAGAACGATTAGCTTATTACTTGATGTGTAGTCGACTATACATAATACACAGACATTAAAGGATTTATATATGTTAAAAGAAAGATTCGAAGACCTCAAAGCTGTCTCTATTGGCTCGGTACATGATGAAGATGAAGCAGTTTCTCTCATTGCAGGTGCTGATGTAACAACGATGGATGCAGAAAGTGAATCAAATTCACAGAGAAGACAAGAAGTAGCAAAGAAAGTATTTTCTCTCGCAAAAGGGTTAAAAGTTGGTTCTGAGCCGTTAAAGGTTGGTGAGAATGAAATTGCTGTTGGTGACAAAGAGTTAAGTCTCAAAGGGATTGATACAGAAAACTTTGACAATAGTGACCCTGCAGCTATCATCGCAGTAAACTTTGAAGTAAATGCTTCTGAGAGACACCAAGATAGCTCTATTGAAGCTTTCTTCCCAACAGTTGAAGTAGACCCGGCCATAGCTGGTATGAAAGTATCTGTTGCAACAACATACATCGAACGTCCTACACGTAGAACAAGAACAGCAGTGAAACCAGAATCAGTCGCCATTATCAATGCGATGTATGATGTAGAAGGACCACTTGCAGTCAATGATTTAAGACTTATTCCAGTTGTGAATGATGATGGTCATACTGTATCGGATTTCGAGCAAACAATCGTACACCCACAAACGAAAGAAGAAGTCAAAACAGCACCAGTAGAGCTAGGTGTAGATGTAGACCTTATTGCAGAGTCTATGACAGATGTAATGCTTACAGAGGGTGTTCCAACAACAGAAACAATCCTCGCAACACTACCATCAGTAGAAGCTATTGCTTGTGAGATTACAACAAAAGATGATGATGATAATGATGTTATCGATTATATCAAATTCAATCTTGCGGGTATGAATGGTACAACATTCATTGCTGGAGAAGGAGAAGGAGAAGAACAAGGTCTTATCCTTAACATTCGTGGGACACGTGCGTTCAACTTAGCAACAATGACAAAGTATGACGGTACTGAGACTGAGAACCTTAATACATTGCCTATGACATATAATGCAGAGTTAGAGTTCCAAGTTTCTGGTTCTGGTAACTTAAAAACACCACTGCTTACAAACGTAACATCTATCAAACTTGTTGCTATCAGAGATTTAGCTGGAAACATCATTTCATTAGATGATGCCGCAGTAAAAGATATTGTCGATGCTGTCGCTACTATTGTGCCAAAAGGTGTATACTACGATGCAACTATCTCAGACTTAGCATTAGCAAAAGAGGGACCTGTACTTGTAAGTAAGAACCATACAAAGCTGTTAGGTATTGAGCCATTCAGTGTTGCGAGTGTACATACTAGCATTCTTAATGGTGGGAACATAAATGATAACTTAGATGTTAATGCACTCATCTCTTTAGCATACAGCTCAGCAACTGTAAGGGGTATTATCAAAATCAAAAATACACTTGCAGAGATGGCATCATATGTAGGGGGTGGAGAACCAACAACACCAACAGCATTCGTATATCCACTTATGGCAGTTGTTGATTCATACTACGACAAAGTAACATTCTCAGTCAATGACCAGGTAGATGCTGATAAGTCAACTGACAAAAGAGAAGCATTCAAGACTTCATTCGAAGACTTCTTAGGTGTTCACTTTGCAGACATGACAACAAGAACAAGATATAACAGAGTAGCGAAAGCTAGTGGTATTGCATATCATCCAGTCCTTATCGTTCCACCGGCACTCGTAGCTGCTATTGGTTCAGACATTACTGTGAACGGGATGCCTGTTAAGTTAGAGTCAAACGAATCTTCAGTGTTCTCAAAAAGAGCTGTAATGGCTATTGGTACATCTGGTGCACCGAGTGACCCAATGAAAGCTGGGTTTAGAGTAGGTTCATTTGTTAAATCACACGTTGCTGTTGCAGAACGTATTGATAATAACAAATCAAAAATCACTACTGTATCTTATGGTAAACACCACGTCACACTTCCAATCTTCTTAGATATCGAGTTACCAGATATCGCAGAGTATGCGAAGAAAAACGTTAGATACTACCAAGCAATCGCTTAAGTAAATTACATGTAGACTTCGGTCTACATGTAATATTTTTTAATTTGTATATTATTTTGGTGTAGTTCTAAGTAGCTAATAGAACTAACGAATTCAGAAAGGAGAAAATGTGAATTTGATAACACTAGCTTTAGGAAGGGAGAACAGTTCACATATGGCGTATCTGAACGATAATCCAGAAACATTGTTCTCTATCGCTTCATTTACAGCAAAGAGCCAGAGTAAACTACTAAAGAATCCAGAGATGCTGGAACTATTTAATCGGTTTGTAGAACACTATAAATTGAACGATAGAATAGAGACTGTCTACAAGCAGATGTGGAAAGAGTTATCCAAAGGTGCTGATATACAAAAAGCAGGATACTATATGAGAGAGTTACTATCTTATATGGATATCACTGTGATTAAAGAGTTTATACTCAGGGAGGGAATGACTGCACCAGATAGACTAAAAGAGACATTCAATATGGATAACGAGAAGAACGCTATTGAGTCTAGAGACCAGACTTATTTAAAGAGTGAGTTTATAGACTTAATGACAATCGTCATAGCTTCTAAAGTGCTGATACCACTAACGGATATGTTGATTAAGCAATACACACACGAAGCATTGTTCATTATCCTAAAGAGAGGGTATAAAGAGTTCACACAGACTGAGCCAATGTTGAGACTAGAACGTTTCATCACATCACACATTGATAAGACGTCTGGTGGAGAAGAGAATAGAATGCGAGTCTCTACTATGGTAGAGAACATTGGTTCAACAGAGGTGACAGAGTATGTGTTAGGGACGCTTTTATTCAAGACATTCCCAACTTATGCAACCATTAAGAACCCCCCATCACATAGCAACATCATTGGTGGAATGTACTACTTGGTGTCTAACATCTTCAACAGCAATAAGAAATCAGAGCATAAGTTTACTGTGAAAGGACCATCTTCTACTGGTGATGCTGATAGTGAACAGTCTATCTTTGAGACATATAGACAAGCAACACCATATAGCCCTGGTAAAGTCGAGGTGATGCGTAAACAGTATCGTGATATAACAAGACTAGCAAAAGACTTCGGCATAAAAGATATGTCTCTTGTTGAGAAATTCTTGAAGATGGCTGAACCAATGTTTGACAGTACACATATCTTACATCCGTTCACTGTGAATTTATTAAAACTCACTATGACAAAACGTATATTAGGATTACCGTACGATAGTCCATTAGCTTATCCTGTACTAGAGAGGGAACAAGTTGTAAATATGGCTGTTGTGTTTGCTGCTTACGCAATAGAGAATGGTCATGCACCGATGGCAAAATATATGTTGATGTCAGTGGATACGACATATACGATAGGTAAAGGTAGAATTACAAAGCCGATACGATTATATTCTGTAAAGAGAGAGCTAGTAGAAGAGCTATCGAATGAGTATAGAGTATATGTAAAGAAGAGTAAAGATGACAAGATAACAGAGGTCATCAATGCGATGACAGACTCTATTAACTTGGGTCACTATACATACCTACTAGAAGAACCATATAGAGACGTACAAGAAGACTATATGGGACAAACACCAGATGTGCGAAATGACTTCGCCAGATATATCAAACACATAAAGGAAATATAATGAACCCATACTTAAACGAACTAAATAATCAAATGACACAACAAGCACAGCCAACACTAGATGAGCAAACAGCAATGGTGCAAGAGACATTCGACTTACACTTGATAAAACTCAGAACAATGAGAATCAAGAGTTTCGAACTTACTGAGACACTTGCTACGAAGAACTACCGTAGAGGTAAACACCTAGTGCTAGATGATATGTCAAAGGCAGGACTGCAAGAGGACTTTAGTAGATTTAGAGAGAATGCGTTTTCAGTAGAGAATTTATCGAACAATTACTCAAACATTGTCCAATATTCACCACTCGCATCAGAGGCAATGATTAAAGGTGGATGGGGAAAACGCTATGCGTTTGAGCTTACGCTCGTTACAACAAATGAGTCGCCAATACAAGGTATGGGGTGTACGGTAGAAGAGACTGTCATCTCTGGGTATACTTATGGTGCAGATAAGACACTACAAGGAACACTGGACCCAAATACAGAGTTTATCGTTGACTCTGTCTCTATCTATCAGAACAATGTACTTAGTGAGGCATATAATGTATTGTCTAATCCATACGGAACGACAATAGAGTTTGATTATGAGAAGATGGAGATTATGGGAAAACATGAGAAGTTGTATAGTATCAGACCAACAGACTTAAGTTTAGACTTTATGGCATCCGGAATGAATGGTGACAATGCTGTGGTATCAACTATCGATACAAAACCAATAGAGAGTAAATCGGAACATAACAATCCTATCGAGTCACTAGGTACAACACTCACAAATATATCGTTAGCACACGACTACGGTATGAAAGAAGAAGATAGATACAGAGTAGGTGCGAGAGCGGCAACGTACGTGAGCGAGCCAAAATTGGTAATGAACACGTTTTTCAACTGGTTGAGTAAGCGTATGTTTGACAGTACATCGAGTTTTACATACAATACATTGGTAGAACTATTCAACGAGATAGGTATCAATGGTGAAAGATATGTAGATGACAATATGCTCCTGGTTGAAACGAACGCGAATGTAGCAAGTAATCTATATGATGCTGATGAAAATAGTGGTGAGTCTATATTAGATACAACTGCCCATATGTTTGTCGATGCACTACAACCAATTATGAAGAAGTTTGCAATAACAGAGATGCATATCACAGTATCCAATATGAACATAGGAAATAATGTTGTAGTAGACCTCATTAACGACCATTTGATGTTCTCAAGGGATGGTATGAATCCAGTAACAGTGTTCCAAGCAATTGTGTCTATGGTACAGACAACTGTATTCCCATTGGTGTCGCAAGGAAGAGATATTGGATTAGGGATACTCATCAATAAGATGGGTGCAAGAGTAGAGGTAACAGTAGGTGGAATAGGGACAAAAGTATCGTCGTTCAGTACTTATGCATACTCAACGATGAGTCCTGTCATAGCAAACTACGATGAGCAAACAACAGCGTCTAATAATGTAAAAACATTATCAGAAGCAATTATAAATATCTAAGAGGAGGTATTATGGAAGAGTTACAAAAGTTTTATAAGAGGTTCTTAAAGAGCCTCTGTCTGGATGTAGAAGATGATGTCGTGATGGTTGGAAACTCTAAGTTAATGGTACAAGGGTATCCACTAGAGTTGTACAATGTGAATAAGAGGTATCTAATTGATGGGGAGATTAGGGCAGTGATTTTCAACCCACTCTATGAAAACCTAATCAGATATAGGAACCAATCAAAGGAACCAATCACAAACAAGATATTAAAGATTATAGAGTTGAACTTAAACTTAACACTAAAATCTATCTTGGTGTCGTTTGTTCAGAACCAGATTAACAAGGTAGATTATGACTTTAAGACAGTGCGTTCAAATGGTAAGTTCTTCTCAACAGTAGAAGGTGCAAAGAAAGCATCGAAGAAACTCTATGATGAGACAATGCTATCTAACTACATCAAGTTCTTGGAGAGTGGTGATAAGATTGTCTCACTGCATTATAGAACGAACATTGAGGTAGATGGTGAGAAAGTCCCTAGTGCTATGGTTATTAAGCATAAGCTATTAGAATCAATCGAGTCAGAGACAGTGAAAGAACTGTATCCAAAGTACAGAAGAATAGACAGTGAAGTATTGATTGCGTATCTAGAACACATTAACGATATGTTTGGTACAAGACTAGGTTACTCTGTATTAGCAAAACATACAGTTGCAACAACGCTCATTAAGTCAATCGTAAAGATAACCGATGTACTTGACGAGATTGAACCAATAGCTACACCTGACTCTGGATATGTTTCTATGTTTAACAAGACACTAACCTATAATGACGTAAAGAAACTTTCTAGTTTTACATCAATGGCATCGGCGATACCATACATCGACATTAAGGATAAAACAGAAATCAGGTATGAACAACAAGAAGATACCGACACATCTGAAGAGGAGTCAAACAATGGAACAAACATCGTACCACTGTCAGACATCATACCACAACTTGCACAACAACAAATGCAACAACAGTATGTAGTTCCACAACAGCAAATGCAACAACAACTACAACAACAGTATGTAATGCCACAACAGCAGACACAACAACAAATGCAACAACAGAAGACCTATCCATATGTAGACAACTATGGGAATGTCATAAACTTGATGAATGGTATCGAGATGGTAGTGGCTCAGAATACGCAAAATGGACAGATGGCTGTTACACCATATGTGTATGGTAAAGGACAACAACAAAGTCAACAGGTACAACAATATAGTTATAACGTGCCACCACAACAGACACAGCAATACCAACAAGCACAACAGGCATATCCACAATATATGCAACAAGGATACATACCACAACAACAGAACACAAAAATAACAAGAACATCTATCCCATAGGCACGTGTGCCTATGGGAGGTGCTACATATTTGTTTTTTGTATAGTTGTTGTTCCGAACGTCTTTAATACGTGAATATTTCCATTATAATCAGAGGAGCATCGTATATTGTTTAAGTCCATCACTTCGTTCCATAAATGTCTATCAATCTTTAACGTCATAAGTAACCCATAGAAGTCACCAATATAAGCACGTGCATTGACTGTATTGAGTTCTATCTCTACTATATCTTTATCATTAGCAGTAATAACTTTACGTACTTCATATTTCTTACTTTTATCAACTACACGTTTTCCAACTGTCACGAATTTATCTAGCATTATCTATCCTATTTTTAATGTCTTTTTATACTTATATATTATTTAAATGTAACCTACAACAAAGGAGAAAGTATGCAGGTAGAGTTAGATAAAAAAGCGTATAGTGCAACAGCACTTTGTCCACAAGCGAATATGGATTCGTCTAGTAGAAAGTATATGTTCTTTACACAAATGGGTAACGCTGTTTCAATAAAGAATCCAGATACACCATATATCATCTCAACACTAGAGAAAGAGTTTAGAGAGATGAACTATCATCATCGCATAAGGTGTAAGTTCGAAGTCATAGCAATACTGCCATATTTTGAGCTAGGAAAAGGTACGTACGGCGAGATAGAAGATGCAACCTATGTCAACGTGATTTATAAGAACCTAGATGAAAACAAGCTAGGATTTATTAAAGTAGATAGATGGGGGAAGAAAGATAAGAAGTTCGGCTACGAACAGAAGTTCACGAAAGATATGATGAACCTAAGAGAAGGTGGTATCTATGACACTTTAGACTTAACGTCAACAAATGCAGAGAAAGATGGTATATTTGCATACGGAAAGAACTGTAGTATTATGTATACCAGTAAATCAGAAGTAGCAGAAGATGCATTCTACATCTCTGATGCTTATCAAGATATGTTTGAAATGGACTTGTTCTCGTCCTTTAAGACATACTCTGACGGTAGAACAGTACTATTAAACGTGCATGGAGATGAGAATGAATATAAGCCACTCCCTAGAGTAGGAGATATTATTGGTAGTGGTGCATTGGTCATGGCAACCCGTGAGATGGACGATGATAACTTCTTATCAAATTGTAGTTATAAAGATTTGTCTTATGTTGACTATATACACGACCATCTGTATAAAGTAGACTCTCCAGCCGCACGTGTTGTTGATGTCACCGTACTACACAACCCTGACGGTAAGAAAACAAACACTTTATCAGTAGCACACGACATGCTCATGGAGCTTGCGATGAACAAGAAGAGTTTTGACCTAAACTTCATCAACAGATGTAAACATTACAGTGACACACATAGAGATGTAGACTTTGAGAATGAACTATATGTAGAACTAGTCAGACTACAAAAGCTTTATCACCCTAAAGTAGACAGACAAGTGAAGAAACAACGTGTTCCTACATTCACCATAGAGATTACGTTGCAATACACAAGAAAGGTAAACGTTGGATTTAAACAAACAACAACACATGGTAGTAAAGGGGTTATCTCTGTTGTTGTCCCTAAAGAGATGATGCCTGTCGATGCAAACGGAATTCGTGCAGATATCATGATTGTATCGAACTCAAATATGCACCGTATGAATTTAGGAAATCTAGGTGAGGGGTATGTTGGGACAGCAGTACGTGTCTTAGATATGAAAATAAAAGCATTCATAAACACACGTAATGGTAGTGTGAAAGAGTTTGTCAATGACAACCTATCTGAATTAGATAGAATGTATATCGGTCTCTTTAAGTTAGTGAATCCAGAGAAAGCAATGATACTAGAAAACGCAAAACCGGAACGACGTGCGAGGATGTATCTGTCGTTCTATAAGTCGCATATATCATACCCAATACCATTAGGTGTAAAAGGAGAAGATGGTAAAGCGACAAAGTTCTCAGTGATTATGGATAAGATACGTGAGTCAGAGTATGCTATTAAAGAGGAAGTAGTAAAGATACCAACATCCGACGGAGGATACGAGATGAGTGTCATGCCAACACATGTGCATACACAATATATGTTCTCTCTGAATAAGATTGCAGATGATGGGTTGGTTGTTGCGAGTTCTAGACTTAATCCGTTAGGGATACCTGTTGCACCACCGACTTCTCAAAAAGAAGGTTCTGTCATCAATGAGAAATCAACGAAGTGGTCTGAGACGGAGACACGATTTGTGGCGAGCTACTGTCACCCAGCTGTATTGGCAGAGATGAGAGACCGTTCCTTAGCAATGAAGACAAAGTATCACATTGCTAGGAAACTACTCGATGAACCAAAGCCATCCAATATCGATAAGATTGTAAACAGAAAAGAGATTCCGTTTGGAGAAGAGGTCGTATTAAAGACACTCAAAGGGATTACCCAATCAATAGGGTTAAATTTAAAAGGAATAGTACGTGACAAAGACTGAAGTTGACTTGAACACTAAGATAAATGACATAGCACGTTCAGTAGGATTAACAACACGCTACGATATTAGAGACCATTATAAAAGTGGTCTCTACGGAAAGAAGACACTTGTATCTACACTAAATGATGTTTACAAAGATATGTTTATTTATATACCAGTAGATAAACTTCAACAAGCATTAGAACAGTTCAACATACTCACATTTAAACTCATTAATGATGTGTATAATAAGTATGGATTCGGGCACGATAAGTACATGTCGTTTATGCCAACATCTGATATTTATGAAATTATAAACAATGAGAATATTAGAAAGGTAAAACGAGAACTATTGGATAACCCTAACCCAGTAAATGTAAAGAAAGTTTACCAAGAGACAAAACGTGTCATTAACGAGGAGATACGTGAAGATAACCAAGTACGTATAGGATACTTGACAGAGTCTTTTAATACAAAGCAAGGAGACCAATGTTTAGCACTAAGAGGGTTCGGTAATGACATTGCTGGCGATATCTTCAGTACGATTATTCCAGAGTCCTATGCTGAGGGATACACGGACTTGATTTCTGAAGCGATTGATTCTCGTGGTGCTGTTACTGCACTCTTCTATTCGTCACAATCTATTAGAGATGCTGAGTCGTTTGCAAAGGCGACGCAGATTATATCAGAGTATGTGCAGAAGCTAAAATATACAGACTGTGGTTCAAAGGTTGGGATACAACGGTTTGTTAGACCACCAGGTAAGACTGAACATGGGGACTACTACGATGGTGATATACAACATTTGTTAGGTCAGATGTATAAGATAAACATTGAAGACGAGTGGAAGACAATTACGAGAGATGATACACATCTATTCGGAAAGACAATATATGTCAGAACAGCATTGTCTTGTACACTTAAGGACAATAAAGAAGTATGTAGTGCTTGTTTCGGTAAGCATGGGTATGCGAAGCACAAAGCATTCAACTTAGGGCAGTGGTCTTGTACAAAGGTAAATGAGCCAGCAGTACAGTCATTGCTCTCTGCAAAGCACTTCATCGTATCAGCAGATGGTGGTATCTACGTATTGAGCCGAGACTTATCTAAATACATTAAAGTATCTGATATTAATTTATCATTTACAAGGTTCTACAAGAAATACAAACGCGTAACACTCTCTGTTAAGGTGCGTGAGTCATATGGGTTTAAGGACATCACAACAGAGAGAGATGTCATGAGAGTCTCACCAGAGAGAATTTCTAATGTGAAAACAGTCGTTATCAAGTTAGAAGATAGCAAAGGGAAGATAGAAGAGTTAGAACTCAAGATAGGTGCAGGTAACAAGTCCGGGGCATTCACATCCGAGTTCTTAAAGCATATGGTAACATATGGTAAGACAATGAATGGTGATAGTTATGAGGTAGATATCACAAACTGGAACTACAAGACACCGTTCTTATTCATACCAAATCATGTATTCAACTACAACCAACTTGTAAAGAACCTGGAATCACTCATGGGTTCTGGTAAGAGTATTAATGGTGGTAAGATTGAGTCTCTAGAACGTATTCTAAATGAGACCTTCGACTTATACAATACAAAGCTAAGTCTGCACATTTCACACCTAGCCACAGTTATCTATGGACTAGCGTCAAAAGACCCATCAAAGACGAATTATATGATGTCTAGAGGGCTAGATGCAAAGGTTGGTACAATACGGACCATTACAAAGTATCGTGGGTTTACATCAATGGCTTCTACTGGGACATTGCAAAATATGTTTACCATACATAATATTGAGTCTGAGATGAAAGAGCCACATAACTTAGATGTACTCATAGACCCACAAGGATTTTTAGATAACTACGACTAAAAAAAGGAGCTACAATGAAGTTAGTAGAGGGAAACCAAGTTCTCAGGTGTATGCCTGAGAACAATGAGGAGGACTTCTTTATGAAAGACTTCTGTCAGACACTCGTGACAATGAAGATGTTACGTGTGAAAGGGAAGACAACGTTCGTCCCAAAAGACAAATACTATCTTCATAATATTAGAGAGAACGAGTATACCATTCTCTCGTCTGACGCACAGTTTTTTATTTATAAATTTGTCAGCAGATTTGGTGCAAAGAAACTCTCTCCGGTTATCGTAGATGAGACTGAATATGATGACATTGATGTTCCATTTAAGAACACATTCGAACCACGCGATGAACAGGAGTTCTTTATTAATGGTATGTTGAAAGAACGGAATCCAGATAGAGTACTTGTAATGGCACGTACTGGATATGGGAAGATGCAACCAGACGATACGCCAATACTCACAGAGCGTGGCTGGGAAACAATAGGGAGTTCATACGTAGGAAAGAGTGTCACAACATATAATGGTAAAGAGACGTTTATTACAAGTGTATCAAAACACTATAATAAACAGATGTATGAGGTAGCACTGAAAGATGGTAGAAAAACGGAGTGTGGTCTCGAACACTTGTGGAAATGTAAGATAGGGGGACTAGAACAAACGATTAATACGAAAGTATTAAAGGCTTGTCTTAAGACAAAGATACGTGTTGAGATACCATTGTTTAAACCTTATAAGACACACGCACTATCGGAGTTACACTATATAGCATCAACAGTATTGATGTTCGGTGTATGCGGTGATGACTATATGATGCTTGGTGAGAGTCACCTATCTAAACTCTATGGGGTAGTAAGTGACAATGAATTTAAAGTGGTTGGCCAGAATATATCATTTACACACTTTAAAGAGGTGACATCCATTGTTCGTAAGATGAGACATAATCCAAGTCTTTACTTTGCAAAATTGACAGTAGAAGAACGCCATTCAATACTAAGAGGTTTTCATTTAGAAGGAATTAGGAATAACAGTGGGATAAAGTATGTGACAACCAATAGAACACTCTATGAAATTGTAAAACATCTACTTTATTCAACAGGGTATCAAGTAGACATTAAATATGAAAATGTTGTCTATGTACTCAGAGGGTTTGATGATTCATATGTCGAAGTCGTGTCGTGTGAACCGACGAGAGTCTGTAATGCGACGTGCATTGAAGTGTACAATGAGTCTGAACTCTATGTCACAACAGATTATATCGTAACACATAATACTTATATGGCAAACTTAGTTATCTCAAAGTTAAAGAAACGTACACTATTTTATCTGTTAGCTGGACACATCAGCAAGTGGATACTAGACATCAAGACATACTTTGATGTAGAGGATGATGATATATTTGTACTTAGTGGCAAGAAGTCATTCTGTAAATTGATGGGTATGGATAAAGTACCTCCATTCATCTTGGTAAGTGGTTCTACGTTCCATAACTTTGACGAATACTTTTTGAATACCATTAAAGCAGATGAGACTGAATATTGCATTACTCCGAAAGAGTTTATGCGTAAACTAAAGATACACACATTCGTCAATGATGAAACACACAAGAGCTTTAGCAACGTCTATCGTGCAGTCTTAGCACTAGACCCAAAGAAAGTCATTGGTCTAACAGCCACATTGATTACAAAAGACAAAGCACTGAACCGATTCCACTACGGACTCTTTACAGAAGATATGCGTCTAGACTTACTGACGTATAAAAGCTATATTAAGTTAGAGAATGTTGGGTATAGTATAGATACCGCTAGAGAGTTACGTGTGAATGGTGGGTATGGTTACAACCACGATATGTTTGAAGATATCATTATCAGAAATAGTAGACTATTAGAGGACTACTTAGAGATGATAAGACACTACGTAGATATGTTCTATATAAAAAAGAACAGAGGAAATGACAGATGTCTCATCTTTGCATCTAGTTTGAAGATGGTGACTGTCATCACAAATGCCGTTAAGGAGTGGTATCCTACGCTAGATGTGAGAGAGTATACTGGGAAAGACAAGTACGAGAATGCATTAGAACCAGACATTAGAGTAACACACCCACAAGTCTTTGCAGAAGCGATTGATGTGAAGAACCTTATCTTTACACTAAACACGGTGAACATAGACAGCATTGCCACATATATACAGATGATTGGTAGACTTAGGGAGATTAAGGGGTTCGATGTGAAGTTTGTACAGTTATACTGTAAGAACATACCGAAACACTTTAAGTATATTAGTGGGAACAAGGAATATGTTGTTCCAAGAGTTGAGGACTATATTATTGGTTCTTATAACAAGATGTTAAGATATTAATACACAGTACCACGTGGTACTGTGTATCCTTTTTTTTTACTGGTATATTATTAAAGTAGTAATTGAGTATATAGTCAGGCAATACTCAAGTGTTCATAGTCCTGTAACCGGTAATGCGGATTAATAAATAACAAATCATAAGGAATAACAATGGTATACTTTGACATTAAAAAAGACGGAAAACTTCAAGGGAGATTTATCCCATCAATCCATATCCCAGGGATTGTGTCTGAAGAAGATATAGAAAAGTCCTTAGTTGGCACAAATAAGATTATATTAGAGTCAGACATAAATGAGATTGCAAAATACGCATCAAAAGTATCTGGGAAATCAGAGGGAGAAATAGTAGACAAAATCCTGTGGGGGGATGATGACAAGTTACCAATGGACTATCTCTATATGAGAAGAAGACATAGTGGAATTGAACCTTTATACACAGACATGCCAGAAATGGAGATGAATGAGAGGACAATGAAAATTATAGAGAAGTTTAGTAAACTATTTAAAGAGAATAATCTCAAAGAGATAAAATATATCCTGGACGTTATGTCCAAAGGATATGAGTCCATCTATAAAAGAGATTATGGGTGGCACATTAAGGTTATAGAAGAACTCGAAGCTGGAACAATTCCAGCAATGGTGTTTGGTGCTGCCCACATTATTAGAGACCCTTTAACAAAAGGTGATATGAATCTCATAGACTTAGTGAAGACACTGGGTTATGAGGTTGTGGAGGTGGTCATCTAGACCACCAAAGCTCTTTTCTTTTTTGATTATAGATAAAGGATATCCATGTTAGTAATAAACATATCATCACCAACACTCATCAATGATGAAGAACATGAACGAACTATTGTGCAAGTAGATGATGACCCATCATTCGATGACCCACTCATTGATGATGACTCAGATGAGAATCTATTTAGAAGACAATATGATGAATCACTCACACCAGATAAGAAGTATTATGTTCGGGCAAGATACTACTTAGACCCAGGTGGATACCAGGGGTGGTCAAACGTCTATGCATTTACAGCAAGAGATGTAGATGAAGTAAACATCAAGATGGAACGACCTGTACTAGCAGTAACACCAACACTCTCAATTCCATACTTTGATAAGTACAGCACACCAACCAGGGACTTTAGAATAGACATCACACCACACGACTTAAATAAGTCACATATAGACTCTATGTCTGTGATTATAGAAGATATGCAAGGAAACACAAAACTATACCTAGACGACATTAAACAATTAGATACACATATTACAGTACCAAAACAACTCGCTATCAACACGCCGTATATTGTAAGAGCAATGGTAAAAACACATAGTGGTTCTGTTTCAAAGTTCGGTTCTCTACTATTTAAGACATACAAAGAGGACAATGCTTTCAAAGTGATAAGGGAGTCTATTGAATATGATAATGGTGTTCCAATTAAGTTTAACTTAAAAGCACACATTACATTCGAATCGTATGATGTAGAAGTAATTGATATAAAGTATGAATCAACATACAATGATGACGATATTGATTCTACATCGGTAGATGTGTCAGAGAACGTCAACGATGATACATTGTTTGTCAGAGTACGAGGAACATTGAACGGAGAAAAGACAAATTGGCACTACGTATTAAGAACATAATATTTTATTCTTAATCACATTTATGTGCAGAGATAACAAATTACAAAGGAATAAAATGAAGAACATGAAACCACAAACAGTAGAGTTTATAAGAATGCTTGTAAATGAAAAAGAAGTGGGTGTTATCGACCCAGCGTACTTAAGATTAAGACAGATTATCAAAGACTCACACGAGTCAAAAGAATCATTCTTGAAGTGGGAAAAAGGTTGGGATAAGTTGGCAGACTACAAAGTATCAGACAAGACTAAAGAGAAACTAAAAGAGAAAGGGTTTGGTGTAGATATTAGTGTCTTCGAGAACGTCATCTTATTAACAAAAGAGAATGTTAAGTATATGTTAGATTATACTGAGGACACAATCCGTAAGTTTGTAGATGATGAAGAAGTATCTGCAAAAGCTGAAGATGAAGATATTGCATATGCAGTAGAATGTTCTTCCATAGCTTTAGAAGACCTGTCGAATTACATCAAGTCAGAAGTAAGCAAATAGTAGTATGGTGCATATGCACCATACTACTAGAGCTCTACTTTAAAGCTTGGTTTGTTTGTGATATTGTGTAGAATAGTCAACGTGTCATTCAGTCTAGCTGGACTATAATAACTTGGGGAAACGAGTCTAGGAAGCACACCAATGAGCATCAAAGCTTCAGCGACAATCTCGCTACAAAACCATCTCTCTCTACTCTGAATATCTAGTGGTAGTAGTTGCGTTAAGAAGACACCTAAGTAGTCATAACCACAATTTCTCTGCGAATAGAAGAATGACTTAAGTAAGGCTAACTCGTCTACACTGACATTCAATGTAATGAATTCCCAATTTCCACTATCGCCACTAATTCTCCTCTCTCTTACACCACCATCTATTGATGACGAGGTATGCCAAACACCATCTACAACAAGCTCAACGTGAACAAAGTCAGGTCGTTCAGTACGTTGTAACTTCTGAACATAGTATATTCCTTTTGTATATAACGATGTTTGCTTTTTATAAAAAGCTACTTTAATCTCCATAATCTTCCTTTAATGTAATTGTGACTGTTGCTTCAACATTAAAACTAGAACAGTCTAATGGTAAGTTGTCAATTGTTGACGTGTTAATGAGTTGTAAGGCACACCTATCAGAGGTCTTCTCAATGACCCGAAAGTCAAAGTTCTTAATCAAGTCTAGTGAGATAGACACAGTATAATCTCTTCCTTGTGGATTATAGAATGAGAACTCAAATCTACCATATTTATCTATCACACACACACTTCCAGATATCTTATTAAGCTCTGTATTGATGGTTACAAGTCTCTCATCAGCCATCATAGTGTCAACGAGTTTCATAATAGTATCATTGTCATTATCACCTAACTTTTCAAAGACATTCAGTAATGTCTTAGAGATATAGAATAGCTCTCGGATACTCTCTTTCTTACTGTTTTTGTAGAAAGATTCAAACTCCTCTTCAGTTGGGCTATAAGAAGACAATTGCATAGTTCACCTCTATGGTTGTTGTGCTACAATCTAATGCTTGCTCTTCAAAAGATGAGATATCAATGAGTGATACTTTGACTGTTTCATAGTCAATCGTCTCTTTCTCTACTCTTATAGTATGATTGTTATCGATATTCACAAAGCTATTGAATTCTTTTCCATCTGGATTGCCCACTTTAATATACCCCACACCATCAGACGTAGTGATGAAAATATCACCTACTTGCATTGTGCTGTCATTGTTATCTGTTGTACTTAATTCCAATAACTCTAATAAAGAGAAGTTATCCAATTTTAAACTCCACCAATGTGGCATGCCATACTTCTCTACATACTTATCAGAGTATATCTGATAGATATTTCCACGACCTTGTCTTAGTGACTTTGCTTCATCTGTTATGCGTCTATCTACCATCTCTACACGTGTGTCATAGTCGGATAAGTCAGCAGCATTATTTGCCTGCTTCCTATAATAGTCTAGTGCAAAGTCTAATGTTGCGGTACTGTCTTCTTTAATCCCACGTTTGAGTTCGACGATATTCACAACACCCATATATTCTGTAAAATCCATATTACCTCCTAATCAAAAAAAGAAACAGTATACTGTATGGGAAGACCCATACAGTATATAATCATTAAAGTTCAGACGCGTTATCGTCTTCAGTAGCACTACAATCGATAAGTGGTACACCAAATACCCCTCTAGCCGTATTTAAGATACCACATACACCAGAAGTCTTGAGGTACTCTAAATCTTCATCAGTCATTGTTCTTGTTTCAACGAGTGTGATGAGTTCTTCCTTAGCAGTATCAACAACGTTCTCTACTTCAGTAAGGCGTGTCCCAATACCTTTTGTAACAGTACCATCTTCTTCTGTTACGTCATTAACTTGTTTCTCTAACGCAAGAGTTCTAGCATTGACGTCAGTAAGTGAGCCAGTTCCACCAGAGATAACATCGTCAATACGCTTCTCAGTTGCAAGTTGTGCTTCTCTTCCAAGTGCAATCTCCTCTTCAATAGATTCAATATTAGTCTCTGTTTTGGAAACTCTATCTGAGACAGCTACGATAGATGCTTCAACACCATCGAGTCTAGATACAATAGCATCTACTTCTTCAGACAGTGATGCGACTTCCTCTTTTACGCCATCAACAAGTTCCGCTACTTCAGTAACAGCCTCTTCTGACGCAAGCATCTCTTTGATAGCATTGTACTTCTCAACGAGTGAGTCAAACCCATCTTCTGAGTCAATCTTATCGAGTAAGTCAAGTCTCTCTTCAACACCACCAAGTTGTTCCTGTACAGCTAGGAGTTCTGTTGCAGACTTTGCATCACCAGCATCAACGTACCCTTTGATAATCTCAGAAAGTTCTCCTAAGACTGATTGTTGTAAGAGAATGAAATCTTCTTTTGTCATATGTGTTCCTTTTTTATTTTGTGTAGTCTATTTAATAAAAAAAAAGACTATCACAGAACAGAGAGAAATCTCTGTCCTGTGTCGTTGTTACTCACCAATTGTTGTTTCATCTCCATCAACTTCTGTTAATGTTAATGATATAGGTCTTGGTACTCTATGGATAGTGAGACAAACTTTAACATTGTCTTCATCAGCACTACAATCTTTTAGCCTAATATCTTCAGTAGACTCCTCCCAGAAACGTCTGTCTTCAACAACAATATTACATTTTGTCTCATCGACTTTCTCTACACTGATAGAGACTGGGTTTCTACCATATGGAGTAACGAGTAGTGAATACTCATCTACTGAACTAAACCCTTGTGCAGTGAGGTCTACCTCAGCAATCCCTGTCTCAGACGTAATAGTCTCTTCTCTTACGATGGTCTCTGTACGTCTGTTTAACTCTGTAAAGACAGTCCCTAGTGCAGCGATAATGTTTGCACCATTCTCTTCATCAGACATAAGTTCCTGGACTGATAAGAGTGTTTCATTAATCTTATCGATGTCTACATCATCTGCTAACTCTGCGGCGTCAAATAGCTCTTTTAAACGGTTGAACTCATCTTCTACTGCATCAGTAAACGCATTGTGTCCTTGTGCTAAGATGTCGATGTTCGACATCATTGCTTTAATAGTGTTAAACTTTGAAGTAGTGAGAGTCATATCTTCAATCACAATCTTCTGGTCTTGTAAATCTGTTGCCATATTAATCCTTTATAGTGGTCAGATAATTCTACTCATTGAGTATGTCAATAATTTCTTCGTGTGACGTTGCTTGAGACACTCTAGCGATTCTCTCAGTGAATGTGGATATAGTCGGAAGCAATGTTGCAACAGTATCACGAAGTTTTTCACTGTCAGAATATCCTGCATCATAGAGTGCATCACAGTCTCTGATTGTTTCTTGTTCTAGTTCTGTAAATTGTGTGGTGTCTACACCTAACTGTAAAACAGCTTTTACTAGTAGTACTCCTAGCTTTGAGTTCGCTGTACCGACATCAATTGCTTTTCCACCAGCCACTTTAAGTACGTTCTTGCCTATGAGCCAATTTAAAGTATCAATAGCGATAACCCTAAATTCCCCTAAGTCTTCCGGTATATTATATCTTACTACACCACTATCATCATATTGTTCATATGTCCATAAGTTCCTATAATCTGAAGAACCTATCTTTATCCTATTAATTAGTCTTAATTCCATCACGTACTCCTATTTTGTCACATCAAAGTTTGAATTGATATTTATCGGCATCCCAGTATCAGCGTCCCTAATTACATTTTTAAACATTTGGTCTTTTAAGTCATCATCATTGCTAAATCTACCATAGTCAATATATGCAACAACTGGAGAATTTGACCTATTGTATAAGAAGTATTCTGACCCTAGTGTGATATCTGAACCATAAATTGAGAATGTACAAATAGATCTGTATTTAGTTTGCTTAATCACTTGAATATTAGTTAGTCCACTTATATCACAGCTACAATTATTAATAGAGATAAATATTGCACCATATGCGAGTATCAGTGAAGATTGATAATCCCACGCTCGGAAATCTAAGTCATCCGTCTTTCCTGGTGGTATTAACTCAATATGTCCGATAGAAATAGAACTTCCATAACTTGCACTTATATATTTAGTACCACTATAATCATTCCCATCACCAGATGTGTATCGATAACCACCAAACTTTAGTTTTGGGTCATCAACATCGTCAGTCGACCCACGTCTAATTACCCGGATAAGTGTATTATATCCAGCATCTATATTTGAATCAACGTCAAACTCTTGACCTTCCGCTAGATAAAGTACACAATCGTGTCTATATCTACATGCATTCCATCCAGCAATAAATGTCTTCTTAGGTCTATCCGGACTTGTTCCCTCATTTGTATCGTCACCAATCTCAGAATCCACATATATATATCTGGTTCTTGCTGTCAGTATATCAAAGTTATCAATTTTCGGAAATATATCTTTGTTGCTATATAATTTAATTCCTCTAGCCAATGCATTTCTATCATCGTCAAGTATATTAAGTTCTAGTAATTCCCCATTATAAAGCATATTAAGAACAGCATTCACATTACCAATATCTTCGTGGATAGATTTTAATTGTAGCTCATTCTTATATAATCTACTATATGTTCCATCTTCCCTATCTTGTTCAGTTCCAACGATAATCTCTTTGCTGTTAATGATTTGTCTTAATAGATTTACTTCTTCCATAGAGAAAGACATCTCTACACCATCACTTGTTCTATCATCAGCTTGTAGATTAGGTCTAAGAATAATCTCTCCATCAGCGGTGAGAATCTTATCTTCAGCAGTAATCTCATTTAGGTCAGAGTCTGGGTATCGTGCATCGTAGTAGTTTGTGACCCATTCGATAGCATTATCAGTCTCTCCAGCGTGGTGTACATTAAAACTATCACTACTTGTAATCGTACCACCTTGGTCTGTTAATACCTTTACTACATGCGATGTACCTAACCGTAATTGTTCATCTAGTTCGCCAGTATCCACAGTTACTTTACTCATGATAGTCTCTGAGAACGAATCACTAATCAATGTTTTCAGTTCTCCACTCAGTTTTAAGTAACTGCTCACTGTCTCACTGACTTCATCACCATCTTCATTTACCATAGTGAATGTCACATCACCATCTGTTGTGAAGAAATCTCTATAAAACAGTGCAATGTCATTGCTAGACTGCAATGCATTATCAATCTTCTCTGCTAACTCTTCTATTAACATGTCTATCCTTTCTTACTTAATTCTCTCAACTGTCAACATACCAACATATCCCGCATCTGAGTATATGCCATCTTCCGCTTCGTTAAATCCACCACAAATCAGTTCACCATTATATAACTTTCCAATATAGATAGATGATGTAAAGTTATTGACATAATCACTATGGTCATGTGTCCATAACCCATCTTCTCTATCTTCTAACTTACGTCTATCACCATCGATACTGATAGTGACATATCCATTCTCACCATTGCTATTTACACGTTGTCTCATATGTACACGATAGTAACCATCGTGGTTGACTTGTATTCCGTTCTCTTTAATAGTAAAGAGTCTCGTATTTGTTGTAAATGTGCTACCACCCCATTTTGAAACATATCGTTTCACATACTCAGTTGGTCCTTCTACACCAGCAAAGTCGCCAGACACCAACTTGATTCCGTCATATGTCTCTATTGTTCCATCGTTGTTGACTAGCTGTTTTGATACTGCATCTTCTAAGATAGTGTTCTTTTCAAAGAGTTCTTCTATCTTTGTTTCCATACTATGCACAAGATTAGTCAATGCATTCACTCTATCAATGATGTTGTTGTCATTCATACCTGCTGTGAGCCTGTTGTCTAGAATGAGATACTCTAAGCTCTCTTTTACCTCTTCTAGCTTCTCTTCGACCATACTAGCATCAGCATTGGTATTAATTAAACGAAAGACATCATTCTCTTCATCATACACAGCATACTGCATATGATTCTCTTTTAAGAACCCACTTGTTAAAACAATACCATCATCAGTGACAAGTGGTCTAGAACGTAACGAATCAATAGTTAATGTTACTTCATCTGTATTGCTAAGTGGTGTTACAAAAGATACTGTATCTTTATCCTTCAGCAACAACCGTTCATATCCATTGCTGGTTAATGTAATGTCATTCTCATCTCCACCGACAGTAAATCCATTAATGTGCAATGCAGAAGAGAGAGCAAACAACAGACGCTTGTCACTATCAATATTTTCCCAACCAGGTATCTTATCAATAGAGGTATTGATGTTGTCTAACATCGTCATAAATTCACCAGCAAATAGTTTACCACTAGACCCAGCAGTATAATCACTTTTACTTTCTATCCCTAAAGGGGTACCCATAATCACTCCTTTCTTAAAGTTCATTCAATACGAGGCTATTTTTTGTGAATTTTTAAATAAATAAAAGAGGTTGATATGTTTATCAGAAAGATTAAGAGAGACAATAGTGTCGAACCCGTAGAGGCTGTGTTAACAACCATAAACGGTAATAGGCACTATAACATTAAGTATAATGTCAGTGACGAGAGTACATTTGGTGTATCGATAGGTGTGGTAGATACACTCTATGAAGATGCATTATTTAACAAAGAGAGAACGGTGACACTGTTTGGTTCATCATTCAGTTTGATACCTATCAAGCGTGGTAAAGAGAGTGTGAAGGACGTGCGTGGGTTACCTGTCTATTTTGTAGGAAACACAGAGAATAAAGAAGGTGTCTATTGTCTATTTGAACCACCGTTTCATCATATAGAAGCAATGACATATACATTCACTTCAGGTTGTAAGGAACTCACAAATATCAGTGTATACATAGAGAACGACGCATATGACTTACCATTACTATTAATGAGACCTGGGAGTTCAATTGAGTTTACTGCATCGGTGTCAGGAGAGATTGTGACAAAGAAAATCACACTACTGAGAGATGATGCATTTCATATAGAGGTATCAAAGGATACTATTGGGGGATAGATGTTATTTACAACAAAAGAGTTCGTGGAATTTTACAACACGTTCGAGTGTGGTGTCGCTGTGTTGATAGGAATATTTACACAGATATTCCACACTGATATAAGAAATATGAGCCATTATATGGCTATCTTTTTTTCATCAATCTTTATCGCACTGACGATAGTACCATTTGTATTAGAGAAGTTTGTGATTGATGCACACTCTACAACAGCGGTCGTCATCTACTCACTGTCATCATTGGCAAGTGTGAAGTTGATTACAGTATTTAATAGTGGTATAGTGAAAGCGACAAAGAAAGCATTTAAGAAAATATTAGGAGATAAATGTGACGGTATTTAACCTTAGTGAAAAGATACATCGTTCATATAGAGCAGCGGCAATCACAGTGTTTGTCTGCGTTCTATTACGGATTACAATGCTAGTGTGCCAGTAGGTACGCTAGTAGTAATTTTATATCTGTATATTATTTCAGTGTAGTAATCGATTGCAAGGGTTACTAACATTAAATTTTTCAGGAGAGACAATGCAATTTATAGGAAGAGAAGAAGATGCGTACGGAAACGTATTCGGCATCGCACATGACGGAAGAAAATACTTAACAGAGGTGATGAAAAATGGTGTACGTATGTCGTTACCACAACCTAAACTAATTCAACCTAACATTCAACAACAACAGAGTTATAGTTATGGTACACAAAAGACACCACAGTATAACTATGGAACACAAAATCATGCGATGAACGGTGCGAGTTCACTTGACTCAGTTCAATATGACGAGTTGGGGAAACCAATCACTGGTGGTAGTACGCAGAGATATGAAAAAGAAGTCGTAGAAAAAGTAGTTGAGGTAGACAACAAAGTATACACTGTTGTACCACTCTACAACAACGTTCCAGAGTTTTCAACAACAACCGTAGAAAAAGAGGATATCTTAAAGTTAAAGATAAGAGGAAATACACGATGTATCTGTTATGGCGAAGATGAAGTAACTCTAGAGGTAGAGATGAACAGTATCGTTATGACATGGTTATCAAAACTCTCAAGAGGGGAGAAGCACAGTATCGTCCCAAAACGTATTGATGCGACAGTGGACGTACTCATCGCAGAGAGAATCAGTTCTATTATGCCGTCACTATCTTTCGGTAGTCTGCTAGAGGATAGCAATGAGTTACTGGAAGCATTTGAGTCACCGGACTTCGAGGCAGATAAACTCACATTCTGTGGATATCTATCAGACATCATTGCGATGAATAATAAATCATCGTATAAGAAAGGAGAAGTATTCAAAGTGAAATCTATCACGATGCTACTTCACACCGATATTCAAGAAGTGAAAGATGAAGTGATGTCAATTGACACACTATCTACACTCGATATTCCAACAGATAGTGCACTCTTTACTGTGTTAGATGCTCTGTCTGTGGTAGAGTCATATATTAGAGTCAATAATAGACTCTTTACTATCACACACGGTAAGAAGATACGAATCAAGTATATCGATTAACAATCACATAGCTCCTCTTTAATACACTCCTCCAGACTATCTACGTATGTCTGGAGACTATCTTTTTCTTTTTTGCACATCAACAGTTGATTGTAATAGTTTCCCTTATCATTTCTCAATAATTCTCTTTCTGATTCATATGCAGTGTGGTCATCTTCTGATACAGAGATAGTGGCTGTATTTACGAGTCGTATCTTTGCAGTGATGCCTAATCGTGCTTCTATATACGTTAAGATATCCTCCAACGTAGAATCAATGTTCTCTGCTTCTGGAATTCCCCCTAAATCCATCACAATCCCACGACCAATATAATTCACATTGTTAAATTCATCAACATCTCTAGAGACATAGGTTTCTGGTACACTGACATACTCTCCACTCTGTTTACGTAGTGTGGCTATCTCTACACCACTATTTAAGTCAGAAGTGAAATCCTCTTGTGTTAATCCAAATGGTTTATAGACGAGTGTATAGACATCTATACCAGAGTCTAGCATCTCTTTCATCTCTCTGTTTGGGAGTCTTTCCAGTTTCTTTTTTGTATTTAGTGTAGAGTAGTTTCCACTAAATGTATAGTTATGCATAGCCATTCATTATCCTTTTATGTGTAAAAATCACTTAATTCAGTTGGTTGTATATTCAATAGTATAAAAATAAAGGGTAAAGATGATATTACATATTGTAGAAGTCAACGATAAGTTCATTCTGTTTGGGTTTGACATTAAACAGAATAAGAAGTTAGGGAGAACAGGACCTAAGTCATTAGTAGCAAGTATCAATGGTTATGTACCAGCAACAAAGAAACTCAAACCAACAGAGTATGTGATACCGGAACACTACTTTTATGGGTGGTGTGAGAATACTCCAAAGAGCATATCTGAAATGCTCAAAAAGAAAGAGATAACAAAGTTACTTATAGATAAAGGTGCTAGAAAACTCTTACGTTATATGTTATCTGGAAGTGTTTTTAATGGGTATCAAGACAGTGACTTTTCGTTTAATATAAGAGATTTAAAGTCAAGTTCGTTCACAGTGAACCATAGTGACTTTGAGGTTCTAAAAGGGTATGCTGAAGAGTTATCATTGTTATCCGAGACATTAGAGAAAGAGAAGCTCTATAATAAGAAAGGAGATAGTTATTGGGAGCCAAAGGTACCGTCACCTTTTTGGTTAATAGGAAACACCCTTATCTATTTAAAATCTGATAAACGTAAAGCGTATGTATCTGTATCTACATCACTTGCCGTGAAGAAAGAAGATGTAGCGGTAAAGAACAACACCATTCATAAAGTATTATCAGATACGAACTACACAATTAGTCTCACATCTGACTCAGAGATTATTGATTGGGTTACTGAACATCAAGAGAATGACCTAGCAATACCACTCTTAATTAAGCCAAAGAACCTCTTCTCGAAAGATACATTGCGTTCAATTGCAACAGCAGAGCGACTAAAGAGCGATACATACTACAACTGTGTGGAGAACCTAGCGTTGAATGGTTCCTCTGTGAGTGTATTGTTCTCTCCACCAGGACTGCTCTTTAAGATGCAAACAGAAGTGTTCCGTGTCATTGATACAGTGTGGGCAAATGACGGACTCATAAGGATAGATATCACTGACGCGATTATTGATAAAAGTACAGGAAAAGTATTTAAGTCGTTTAACAATACCGAACTCGTGAAGATACCTTATAAGAAGATAAAAATCGTCGTTAGGTTGGGTGTAGATACACTAACAAAGCCAGCTTTTAATAAGATGAAAAAACCAAAGATACATCTATGTATCTATGACAATGAAGAGGCGTTTAAGTATGTCACAGAGATACATGATGAAGAGACAGGAAAGAAACTCATCTCTTACGCACCATTCAATAACAAAGGACTCCTATGAGTAGGCATATGCCTACTCATAGTGTTTGATAACTTTATCGATATTAAATAAGATAAATGATGTCTCGTATGTTGCTAAGATAAACTTACCCATCATTGTTGAGAAGTCTGCTAAGACACTAATAGATTCTGAGAGCGACTTCAATGTCTCCTTAGAGAACGTCACCTCTTCGCCATCTAAGAGTTCAAAGAGAACTTTTAACTTATGGTCGAGTTTAGCGTTTCTATTTACAAACTCTGCATACTCTCGTTCATTAATCTTTCCAATGACATTATAAACGTTCTTTGTTGTGTCCATAAATCCATCTCGACTAATAATCAATGACTTGATACTCCCTTTCTGCATACTCTTTGTTTCAAAGTTTAATAATGTATTAAACTGTTTTGTTAGTACAGCAATCTCCTCTTTCTCATCTTTAAAGGTAAATGTGATGTGTTTTCTGTTACGGTAGTCTTTATCTCCAATAAAGGCTGTAATCTCTTTATCGACTCTAGTATAGTAATCTACATACATCTTATAACTTGCTCTTGTGTGCTGATTTAAGAACGTTGATAGCATAAATAAGTTTGCATCAAATCCAATCGTTACAGGAACAGACTCATCCATAATTTTATCCCACTTTGCATTAAGGATACTCTTCTCCCTCGCTATCACCCCCTTTAACTTCTTATCAACGCCACTTGACATCATATCTTCAAGATGCTGTTTAATATTCAAGATATCTGCAAAAGATGTCTTTACTTTCACGAAGAATGTATCTCCTCTTTTAAAATCTAAATGGTCTAAGAATCCTTCTGTATCCATATCATTCACTGGTATTTTAAACATCGTATGCCTTTTGTATATATTTCATAAAACAATTTTTCTGACTAATGAAAGGAGACACCATGAGATTTAGACACCCAGTAAGTGGGACACAAAAGAGTGTCACACAGTCTGTTGCAGTCTCTTTAGTAGAGGAATTAAAAAGACTCTTTGGAAAGGTAGAGACACTCTCTACATATACTGTTGGAGATATTACAAACAAGAACTTTAACATCGAAGAAGACAGCGATGAAGATATACACCCAAACATTATTAACGTATCTTATACAGAGTCTAGAAGTGACTTCGGAATTATTGTAAAAGATGGAAACAGAGTGCCTTACATTCTAAGGGATAAAGAGATAGCGATTAAACCAGTCTACACAAGAACAAAGTTGACAGTGACGTTTACGTTCAAGTCAAAGAGCCAAACCGAAGTGAATGACTTTGTTAAGCGATTAGAACAGTTTATACTAGATAGAAGGACTTCGCATAAACAAACTATCACATACCATTACTATATCAATAGGAGTATCCTGAAGATGCTCTATATTGTTTTTAAGTATAAAGAGGAGCAGATAGTGTTAGACTTTAAAGAGTACATAGAATCTATTATGGAAGACAACTTAAACCTCGTATTTACACAAGATGGTATCCCAAAAGAGTTAGCTATGTTAGAGAAGCAGTTGAATGTGACGGGATACTTTAGAAACATACCAAAGTTCTCAGACATTGATAAAGATAAAGATAGAGGGGAGTACATTGCAACATTCAACTATGAGATAGAATTCGATAAGGCAGAGTATGTAGATGTAGACTACCGTTATGTGGTGCATAATAAACTCCTACCAAGAGAAGTACTCGTTTTGAAAGAGCGTCAGTCGATTGTTGATAAGCGATACATTGGTGAGATTGCGATGCAAAATGGACTCACATCGACAGATTGGCTCTATGTTGCAATGGAGTCTGTTGCGAATCGAGGGTACGTTCAGATACCACGTTTAGATATTGAGTCACAAATTGAGCGTATTCCATCTATGCTAAACTTATTCTCTGTACTCTGTTTAATGGATAAAGAAGATGATACAAGGCTCTTCTCATTGTTAGACTTAGGTTCTGTATCTATCTCTGACAATGTATTATCATATATGCGTGATGTACGTGAGTATATGACAACCATAGACAGCACATTCTTCTACTTGGCACTTTATGAAGATGGTGAGTTATCCGACAATGAGATATATGTCGATGAAGAGATGACAGTAAGAACACGAGATCCATTAAACATTGAGAACTTATATAGGGTGATGGTTAGAGTACAACCAAACATAAGCACACATACGTCAGAGGCAAGAGAGGTACTTTTAACGTATAGTGCAGGTGACAAAGCATTCTTTAAAGAGACACTCGATACAGAAGAGAAAGATTGGTTTGAGAATAGAGGAAACTTACTCTCATCTGGTGTCATACAGAACATCAACTTAGACTTGAGTTATTTTGAGAATGACAAATATGCAATGTTAACAGTACTCACATCTTATATCAGTGTGATACTAAAGGAGAATAGATGATAGAAGAGTTTCCAACACTCACAGTGACACCAACAGATGACACGATTGTATCTCAGGTACGATTAGAAGAAGATGAATTAGACGCACAGTCCATCACGATGATTGGTGGGACAGATTGGGACGTAGAGTACTTTAAGAACAGCACCACATCGAACGATACACTCAGTCTACCAGACCCAGACTTACCAGAGACAGAGCAACAATATATTAGGTATCACATACCATTAAGAGTCACGTCACCACTTAGTGGCTCTACGTCGTCTGACATTACTGGAACAGCAAGTACAGCATTCTTTAAACCAAACGTCAATGATGTGTTCGTCGCAAAGATACTTGGCGGTGAAGAAGCTATCTTTAAAGTAGACAGTGTCACACGAAAGAGCATGTACTTAAGAGATGTCTATGAGATAGAATACTCTATCTTTATGTTAACGAGTTCAGACATTACGATGCACCCAATGCTCATTGAGCGTTCTGTTGATGAGTATACATTTAATAGAAACAGAGAGTACTTGACATCGAAACCATTATTGAAGAACAATGAGTTAAAGACATATGAGGACTTAGACACACTCTATCAGATGATTGATAAAGACTATAATACACTCTTCTACTCAAAGAGAGATATGTTTCTTTTAACTTATGAAGATGAAGTATACTTTGATCCATTGTTAAATACATTATACTACTATATTGTTGGTGGTAAGTGTAACCAGTTTAATAATCACATTGAGTACTTTGACAATACAATCATTCACGCACTCATCAAACGCAGTGACTTAATGATGCTCAATATGACAAACCCAATGTATAAGAGATATAACTTCGAGTACTATGATGGAGAACTCTATATGAGAAAGTTAGGGAATAACTTAACTTATGATATAGATTATGCGATGAGTACAGATGGAGATATTAACCTTATTAATGAGACAGAGACATTACCAGTAGATGACACGTTCTATCTCATGAACGATATTGGTAGAGATGGTGCAACGAAGATAGAGTTCTTAGTGAATTCCTATATGAACAGTGGAGAAGTGCAAAAGGAGACACTCTTAGAGTTAGCAAAAGAGTATTTCCAATATCAAACATTTGAGAAATACAAGTATGGCATCATTATATTGATGTTAATCAAATATGTAAAGAGTGAGGAGTAGGAATGTCTCCAAGAGACCGAATTTTAAAACTGGTAGGGAAAGTCTATATTGTGAAAGCACCGATGGTTCTTCGTAGGAATATATCAGAACTAACATACGGTGAGATGGTCAACGGGAAGTATCATGAGCCAGACTTATCGAAATATGATATCTTCGGAATGACATTAGAAGATTTAGCAGATTACAACTCACAAGGATATAGAATTTACCTATACGACAAAAGAGACTTAAGTAAACTCTATGATGCGTGTGCAGAATTAGTGGGGCTATTAGAGGATAGCCATAGACGTATCAATAACAGAATGACAGAGGATATGTATTCTGTCTCTGAGAATCTCACCATGTTCGCAAACACTGTGATGAAGCTAAACAGAAGCAAACTATCTGTCAGTGTCAGTATTAAAGAGATGACACATTCACTAGGATTTATATCAGAAGATGAGATGAAGAAGCGTATGGAGTACAAAAAGATTGTCTCTCCTAAGCAAAAGAGAATAAATGAAATTAGAAAGAGGATGGGATGATAAAAGAGTATATAAAATGTGACAAGTTTTCAAAAGACTTAGAGAATAATGGTGTGACACTAGATAATGTAAAATGTATCAAAGATGGTTTAAAAATAGAAATTACAGACGATGAGTTTGTGATGATTAAACGTTCAGAAACATTTAGAGAAGAGTATCTAGCTGTATTGAAAAAACGTATGCGTGAAATGAGGGATAAACTTGGTGATTGTTATGAAGTAGATAACTTAGGGTCACTGCTACAGTGTGATGTGAGTAATGTGACAAACGCTTTGTCTACATTAACAGCGTTAGATGGTGACAGTGTCAGTGCACTCTCTGCACGTTTAGGGGCTATTGTTGGAGATGACAAAATCTACCTAGGATTCCCTACATTTGAATATGCTAATCATGTTGTGCGTTCTATCGAAGCAACACTAGAACCAACAGTTAATGTAGATACAGAATATGATGAGGTTCCAGATAATGGTTTTACGAACGAAGATGCAATATTCTTATTAGGAAGAGTACTAGAACTCTTATCAAATCTATCTCAAGATACAATCACACTCTTAGAAGAGGTAAATAAGAAGATAATAGATGGTGTTTATGAGTATCAGCAACTCAATACACTGAACGAAATATTAAATCCAATGCGTATTAATGTCGCAAACAATGAAACAAGAAGAATTTTAGATATTATAGGGGTGTTAGATGGCGAACAATCTACTGACAGAAGAACAGTTTAATATCAGTGGTGCTAGTCCTGATTTGGTGAGAGAGTCGTCCTATGAGGCGATTCTCCACACCTCTTCACACGACTTTAAAATAGAACTCCTAGTATCCGTATATGTAAAGAATGATTTCATTAATGACCAAGTCTCTTATATAGAGATAGATGGACAACTAGCACAAGGTGATTTTATCAAGTTCGTCTATCCAGAAAGAGAGACACTCACTTTGACACTCATACATAGAACAGTTGGAGAACTATCAACAACCGAATATGTATTTCTACTAAAAGATGTGGATAGTGATATTAGTTCAAATATATTAGATACAACCAGCTTGGAAGAACTCAACAGGAGTTTCACAGCATTCAGAGGACAGTGTGTGCCAAAGACATTCAAAAGTTTACGTACAAAGAAAGCAGATGGTGTTTATAAGAAAGCCACAGTCACAGATGTGATTACGACGTTACTCTCAGACTCAGTCTCTCTAAAGACACCATTTGGAACATTCAGTCACTTGCAGATGAGTCCAGCAGATAACACACGTGTCTATGACCACGTTATCTTAAAGAGTACAGATAACATCTTCCTGTTAGATGTTCCTAGCTACTTACAAGAGCATAAAACATACGGAGTATACAATGGTGGAATATCAACTTTCTTTAATGCAATAGGAGAAGAGTCTCTTTATGTCTTCCCAACGCATAAGGCTGACACAGAAGTATCAAAAGGGACATTAGAGATATTTGGATTATCTTCAACAGTCATATCAACCATAGAGAGTAGTTATGCTATGGATAACGACACTGTAAAGATATTGGTGAAGAAGAGCGATAAAGTAAACAATGACGATACATTAAATAGAGATTCTGGTGTATCTACCACATCAACAGAAGCAAATGCTATTATCTCTAGACCTTACCAAACAGAGAAAGGAAAACTAAAGCTCAATGATGAGTGGTTAATCAATAGACAAGCACACAAGAAGTTGCCAGATGGAGAAGCACCTATCGAAGACCACGGTGTCACAGGAAACCACTATGCAGTACGCTCTTCCGTATTAAAACAAGATGGAATACTCATTAAGTTAGAGTGGAAGTACTCAAATGCACGACTCTTAAAGCCTATGATGACAGTCTTCTATACACAAGAAGTGGGAAACACACTCGTCCGATACAAAGGAACACTACAACGTATAGATACAGTAACAGGAAACAATGAGAAAGTAGAAAATAGTTTACTGTTTATTTTTATTAAACCAATCAGTGGATTTGATGGTGGTAACACCACATTCAAACAGATAAACAATATAGCAACATCATTATCAAAGGAGATATAGTGGGAAACAAACATACAAAACCATTCAGTGTAGAGATAAAAGAGAGTGATATCGAAACCATCGATGCGTTAATAGAACACATCACAAAGACAGAGTCAGTATCTCAGCTCTCTAAAGATGTCTTAAGAAGAGAACTAATGGTACGGAAAGTTGTAGAGGACTTTATGAATAGACATAAAGAGATTGAGAAGTGTGTCATTATCACAACACATAAAACAAAAACATTCTGTATGGAGATACATCTTGGATTTATCTCTGAAATAAATGGTGTATCATATAGCTATGAGTAGGGTATCCCTACTCATAGTATGTATCATTTTCTTCGTCTGTTTCTTGTGGTTCTTCTTCTTGTGGTTCGGAATTCTCAGAGAGAAGAATATCTCTAATTACTTCTGACCAAGTATCATAACGCTTGTTAATCATCGCTTTAGACATATTCATCATATTAAAGTTGAACTCTGTTGCACCTGCGTCTCCATACGTTGAGATTTTCTTTGTTGTCTCTGTAATCATATCGTCAAACTTAGGTTCGACTGATGTTGGTAGTCTGTTTGAGTAGAGTGGTGGAATGATAGCTATCACTTCCATCTTTTCATTTACCAATTCTACCTCTTTAAACATACCAGATTGATTCATATTTAGTTCGCTATCATATCCTGCAAATTCAATCCACTTATTTACAGCTTTGTCTCTGGTATCCTTGTTTAAGAACCTTTTAATAAACTCTATAAACATAGGAACGTTTATTTGGTTTCTTTTATAGAGTGGTGTCTCTTCAATGTCTTTTACTAATTGTTGCAACTCTCTCATATCTTATCCTTTAAAAATAGTAGTATTGAAGTCTTCATCAATTTCAAACCGATGGTCCCCATCAAAGATTTCTAGTACATCTTCGTTGTTTACATCTGTATTGATACTAAACAAGACATCATCTAACGTGACTTCTACTCTAATTTTTAAGTAGTGTAGCGATGTCTCAGGAACAGCATCGTATGTCACTTCTACTGTGATATCGTTGAGTACCTTATCACTTGATTCAAAGTATCTTCTATATAGTGTGTAGAGTGACTCTTTAACAGACTCAAGCAGTGCGTCTTCTTTCTCCTTTAGCATAATGTATTTTAAGCTACTAATGTTTCCGTAGTACATGGTTGATTGTGAAAAGTTTGCAATAATAAAGTAATCAAAGAGTTTCTTTAAAGTCTGTGTTGGTGTTAAATCGTAGTGTGTGCTGAGTGTTGGTATTCTCATATGCTGTTTCCTTTTAGTAAATTCAAAAAAGTAATAGATGCCACATTGATTGATTAAAGAAAGGTTTAGCATGAATAAAGAAGTGAGAATGTTATGTTTGTCGGACATACATATAGGTGAGTCTAAGACAACTGCTGAGCATACGTTTAAAAGTGTATGTGGTATGTTGACACCAGAGGTATCTGATGTCACACACTTGGTAGTCAGTGGTGACTTTACACATAGACAACTAACAGCGTCTAGTGAAGAGTACCAATATGCTGTTAAGACGTTTCAGTACTTATTAAGGTTTTGTCAAGACAATAACATTAAGTTGAGGTTTCTAGAGGGGACACCAAGTCACGACTTTAAGCAAGTAGAGACACTCTCCTTAATGTGTGATGCCTATGATGTTGATTTCAAGTACTTCTCCTCAATAGAGATAGAGTATGATGCAGAGTATGATATGACGATACTCTATGTGCCTGACGAGATGGGTGACACTGCGATTGATGTCGTTAGTGAAATACATAGAAAGATGGAACTTAAATGTTTAGATACAGTGACTTGTGCTGTGATGCATGGTAGCTTCTTATATCATATGCCAGGAAAGACGTCGTATCAAATAGAAGACTTTCAGTTTGTAGAGTGGTTTATTGTCATTGGTCATAACCATACAAAGTCTATTGTAGGGAATATCTGTACACCAGGGAGTTTAGAGAGAAACTTCTTTGGAGAAGAGGGAAATAAGGGTGGGTATATCATTACTATCTCTCCATTACTAGATAAAGCACTCTTTTACTTTATAGAGAATACAAACAGCCATAGATTAGATACGTTAGACTTTACAGAATCCGATACAGAGTCTGCTGTGAAGAGACTTACGCAGTTCCTAAAGGACTACCCATCAAAGTACTTGCGTATCGACGTGACTGGAAACGAACAGATAGAGACATCTATACTACAACAAATAACAAAGGAGTATGAAGTAAAATTAGAAATAAAGAAAAAGAAACAAGAAGAGAAGCACACGCTCACACTAGACGTGACATTTGAGGACTTACAGATTAATACAGAGAACATAACAGAACTCATATTGAAAGAGATAGGTAGAGATACACAAGAGTATCGAGATGCCATAGAACACATCAAGTAGTTTTATTCATATATTATTACTGTGTATTGAATACATTAAAAGTTAAGGAGAGCAGTGAGAGATGTTTTAGAAGAGAGAACCTGTTCAGGGTTTGGTATCAGTATTGGTACAGGTAATGCACTGCGTGCATTGTTTATACCAACTGCTGAAGTATACAAAGAGGATTCTGAAATAACACCTATTGAAAAAGTAGATGTGAAACAGTTTAGCGTCTTTGCAGTCAGCTGGTATACGATTATAAGGAACATACTGAGTGCAGTAGACAAAAATATGAAAGAGAAGATATTGAAAGGAAGAGGTGCTTCTGATGTGATAGCTGTGGCTATGAATGAGATAGAAGTTATTCATGCACTCTCGGTATCTGAGGGACTTACATTCAAGTTACTCTTTCCGTCATATAGGTATGTCTTTGGTGCATATCCTATTGTAGAAGATGGAAAGAATGATGCTATCAGAGTGTTTCGTTATGCACAACAACTCAAACCAATGATGGATTTTGATAACAGTCATAACTTCGCACTCAGTAGCAATGGGTTACTTTTATCACATATTAACTTTGACTTACTAAACAGGAAGTCAAAAGGGATGAAGGTACTAGAGTCACATACAGGAAAGATACTAGAGAAGAAAGCGTTTACAAAGAAGTACAGACAGAAAGATACTTATACGTTCTTACCGTTCTGTCCTGAGTTACTCTATCTTCTAGGTGATAAGAGTGGCTTAATTAAACTACTCTTAAAACCATCTTTAAGACATAAAGTGGTTAGCGTACTATCACAAGCAAAGATTTCTCCAAATGATAATTGTTCACGTATTAAGACGATACTGATGCGTGACAGTGACATAGGAGATTATATTAGAGGATTTAGTAATCCGTATTAAGAAAGGAGTGTGTTATGGCAGTATATCATAACTTTGGTGCTGTATCAGTAGAGGCAGTTGTAGATAATGTAAAGTATCGGTTAGGTTTATCGTTTATGAATGGGTATCCTAGATTTGTAGTGTTTGAAGATGATGGTAATGAGAGTAAACTATTTGCCTCTATTACATTCAATACACATACACTATTGACAGTATTGAGAAGCATACAAGCATCTATCAATGGCGATGACACCATACCGTTAGAGGTGAACTCTCTTAACCATAAGTATGTAGATGATAAACGTACTGAGGAATTAGAGAGTCGTGGTATTATGGTATTCGAGGTATCTGGAGACTACAAGATACACGTTTCTCATAAAGGTAAGGAGGTTGTATTCGAACCACTCAAAGGGTATAACACATACATTAAGACGAACAAAGATGGTGAAGAGATGAAGAAGACTGCTATCAAAGTGATGTATGAGTTACTCTCTATCGCAGTGGAGATACATAGTGTGAATGAAATGAAAGGAAAATAAAGAGATGAACCAAGAGATAGAGACAATCACAAGTAAGGAAATAATCAAGATGACTGGTATGAAGAGAGCAACATTGTACTCAATGAGTGCAAAAGGACATAAGTATCACGACACTAAAGTTGGATATGGTATCTACGATAAGAAGAAGTTCTTTAAGAAGTATTTTTCAAACGTATACTCCGAGACACCAAAGAGTATATTGGGGGAGATGCTTGTAGAGTACCTCGTATCAATCGGTGTAAAGAAAGTGACAATGGCAGATGCACTCAATGTACATCCCACAACATTCAATGCAAAGAATGGGAACTTCAGATTGCATAGGAGAATTGTGGATAGATACTTAGAGGAACATAAAGAAGCGTTTAGGAAATCAGAGTTTAACTACAATGAGGACCTTGAGAACTATGAAGAAAATGAGGAGAAATTAGTATGTTAGGATTTTACTACCATGGATTTAAAGGCGATACCATTATCATTGCAAACAAGAGAAGAGTGCCAGCAGGGTGTGCCGGTTTCGTAGAAGACCATAATGGGATACACCTGAAAGAGAAAGAGAAACTCTTTAACCTATTACCAACATCAAGAACAAATAAGTATGTCCTATCTGACGGATATACAAAGCACTGTGATAATGGATTAGTGGTATCGTACTTCTATCTACTTGCTACTGATATGTCTGTCCCGAAAGAGAAGTTACCAACATTCAGTATCGTTGATGAGAAACACTACGGTACTGTACGCAAGGGTGATGTTAAGACAAAGGTGGGTGTGGTAGACACATTATTTAAAGAGTTGTATGGTGAATATCCACATAGTACACTATACATAGAAGACACAAAGAATACGACATCTCCTATTGAGAGGTATGAGAATGTAGTAGTAGGTATCTTCTGGTCTATGATGGCTCTCACTGCTACATATCTAATCTTATCATCGTAATGAAGTTAGTCACATACAAGGAAGCAAGTATCGTTACCGGGTTATCAGAGATAAACTTACGTGTTCAATCAGGTAAGCGTGGGTACTTAAGAGATGCTAAAGTAGGTAAGAAATTAGACATCGACAAGGTCATCTCTCTAATAGCGTTAAAGATAGAGAAGCGAGAGGCCGTCTCTGAACTGTCTGCAATGATATACCACTATCTCACAACAGAACTCGGTCAAGACGATATAGATATCGGAAAAAAGTTAGGTATCACCAGGTACTTCGTTCAACTAGGTATGATAAGTAAAGAGAATCAACAGAGACTCATTGATATCTACCTAGATGAGTGTAAGAAAGAGATGATTAGAACAGGGTATGACTACCTTGGTTCTATTGAAAGATATGAAAAAATAAAGGAAACAAAATGAATATTGAACACACAAAGATAGCACACTACATTCTAGATATAACAAAAACAACACTAAACACACACACAAGAAATGGTGGTAGATGGGAGTCAGCACTCTTAGAGAACGGTGAGTTTATAGATATCGATAAAGTGAGAGAGATAGAGTACAAGCGTACGATAAAGAAAGAAGTGAGTCGTGAGTTAGGATTGATGATTTATTACTTCTTAAAAGATAGATATGGATTGAAGTTTATCAGAGATGGTTTAAATAAACCGGACGGAAACCTCACTGTACACAACCTACACGACAACTTATTAAAAGACATACACAAATGTTTCTTAAAGGAACATAAAGAAGCATTTAGAGAATCTGAATATAACTACTTAAAGACACTGGAGAAGTTTGAAGATGTGCAAGCACAAGAATACAAATGATTACGGAGAGTTGGCTAGAATAGTCGACTCTACCTATACGTCGGTCTTAGTCGTATTGTCTAGGAAACTCTACGATAAAGTGAGGTTGAATAACGGTATGGTGAGGACATGTCTGTTTGAATGTATCTTTACAAAAAAGAAGAAGTCGGCTGATGCTGGTATACCATTTATAGACTATCTACTAGATGTTGGTGTAACGAAGACAGAGATAGCAAACAGTGTCGGATATACAAAACCAGTACTCTACGCACCAACGATGTCAGAGAGACTCTCTAGTAGACTATTTAAAGTATATAAAAAACATATACCTGGATTTGTTAGGAGTGAGTTTAACTACAACAAAGTCTATGAAGACTATAAGTATTGCATAGATTTACGCAAGAGAATACAAGGCAAAGACACCATAGCTACATAACCATACAGATGTACAATGTACATCTGTGTATGCCTTTTTTTTTTACCCATATATTATTATGGTGTAATTGAATTGCTATGTCTAACAATAGGCTAACCATATGGTCTCATAAGCCACTACAATAAAGGAGAAATTATGATAGAAGCAAAATTCGAGGAAGTTGTTGTTTGTGCAACAACAACAACAACTGACGCTGTGCGTCAAATTACTGTGGAGTTATATCCACAGGATACAGTCGTTGAGGTAGTAGACTTCCAGGGAGCTGAGTATGAGATATCTCTTCTTAAAGGAATAAACAACCTACTAATGATGCTTCATGCGTTAAAGATAGATAACACAAGTGTTAGATTTATTAAGTGTGGAAGAAAATTATCTTCCAGGGATATGAATAAAATATTAGAATTTGTAAAAGAGTTCTAGGACAGTGGTAGCATACGCTACCACTATACTAATACTTTATTTTTTTATGGTATTCGTTTAAACCTATCTGTAAACAGACTACATGCAGTCTTCTTCAGTCTGTTGTACCAACCGTTCTTATAGACACCAAACTTTTTATTTCTCTTAATCAGTCCACTGTAAAAGTATAACATATACTCTAACATATGAAAGTTCAATGCTTTCCATGTATGGTTTTCAATATACTCAGAAAGAGCATGTAATGATTGTTTTCCAAACTGTCCATCTACTGCTGTTCCAATAGATTTCTGTATACTCTTCACTCCTCTACTCTTACCACCATTAATAGCAATACTCAAGAACGTAATTGCAACATGTCTATCTACTAAGTTAATGATACGCATATCCATAAAGTTCTCTTTATAGAATTTTAAGGCTAGTGTTTTAATTCTATTTTTCTCTAAGACAGTAAACTTACTATTGATTGCACGTACATCTTTATAAGAGCGACTGTTTAGTCCATACTTGATAAAAAGACTATCGATATACTTGACTACTTCAGCGTGTGGGTGTTCATATTTATAGATACCATATGGTGTAGTATAAGAGTGTTCTGTTCTTCTATTGTAGTGCATCGTTGTTCCCTCTGCATCTGATAAGAAGTTTAGCAAGTCACTCTCCAATCTGTCATCCTCTGTTACAGATACGTTATGACTTTCATTAATGACATTGGACATAATGTGTGTATCTCCCGACAACACACTTCCAAGACTCACAATCGTCTTTCCACCTAGTACACCATCAACGACGAGTTGCTCTTCTGATACAGTATTTAAAGACTCTTGTAGTTTATCTACCAAAGCATTTCTTACGATGAACAGTAACTCTTTATAATATCTCTCTCCAAACTCTCGTTTTACATAATTTAAGTACTTGTTATTTCCATACATCAATACCACCTACCCTGTTTTCAGATTCTCTCTTCTCTAACTGTTTCTTCTCTGCACTATGTTTCCCATAGTAGAACATGACAACAGAGTTGACAATAAACCCAACTAGGTTAATGACATAAGTAGCATTGCGTTGGTTCTCTTCTGGTATAGTGACAAAGATAACAGCTGTCATCAATACGAAACTGAGTATAATAATGATGAGTGTCATAATAGGCAAGAACCGACTGATGAACTTATCATCAGAATCGATATATACTGTATTGAGTTCTCTAGCACTCTCCCTGTCTTCCTGATTGAGTTCTAACTCTTTCAACTCTATGCGTGCCATAGCTTCTTGGTGTCTGTTTCGCTCCTCTAATGTTTCGAGTATCTTCTCTTCATTATCTTTAATCTTAGAGATGTCCATTTCGCTTAGTCTATCACTTAGCTCTAGCCCTGTTACGTCTTTAATCTTTCCTTTTACAAAGTCTTCTCCTTTCTCAAATACTACGTCTGCAATATCTTGAAATCCATTATTCACAAGTGATGATAATAATGTACTCACAAATCCCATCTTATTCCTTTCTGTTAAGTTCAAAAAAGTATCGGTTTTTTTTTATCTATTTATTATTTATACGTATTAACAAAGGAGAAAAGATGTTAAAACATATTAAGATGTCCAATTACATATGGACTACTTTTATTATAGAGATGTTGAATACATTGGTCAATGGACTAATTGTAGGATACTTGACAACGTACCAAGGTAAAGCACTGATACAAATAGGTCTAGATATGAATCTCCATATTGTATATAGCTCAATCTTTGGATTGGTTATATTCAGTAGGGTAGTACGTTCAATGTCTCTACTGACACTATATAAGGTATTATTAGTGATAGGTGTATTCTACCCAGCTGTGATAAGTCTATGGTTTATAGACCATAATTACTTCATTTACACCACACTCATTATTGGTCCGGTGTGGATGACTGCCAATGTACTGTTTCTGAACAGAATAGATAAAGTGATTGCTGACCACATGAAAGAGTATATTGTTGATTTAAAAGACAGTATTAGTGCGTATGGTAAGTTAGTGATGATTTGTTCAGCAATAGTTGCATCGGTCATACCTTATGAGATGACGTTCTGTATTTCTGTTGTTGTATCTACTATTGCTATATATTACGAAGTGAGTAGATTGAAGATACTGAAGCAGTATGTATAGTTGTTAATGTAGGTTCTAAAGAATATGAATGATGACTACTCGTCATCATTCACCATTAGTATCTTTTTTATTCAGCTATACTACATTCATTTAGCATTTTACGCTAAGAAAAATATTGAATATACGTTGTATCTTAACGTCAGATACACATACCTACATTGTTTTCTTCTTTGTTTCTCGCTCTACAGCTTTATATAATGACTTAAAGTACTTATAGTCTTTCTTTGTTGTCTTCTTCCTATACCCCTGTTTATAAAGTATATGTAACCACGTATGGTGCTTTTTACATAAGCACTTTCCATTCTTTACGTCAAACTTTATATCTGGGTGATTGCTCGCATCTTCGATATGGTGTGCGTGCATCACTTTATTATTGACACCACAGATATCACAACAATGTCCTGCCTCTTCTAATACACTATTTCTCCACTCTTTATATGCCTTTGTCCTACGCCAACTCTGTTTACCGCTTACATGCCTAATAATAAATCCTTTGTCGTATCATCTATGTAGACGTCAATGTATGCAGGATATCCACTATTTACCGCCATAGATAATACTTCTTTTTTTAATCTACCGAAGCTATCACCATATAATGGTATACCAATAGATACACCACTATATGTCTTGGCTTCTTCAAAGAATTTCGCTAGTGTGACTAAATACGATTTCATCTCTTTACTCTTCTTATATGGTATAGTTGAGATATATTTTATTTTACCATCATATTGAGAAACAATCGTATTAAAAGATGTTGGTGTAATAGGTCTATGTAAGCAAGACAGCATCGCCTCAGAACGCTTCTTCTTTCCTTTAATAGCATTCACTTTAATAGCATCATCTATCGTACGGTACTCTTTCTTAAACATCTTCTTTAGTTTCTTGTTAATGCAGTTCTTACTGGTATGTATGAGTGAGACTGGGTTTACAATAATGTCGCTCTCTAAGAGGTCCCTTTCATCAATATGATGTACTCTGATAATAGGCATTTTTCTACTCCTTAATATTTCACATAAGTCTATCGATATACGATAAGTGGTTCGGTATTTTTATATCCGTATATTATTTCAATGCTACCATAGCACCAGTACATATGTGAGTAAACAGGCAAACGACCTTTCTCCTTTTTTAACAGTAATTCAATGCACCATATGTACTGGTAGTCCTGTTTCGCTTCTAGTGGTGTGTACCACTAGGAGTCTTTCTTTTTTTGTTTCTTTACAAAAAGTGATAACTATTTACTTATATATTATTATTACGTATAGGAACTGCTGTGCCTGATAGGTTAATAAAAAGAACAAAACATTAAGGATAGATAATGAAATACCCAATAAAAACATTCTTTGTAAAGAAGAAAAAAGACCTACAACGTGTCGTTGATTGTAGAGAGATGCTAGATGTTATCGGTGGGAGATACAATATAAATGTCTATATTAAAGACGAATACGGAAAGACATGCTCTGTCGGGGAAGTCTGCGTAAACAGTAATGAGATTGTATTAAACGATGTGGAGCTTACACTAAGAGAGTTCAAACGTGCGTATAATAGTAAACTATTAGAGTTTGTGATTATCTATGATGTACCGACTGTACACTGATGGTTCTTGCATCGGTAACCCCGGTGCAGGTGGATACGGTGGTGTCATAGAGTCAGATGGAATGACAACAGAATTCAAAGGAGCTGAACGACATACAACAAACAATAGGATGGAGTTAAAAGCTGTAATACAAGGACTCTCAATTATTCCAAGAGGAAGTACTGTACATATTATATCAGATAGCCAATATGTACTAAACGGAATCAATAAGTGGATATATGGTTGGGAGAAACGTAAGTTTGTCGACGTAAAGAATGGTGACTTGTGGGTGCAATTCAGTAACATAAGAAGAAACTATACTATCACGACAGAGTGGGTACGTGGGCATAAAGGACATAAACAAAATGAACGCTGTGATGTGTTAGCACACAGCGAGGCAATCAGAATATTAAAAGGAAACTAAAATGGAAAAAGAATACAGAGAGATTAAAGCAATAGACACACTATCACTAGGGACAGAAAAAGACCCATTTGATGTGGAAGTATTTAGATATTCAGTAGACTACGACCCAAAAGAGTGGGTCTCTATGTTTGCGTCTGTCTCTAGAAACAAGAAAGCGAGCAACAACCCAGAGTTACGGTATAAACTACTACTGAAAGAGACGTTTGCAGGTGGACCTAGTAGACCATTACAATTAGAACCTGTTGTATTAGACAACAAAGATGGCGTATTAACATATGAACAATCTAGGTTTTGTAGAAACAACTATAATAGGTTTGTCCTAGCAAACAGAAGATTGGTGCTTGAGAACCCAAATCTAAAAGAGATTGAGATGCACGGAAATGTAGGAGAAGTAAAACGTCTGTTAGAGAGCTACTATGTCTTTAGAATTAAGACCACACATGAGAGATGGGACAGAATCACACATGCTCAATCTGAAGAAGTCACGACGATTGCACAGAGCAACAGGTACACCTCTACAAGTGCACGATTAGAAAAACCTGTGTGTGAATATAGTGGGAGGTTAGTTGGTGCAAATGGATTAGTAAACAAGACATTTATCATCGATGGGTTTTGTGACTCTGAAGAAACATATAAACGTGTCATTGATGTTATATTCACGAAATCGGATACTTATGACATATTATCCTTAGTTAGCAATAATACTGGTTTGAATAAAATAGGAGACACTATTTCTATACGCACTGTTGTTCCAAAGTTTGTTGCTGACCAATTGGCTACGCACAAAACGCTCTTTATAACTATGAATACTGTAACAATAAATTGTGAGTACTTTATACCAGACGATTTCTACGAAAGACTAGAGAAATACACTGGTTATAATAAGTTCCTTGGAGATGTTAAAGAATCGTTAGATGCAAACAAAGAGATTAAAAATGGTTATCATACTATTGACGTCTATATGAATGCGTTTAAAGAGCTAGGGTACCCAAAAGAAATCTATCAGAGATACCCACATCATTCTGTGTCTACTTCAATAACAATGAGTGGCACCGATGAGTATTGGGAGAAGTTCTTTATCGAACGTGGTGCTATTGGAGATGAAAGTGGTAAGAACCACACACAACAATGTACGAAGGATGCTGTCAAAAAGATGTACAAGATGTACCAGTTTGCAAAGAGTGAGATGTAGATGAAATTGTTAGTTGTTGGTTCACGCTCAATTACAGATAAATCACGTATCAATAGATATCTTGATAAGTTCATATCACGCATGCCAGTCACAATGATAATTAGTGGTGGTGCTAGAGGTGTGGATACACTTGCTAAAAAGTATGGTGATGATAGAGGGATACCGGTTAAGGAATTTATTCCTGACTGGAGTATTGGGAAGCATGCTGGATTTGTTAGAAATGAAGATATGTTTAAGGAGTGTGATGTTTGTATTGCATTTTGGGATGGTGAGAGTGTTGGTACGAAAGACAATATCAGACTATCTAAGAAGTATAACAAACCGTTGTATATGCACAACTTTAAACTCAATCGTATAGAATACTACCATAATGGTATGGTAGTATTTGGAAATCTATAATTAAAAGGAAAAATATGAACATCCAAGACAAAAATTACAAACTTATTGCTGTGCTGCTATGTATATTTATTCTAAGTGTATTTGTACCTGACGAAACACGAGTAAGTGAGATGCAACATACAATCTTTGAAGTCATTAGTTTGTTTTCAATAGCATTAATGTTTGCCATTATCGTGAATGAAGCGACAAAGAACTAATGAAATAGGTACTAAACATGACTTTTAATATATTAAGAGATAACGATACTGAAATTAAATTAACCTTTGGTAAGTTGACATGCGTTACAGAAGATATATTATATAGTGGCTGTTACGATGAAGAAGTTCCATATGGGCTAGATAAAGCGTTGTGTAAAATCGGTATAGTAAAATATGGTGACTCTATCCGTATAACAAATGAGCAGAAGCTGATTGATGGTACCAATATGTTCATTTCAAAGTATACTGGCATAAGTAACTGTAAAGATAGCAAAAATTACAATCGTGAATACGGCAGTGATTTAACAAAATCGTATGAAACACAAAACTACGATGTTAATGGTGATAGATGGTACATCTACTTAATTAGAACAGATAATATAGAGTTTATGATGGCGTCTACAAATGCTTACTTATCTTATGAAAAGTATTCTAAATCATTTATAACGAAGGAAGATGCTATTTACTTTATCGATAAGTATACTTGTTATGTTGTAAGCACATTATTTTATGTGTATCCCATTACTGTTTGTACAGAATTTTCATTTAGTAAATGCAACAATATAGTCTATGATGATAGAGATAGCAAACAGTTCATATATACAGATAGGCAAGCTGAATATACTAAAGTATTAAATAAACCCTTACTATTATTTATGAATGGGATTAGACTAGAAAATATACTTTCGTAATATAGTTATACAGTATACACAGCGTATACTGTATGCTTTTTTTTACTGGTATATTATTGTAATGTATAGGAATTGCTGTGCTTACGTAGTGAGCTAACAAAAACATAAATAAAAGGAATAAAAAATGAAGTTTTACATTATCAAAGTAAATGGAAATTATGGATTAAGAGTTGGTATTAGACCAATGGAACGCATTATTGCCTCTGGCGAATTTGACAATACACAACACGACTCTTTAGAGAGAGAGTTAGAGAAACTTGGGTTTATAAGTACAACCAATGGACTTATGAGATTAGGGGATACTAACCATAGCAAACAAAGAATACAATATCTACACAAGGTATCATGTAATGGTCTAAACTTAATTGTTGTTTCTGAGTATATATTACAAGAAGAATACAGTGTTGTAGATAGCATGCCACTATATGAGCATAAAGATATTATATCTATATCAGAACATCCTGACCACACAATCTACCACGTGCGAGCAAGAGATTTCAAAGAAGCCAAGTTTAATATATTCTACGATGCTAGAAGAGAATCATTTAGTATTTACTATAAACTTGGATACCGATTACTAAACATTATGGGCAAGAATGACTTGCTTAGAGCAGTAAAGTCCTCGCTTTCTGCCGACAACGAAATGCCTTCTGCTACCGTAGTTATGAACAACAGCTCTGAAAAATGGTATGTTTATCTTATTCGTAGTGAGAAGATGAACTTTATGATGGTTTCAGATGACAATACATTAGAGTATACTAGACATAACGCAACATTTACAAGTAGAGTAAGTGCGTTGGCGTTTATACAGCCTTATACAACCAAAGCAGTTGGACAGAGTGATGTATATCTCGTTGTCCCAACAATAGTAGCTAAGTTTGATAAGTGTACATGCATTACGTATACAAAGAGGAAAGACTTAGTGTTCCACTATAAACCAGGGCTTGACATCTCAAGTGAACTTATAAGTGGTGAGTCTATTGAGGTACTTGAGAGCATTAATATATACCCATATGAAGGGTCCGATAATGAACATTTAGATATGTTACGTATTGCGTCAGTATTTGTTGGTGAACGTATGGATAATATCGAACAAGTACTCAACTCAAAAATTTCGTGGCACGTCAAACAAGCTTTAAATATCATGTATAAGAATTATTTGTCAATCGATGACATTGTTCTACGCATATACCCTAAATCGTTACGAATTGCTAGTAACAATAACAACTTTCTGACAAATATGGTTAATGTTTGTCCTTGTGAGTATACAAACAATGAGCCAAATGTTAAAGAGTTTAAAGAATGGATTTATAATAAGTACGAAGAGTGTTTTATAATAAACGAGGAAGCTTGTGATACAACAAACAGTGATGAGATAGAAGAGATGAGCATGTGTCTATCTGAAGCATTCGACATACGAGATGCTATGTGTGATGAAAATAGTCCTATCGAAGTTGAAGAAAGAGACAACGATACAGAGGCATTCAATGATTGGCTCAATTCATTACCTATTCCAAATAGCTTATTTGTTGGAGTAATACGCAACATTGATTTCGATATGTTCACGATTGATGGGTTAGCATCATACTTCTACGAAGAATATAAGAACCTTTGTTTCTCTGACATTGATAGGATTATTGTGATACATTATGACTTAGAAAGAATGTTATCGTCATACACAAGAGGCATTGATACTATAACAATGATTCTAAACGCTCTATTCGAAGAGCGTAAGAGACTACTATAAGTTACAAGTATGTGTGGGAACTTCCCACACATACAGATAGTTTCTCTTTTTCCGAGTTCTACCTATTCATTTGAAGATACACAATTTAAAGGATACAAAAATGGCTAGAACAAGAATGTCACTGGAGACACCTGATAGAAACTACTCCATTAATGTGGGTGCTGGTTTCGATATGGCTGCTGGAGAGTGGATACAGGGACCAAGAGGAGACATGGTACTGAATGGCGGCATTGCAAACTTTAGTGTTTGTACTGGGCCAGGGAATGTTGGGAAGTCTCTCATTCTTTACTACTGGCAAGCAAAGATTTTAACACGAGTTCATTCACACGAACCACTCGGTATGATTTATGACTCTGAGTCAAACATCAATCCATCTAGGGTAAACCACGTCATGTCTAACGTATCTGACAGTGACTTAAAAGAGTTTATTAATATATCCAACCCAGATGCAAGTACGATACTCTATACAGACAGAACAAAAATATACCCAGACTTCTGGTGGAGTGACTTTAAGAAGTATTTAAAGTCCATTGCAAAAGACAAGAGTTACCTATACGAACCATTTTCTTCTAATGGTGTAAAGGTTATGGCTAAACCGCCATTTCCTGTTATTATTGATAGTTGGTCTAAGTTTGACCCAAAAGCAGTAGATGATATGATGGATAAGTCAAAATCAGAAGATGGAAGCACAAACACTATCTTTATGAAAGCTGGTTCGTTTAAGACAAAAGTACTCGGACAAATACCAACAGTAGCATCTAAACCAAATGTCTATTTTTTAACAACCGCACACGTTGGTTCTGCAAATGATATGAACGAAAATAAATACTCTAAACCGATGAAGAAGCTGCATGATTTAAAAGATGGTGAAGTCTTAAAGAAAGTAACAGAAGAGTTCTACTATTTGACAAAGTTAATGTGGAAAGTTGTCGGTAAGCGTATCTTAAAGGATGATGAAAAACAACCATACTATCGTGTGAAACGTGGTGTAGAGCAATCTGAGAAAGATTTATATGTTGTGAAATTAGAGACACTGCGTAGTAAACACGGTGGTACTGGTAATGTTATTGAGGTCGTTATCTCTCAGGAGGATGGTGTGTTGGAAGATGTAACCTATCTATACAACTTAAAAAACAATAACTTCGCATTAGCCGGAACTGCTAACTTTGCATCTGTATTCCTACCAGACGTCAAAGTAACACGACATACAGTAAGAGAAACAATGAAGAAGAACAAGAAGTTGTTTAGAGCAATGCAGATAGGGTACGACCTTTACCAACTCAAGAAGTTCTTCCCGGTATATGAACGTGGTGGGCTCTATGTTGACCCACATACACTCTACACGGGACTCATTGAGAAAGGATATGATTGGGACGATATCCTTACAAATACACGTAACTGGTGGGACGATGACCATTATAATGAACGACCAGAAAATAGAGATAGAGAGAAGTGTTTAACTATCGTTTCTCTCTTAGAAATGTATCACGGCATCTATACGCCGTGGTGGTTAGAGGAAAAATGGAGCAAGAATGGAAAATCTAGAAAGCGTGCTTAACAAGTATAATCTAAGTGGGTATGACAACCTACTTAGTAGGACAAGGACACGCAGTGTCTTAACACATATTAACTGTCTGTTTCGTTCTTTATTAACAGAAGACGATAATGACATTCTGTTATTACTAGCATATGACTTTGATACAGAGTCAGAACTCTGTGCAAGGTTAGATAGTGCAATACCAATGATGAAAGAGAGAGGAAGATTATGAACCTAGAAAGAAGGGTCTTTACATTAGACAACGATGACAAAACAAATGTGGCTACTTCCATTAAGAAGTTTTACAGTATCTTAGATTTATCACAAGTCGCAGGTAAAGGTGATAACACTACACCACAAAGAACGGTAGACAAAATTGAGTATAATTTGTCACAATCTAGCATTGTTTCTAGTAGTGATAATTTATCTGCAAAAATTACAGTAAACCCAGTAGATGATAATTTTGATGGTGATAGGTTCTTCCCTATTACAGAAATTATCAGTGAGATTATTGACCAATCTGTAATTCTCTACTATGATAAGAAGTACAATGACTTCTTATATATGCCACTCTTTGATAAGGTCGTTGGTAGAGACTATATGGTAGATGGATATTGTGTGCGTGCTACATTGAATGGTATTACATCACCTGCTGTATATACTCAACCACTCCCAACATTGAAGAACAATACAGGTAGTGATGAGACACGCGACACCTATATTATAGACTCAAAGACACATATCCTATTTGAGAGGTACTTAAACATTGGCACAAACAGAGATAGTATTGGGTGTATGTTATCGAGTGAGAACTATGTCGAGACAGGTAAAGCAGAGGTGAATCACTACGTATCACTAGGGAACAGTGATGACCTATTTGAGTCTGACCCTCGTGTATGTGCTGTACTCACTTCTATGTTTAATCAACCCACATATGTCACAAAGAGAGCATCTATTGATGATGTACTCTTACCGCTCCCATTTTAAAGGCGTAGTGATGAAGGCATTCATAGCATACAGTATTTCATTTTTGATTATTGCTATCTTAAACGATAACAAAGTCATAGATGAACATACAAAACAAGCAGACAAGAAAGTACTCATTGCGGACAAAGCAATTGATAGAAAGCAAGAGGCGTTCTTATGGCAAGAAAAGATGTAGAGCAGTTTATCTTAGAAGTCGTAGCAAAGTTAGACCCATCTGGGTTTAACACAAAGATTTATAAAGAGAAGCTACCAAAGATGAGTAAGAAAGACTATGAATCTATGATAGAGAAATTTCGTAGCGGTAGACACTCGTTGAGGTTGTTCTCTCCATTAGATAGTGAAGTAGAGTTAGACTTTGATAGAAATGTAGATATAGCAAAATGGTTAGGGTTTGATATCTACCAGAAGCTCACTATTACGCGAGGTGACTTTGTCTATACACCTGAGGTAGAATATGCCGTAATGTATATGTCTATCCGTAGAGCATCACAGCATATCTTAAAGAATTTTAACGTACACAAGCATAGAAAGACTCGGAATAGAATTACTGGACAAGTAGCAGGTAACAGTGCGTCAGGCAGAATTACACTGCAAGAAGTACAAGTAATGAAACCACTTGGTCTAAACAATACACTCGATGAGTTTCTAGGTGTGCGTGGTGGAGATGTGCAAGCGAGTAATGCACTCAATGGACTACTCTTTAAAAACGGTAAAGTGAGTAAAAGTGAACTCGCACCATTTGTCACAAAGACACAAGCCACAAAGACATTAAGTGCATACTTTAAAGCGATGCACATTGACATTAGTCTATGATACAGTGCCATATGGCACTGTATCATACTGGTATTTTTTGTATGTATATCATTAACGTGTAATAGTGGTTCATACATAGTTTAGTCTGGTGCTATGTATGCGTATGTTCATAATCCAGTAATCAGTAATGTGATACAAATTATAAAGAAAACAATTCTTAAAGGAATAAAACAAATGAAATATTTTGACATTAAAAAAGACGGAAAATTAATTGGCAGAATCGTACCTACGATTCATATCGCTGGGATATTTGAAGTAGATGACTTAGAGAAGACAATAGTAGGGATTGACAAAATCTACACAGAAGTATCTCTAGACCATTATGCAGAGAAGGTATCAAAGTATTTGGGTAGAACAAAAGAGAACATTATCTTAACATATATGAAGAGATTACCAGATAGTTATCCAATGGATATGTGGTATATGCTGAAAGGTTCTGAAGGACTTGAAACTTGCGAGGAAAACTTTGCACCAGCAGAACCAAATGGTATAGATAGGATATTCGCATCGCTCTTTAAAGATGATAATTATGAGGGAATTAAGATTATGTTGGCAGGTGCAGCAGACGAAACAAAAGAGATGGTTATGAGAGATGTCTACTGGACAGCAAAGATTATCAAAGCTATGGAATCAGATGATGTGACACTCATAGCTGTTGGCGGTGGTCACGTGGTACGTGAACCATACAATGATAAAGATATGAGTATCTTGGGTCTGATGGAAATGATGGGATACGATGTGGTAGAAGTGACTCTGTGAGTCACACACCACTCGTTGTGTATCCTTTTTTTTTTACCTATATATTATTGTAGTGTATTGAATTACTCTTAGTCGTTTAGGAGTATTGATAGCAATGAGAAGTGTGGCACTCATTGTATGCGTAATAGACCACTCTCCGGTAATTCGGAACATAATTAAAATATCATAAAGGATATAGTATGACTAACACAACAAATACACTAAATATTTTGACACACAATGGTGTGTTCCACGCAGATGAGGTGCTAGCAATAGCACTCATCAAGCTAGCATTTCCTAGAGTGGATGTGAAAATCACTAGGGGTAGAGATATCCCTAGTGAGGGATTTGACGTCGTGGTGGACGTCAATGGAGAGTATAAAGACAATTCGGTGTCTTTATACTCTGGGGACTATATGTCCCAGACGTTCCCAGTTGGGAAAATTTTCGGTGGTCGCTTTGACCACCATCAATTCAAAGAGGGGGATGACCTTTATGGGAAGTCCTCAGCAGGGCTAATTTTAGTGGCATTGACGAGACCACTATTTGTGAGTTGTGAAACTGGGCAATGTCCATGGAATGACGGTCCATTTCTCTCTAATGTAAGTAGATACATTAAGGGGCTTGTTGACATCGTCGACAAACACGATTGTGGGATTGAGCAGAGGGCTGACCACCCTCTAATAAAATTGATTCAGGGTATGAACGACCCCGAAGATGTCTATGGCGAAACACAAGACAAGAACTTCAAGGTTGCGGTTAATGCAACCGTAATGTTACTCCAGAATATGGAGGATAAAGGTCCGGAGGATGCGATAAAGTTCATAAATCACTTATCCTCAAAATATATTGAGGACTACTCCGAGTTAGACGATTACAGTTTAGCTCAGGTGGTTTCCGAGCAAAATAAACAAAAGAGGGAGGAAATCCAAAAGAAGATTGATGACTTAGCTTCATCGACTCCTGTAAAGGAGGTAAATGGGGTGAAGTTCATCATAATCCAAAAAGGGGAAAGGTTCGTTCCAGCAAAGTTCTGTATTGGTCGTGCAGACTTTGTCGTAAACTACGACAAAAAGCAGGAGGGGTGGGGCGTAACGCAAATCCCTCTTGAAGAGGGTAAGTTTGGTGGGAAGTTCTCATTGGACTCGGAACACAATGTTCAATTCCAAATATTCACTCACAAGGGTGGGTTCTTTGGTATTTACAAAGAACAGGACTTAGTCCCGTACCCTGGAGAAGTCGTAGGAATAAAGATTCCAGTAAAGGAGAAAATCTACATAGATTTAGTTATCTATGGTTAACACTTAGTGGTCGTTAGACCACTAAGAATATTCTTTTTTTATTTATTGTGTATCCTTTTTTTTTACCTATATATTATTATAGCGTATTGAATACTAAAACCAATATAATAGTCTGGCATATATTTGGTTTGGTCATAGTCCAGGATGTGGTAATGCACAATAATAATTAACTATCATAAAGGATAACAAATGAAAAACGTAAGTGAGAAAGTAAAGAAAATAATAATGCAAGATAAACTAAGAGGTTTTATCGCTAGAATAGATAAAGGAAGTCATAATACTGTTATCTATAAAGATAAAATATACAAAATAGATGGCGATGACATAGTTCTTGGAAAAGAAGTCCTCGTTAGGGGTAAAACATATATCACCTATAATAGGTACGATGATGGCATCAAAAGCGAGTTCGAAGAAGATGATATGAAACAGTATATCTTTGATGGGGATACTCAGAACTTGAAAGACTTAGTGAGAGGTCTTAAAGAAGATGATGATATTGAGTTAGCTATCTTTGATAGTTCCTACGCTATACCAATCGATAATGAGTTTGAAATACGGCGTAGAGTATCACTCTTGTCAGAGTGGTCTGAAACCGAGTCATTTTTAAGGCGATAAGCGAGTTGTCAGATATTAAAAGTGTGCCATTTTAACCCCGACTTATTGTTCGATATGGCACAGCAAAGTAAAAAGAGTAACCTTATAAAACATATGCTAACCATTGTGGTTAGCATTTATTACATTTTTTTTTACTTTAATCTTGGTCTTACTACCTTTAAATAGTCATCTTCCATCTCTTGCACTACGGATATATCTGGTTCTAATACTCTTGTCTCTACCTCTTTTAATACATCTGTACCTACAATAGAGAGCGTATCTAACATCTCTCCACCGAATGCTTCTACGTCAGCTACGGCACCTTGACAATCAGATGTCACATCAGTGACCTTAATAATTGTCTCTCCTTCTAATGTCATATTCGGCTCAATCTCACAATTTCCATCCACAATGTTAGAGTCTATGACACTTGTGATAGTATACGATGTCAGCTTATTAAAGAGTGATGATGCATTTGTCAACTTCGTAATGATATTATGCGTGGCATCGAATTCAATACCAAACAGTTTATAGACTTGTACGAGGGTATCTCGCGTGTCATTGTCAAAGAGTCTATCTGTATCTTGGTACTCCCCTAATGTCATATCCACTTCTAAGAGTATCTCTTCTACAATCTCCTTTCTTAACAATTCAATCTCGTGTGTGAGTATCTCGTTATTTGTATTACTCGATTCATAATTTATGAGTGTCTTACAGAGTATCTGTTTCTCTACATTGTTTGCATTTGAATCTAGTATTAAATCTATTGCGTCATGTATAGCATCTAACTTCTCTTGTCTCTCTTCATCTGTTGTGAGTGTAGAAGTATCTACATCAGTCTTAATAAAGATATTATCAATAGAGACATTCTTGACACTCCCATACCCATCTATCTGATAGAGTTTGAAAAATGCTATGAGCGTAGAGTAGTAGAGCTCTCTGTTTGTCATGAGTATTCTACCATATGTTGTATCTATTAAGTATTCTGCTTCATCTTGAAAGAGTGTCTTTAAGATAGCTTTCTGTATTATCTCTGGGTTTGTTATCTCTATATCAGAGACAAATGAACGTAAGCTAATAATCACTACTTTTGTTTTTTCAGAGATTCCACGCACACGCGTGAGTTCATCGAGTATCTGTTTATATCTAACTGTACCGGAACGATATTGTTCTGTTAAATTATCTTCATAGATGAGACTTGGTAGGAATGTCAATAGTTCAGTGCTCTCTACATCTTTAGATATATAATCCTCTAATGTGAGTGTATCATCTTTGTCTTCTCTATTTGACACATTAATGACTTCCACTGTAAATCCAGATGGTGATAGTACCTTGCGAATAACTTTATCCATTGTTTCGTGTGAACCAATATGATATCCTAGTGACTTGATGTTCTTTACAAGCCATAATGTTGATGCTTTGTTTAAAACCTCTTTATGCTCTACGATATTAAAGTTTGATGCGAGTATCATATCCTGATAGTAGGTATGTACCTCATTCGTTGTGATATTTTTTAGTCGCATCGATAAGAGTTGTTTTGTTAAGAATGAAACGTATGTTGCATATACAGCAGGAGCATAGAGATTATCTGTAAGTAAGTACTCTCTGTTTACCCACCTAGATAAGAACCTTCCGGATACAAAAGAGAGTGAAGATATCAAGTTTACTTCATTCTCTTCTACTAAGTCTTTGTTGTAGTGCAAGATATCCCCATCAAAGGTATCTAAATCTTCGTATGTGACATCAGTGATGAGACCACGTATATAGACTTCTTGCCCCGTATACATCGATGTGAGTGTATCAAAGAGTGTTCCGAACTCTAGTAATTTTGCATGTGTTCTTGGGTGTTCTAGTAAGGTATCTCTTGTGACTTCGAATAGCTCATTTGTATCCATCGATGTCATAGTGATAGTCGTATTAGCACTGTGTGGCTTACCACAGATGTTCAAATAGTATGGCCATGTAGACTTATCGAGCTTATCGTACTCTACACCATATTCTGCAAACTTCTTATTCATATGGACAGCTGTTGTATGTGACTTACAAATGATTGACTTTACCAATGAGAGTGTCGATAGAAGATATTTGTTGTTATCCAATCTGTTCATTGAGTTCTCCTATTTTGGGATTTCAACTAAGTGACGTGGAGGTCAATATGCGTAAAAAGAAGAGCGTAAATAATCGTGGTGTAATGCCACTCAACAGACGTAAAGAGGTACTCTCTAGATACAAGAAGATAAGTGATGCAGAAGTGAAAGAGAAGGGACAAAGTGCTACACAAAATAACCAACCAAGTAACAAAGAGATAGTCGATTTTAAAGACCTCTCTTCTGTTTATAAATACAACAAGATGAAACGTAATAACATCGATACACTCCTTGTTGAGAATCCAGACTTAGAGTTAGCGGTTGAGATTTTAGTATCCTCTATCACATCGCCGACGGATATGATTACCACAAACTTTATACACAAGTTGGACAATACACTCTTGAGTCATGAGCTGAAACGAGAGATTATTGATATTCAATCTGCTGACTTTACTGGGTTCTATGGTGTTGATAAGAAACTATATGACTGGGTCTATAAGGCATATAATCCAGGTGCATTCGCTTTTATCTGTATTGGTGATAAGTTTGACAATGCACTAGGTATGGACAAAGAGGACGGAGATACATACAGTATTAACACGGATGACTTTACTATTACTAGAAACATTAAGAAGATAGCGAAGCATAAACCAACATTAAACATAGATACAGAAGCCTTTGGTGTTAGAAAGAAGTTAGAGAAGATACGTAACCTTATATCATTAGGAAATATACCTGGTGAGCATATCGATAGACCAACAGTATTAGAGTGGCCGATGGAGTCTATTATTCCTGTTACGTTAAAGAATGAACCATCGAACCATTTGAGATATATCTTGCTACTTGATGAACATGGGTTCCCTTTAGAAGAGACAGAACTGAAGATAGACAACGACCAAGAAGAGCCGGAGATGGTGCGTGCATTAAAGGGGAGTCGTGTGACACAAATATCTACGGATAACACACGTAGAGAGAATATGAAAGCACCTATACCGCATACCTCTGAGTTACTAAAACAAACGATTCAAGAGAAGCTAAACGATATGATGTCTAAAGAGGGTATCAATGGGTTTGTCAGTGATAAAGACCTAGAACTCATTCGCAATGTCATGTTTAATAACACAATGGCTAAGAACAAAGTCACGATGCTCGTACTAGATGCTTCAAATGTAGCATACTTAGCATATGACTATAAACGAAATGGTGTAGGAAAGAGTCCATTGGAAGACCTGACCATTATTGGTGGGATTAGAGCAATGGTTCGTTACACAACACTCTCTGCAATGGTTCAGAATGCTGTACAGTTTACAAAGGTGAAAGTCAAACTAGACGACGATGACAGGGAGTTAGAAGTTCGTATCCAAGAGGCATACGATTTTATCTATAACAATAGGGCAGACACTGTACCAACTGGACTACTAAAGGTAGAAGATATAAGCGATTACCTAAAGACAGCAGGTATTATTGTAGAGTTTGAACATGATGCCATTCCTGCTGTATCTGTTGACCTACAACGTATGGATGTAGATAAGAAGATACCTGATAGAGACCTAGATGAGTCACTAGCAAAGTTACAATATATGAAACTCCATATTAGTCCAGAGATGGTAGATGGTAGTAAAGATATTGATTATGCAGAGAGTGTAAAGACATCAAACGTACTCTTTAAGAGAAGACTCATCAGAAAGATAGAGAGAACCAATGACTTCCTATCTAAAGTATCACAAGTCATCTTATCAAACGATGGATTACAACGCAGTAATATCAAAAATGCGATTACTTCATCAATTGTTAATGAGCGTAAATCACTATTAAAGAACGATGCAGTAAAAGATATTGTAAAAGAGACAACTGACGAAGAGCTTGTAGAGATGTTAATGTTAGATATCTTCGATAGGTCCACTGTGTCACTACCTAGTGTAGACCAAGCTGAAGAGAACGTCAATAGCGAGATGTTTAGTACGATGGTTGATACACTAGATAATATACTAAAAGAGATGGTGAATGAGGATATGTTCCCTACCGAAATTATTGGTGAAAATGGAGATAATATAGAAGCATTCCGTGCAATGATGAAATCGTCAGCCGTACGTAGATGGCTGAATGAAAATGGATATTATAAAGACACACTCAAGATTGTCAATACAGTAGACGGTAAGACAACCATACCACTATTAGAAGAGTATGTTGAATATAGTAAACAGATTGAAGAGGGTGTGGAGACATTCTATAAAGATATGAAGAAAGTACGAAAGAAAGGAAACAAAGCATTAGAGAAGTTTAACAGTGAAGAAGATGACACAGAACCAGAAGAAGTTGTAAGTGATGATAACACTGGTGATGTTGTGGAAGACAAGCCAGAAGAACAAGATAAAGATACGTCGAAAGAGAACGATGTACCGAATGAAAAACCAGAAGACGATAACAAAGACGAAGATGACCCAATGAAAGACTTTATGGGTTAAATGAAAAGGAGTTGAAAGATGACAATAGAACAACGTGAGAACTTGTTAAACTTATTGATATATGATATGGAAACCACGAAAGATATTATCTGTATTGATAAAGAAACATTTATAGACAAACGTGTAGAGAGAGAGGTCTCTGCACTTGGCAACTATATCAGTAGAGAGGTAGGTGTTCGTAAAGGGCAGTTAAAGACATTATTGATGATGGACGAAGAGTCATTCTTGAGTGGGTTTATAGAAGGTGTGAAAAACTTCTTTGGTGCTATCTTTAAGTT